TGGTATTTCAACGGGTACTTCCAACCATGATTTTTTCTCGCAAGTTGGGAATGGGTATCTTCTCGGTCAAGTTGAAGCTATGGAAGATAGCGATTATATGATTGGTTTATAAGAAAAAGAGTCAAGATTTATTCTTGACTTTCCTTTTTATTTTTTGCTATACTAAACTTATCAAATTGTATGAGGTAAGTAAAAAAAATGGCAAATGATACAAAAGTAGCTTTTTTAGGTCATGTTTCAGTGACTGAGATTGTAAACGCATTAGAGTCTGTAAGTAGATTTATAGGCGACCTTTCCGTTTTAAATGTAAATGTCGGGGTGGATGAGCCTACTACCCATCCAAAAACTACGACTGTAAACGGTGTCTCTTGTCCTATTTTATACCGCAACGGTGAAGATTTCAAGGAATATGGTTTTATTGATGTTGCGGTTAACGGTACTACTCGTAACATTTTCTATCACTATAATTCTCGCTTTATTTTAGAGCCAGAGGAAATTGAAGCGAATTTAGACTGTGATTTACCAGAGTTTAATCAACCTATTACAACTTTATCCTTGGGTATGGACTCTGTTGTGGTGACTGTTTTAACTGCGTTGGCTCATTACTTGGGTGGTTATATTGATGAAGATGACTGTGATGATCAATACTACCACAAAGTTCAGTAAAAGATAGTTTTCCCTTGACAAACATCAAAGTTTGTGCTATACTATAAATATATTTGGCATAAAGGTGTTCCTCTATCGAAAACATAAAGCTGATGAATTTACACCTCGCCTAATTGAATTGATTGCATAAAACCGTTCCTTTACTTAGGAAATATATAATATTCGTAGTAGGTGGTACTTGGTAAGACGTACTGCCCTTTACTACGAATGGTTTATTACGGTTCGCACATGTTAGCTCTAGATCACTTGGTTTAGGGCTTTCGTTTTGAAGAGAAATGGAAAGAAGTAGGTTGGAAATGAACTACGCACAAATTGAAACTTTAGCAAAATATTTAAAGGTTGTAGAAAGCACAAAAGAGGTTGGAGACCTTAAAAACACTCAGTTGAGTTTGACTTACGGTATCCTTGTAAACCCTTTGGAGCCGATTTCTAAGGAAACGGCAGACGCTTTAACTAAGCTTTACGGAGTTGACCTTAGAAACGCCAACGCTACCTTTTATGAGAGTTTTGAAGTTCGTAAAGGGTTGACTTGGGGTGAGGTAGTATTTGACCGTCTTTGTCATTACGCAATGACTTATGGTGGTTTGAAAGAGTTTTTCGGAACAGACTTCATTCCTAATTCTGAGGAAAAAGAATTTCAAACTGCTTTAAATACACATTTAACGACTATTGACATTAAGTCTTACATGGAAGTTCGAGAAGATTTAGAGAAGTTTCTAAATCAACCTTTAGCTCTACCTACAAGTGATATTTCAATTTTGGCAGACTTGATTGAGCATTACGGTATAGAACTTGGAGAGAAAGCGAATAAAGAACTTCAGATTGAGTTTGGGTATCGCTATAAAGTTGCTCCTAAAAACCCAGAGTTGTTGGTTCGTTTGTTAGTTCGTACTCTTTTAGGTACAACTGACTACTACAAGAACAAAATGACTTTCAACCATTTGCGCCACGAAGTTCAATACTTATCAAAAGACAAGAAAGACTTGATTGTGTCTTTGGTTAAAGACTTTGTTTCAAAACAGGGTCTCCAACCTTTAGCAAATCATTTTCGTCCAAATAAACAGTTGTGGTTGATATTGCGTAAATTGGGTCTTCAAAGAGAAGTAAACGCTATGAAGCGTTTGTCTGAAGTCTCTCGTAAAGACCATACCTTTAAAACTCTTTTAAAGGAGTTCCCTAAAGACTTGAGCGGTATCACAAACTATCAGCTCATTCGCTACTACAACTATTTGAGTGAATTGCTTGTCTTGGTTGAGGGTGATTACCAAGTTTATCGTATTCGTAACGGTAAAACTTATGTGAAAGTTATCAAACGAACTCCTATTAGTGGTTTAGCGAACCATGGGGTTGCCTTGTACTTAGAACGTATTAGAGAAGAGTTCAAGTCTCGCTTTGTAGATAAAGAGTTGAAGTTTTATCAACCGGATGTCAATATTTCGATTGCACTTCCTACCACGGTTAAGTCATTTATCGGTTCGTATCCTATGTACACTCGAATTGCAGTTCCAGACAACTACCAAATCGGTATCTATTGGAACCAAGATGGTGATTTGGACTTACACGCTCAAAGTGTAGACGGTCGCCACGTTGGTTACTATTCAGAGAACATTAGTGGTGTCACTTATACAGGTGATATGACTTGTCTCAACTGTCAAGGTTTGGCAGCAGAAGGGTTGCTTATTGAAGGTGTTCAGGGGTTGACATTCAGTATGAACCCATTCAACCAACTAGGTTCAGATGCTTGTAAGATTTATATTTCTAAGTCTTTGGATAAGAAAGCGACTTCTGTAGTGGAAGATGGTTCTATTCTGTTCCAAGCAAGTATTCCTACTGATCGTGAAATGGTCTTTGCGACAAATGTTGAAGGTGCAGTTGTGCTTACAAACTTGTCTGTAGGTGGATGTGTTCCTAACGAACAAGCAAGTGAGAAATTGACTCTCGCAGTAGAGCGTAAGTCACAAACTGCATTGAATTTGAAGGATTTCGCAGAGTTTATAGGTGCTGAGTTTGTAGACTCTGCAGAAGAAGCTACTCATGATTTCTCCCAACAAGCGGTATCTGTAGCTACTTTCACGGATTTGTTGGGATAGTCTGTATTTAGAGGTGAGGTAAAACATGAGTATTGTTAATGAACTTTTCGTAGACAGTCAACCACGTTTAGAGAACTTTCAAAACACTTATTTTGAAGAGTTCTTTAAACGACCTTCTGTATTACAGTGTTTAAAGCAACTGCGTAGAACTGTTACAGTTTCCAAGGGTAGTGAACCTGTTGTTTTCCGTGATTCTTTTGTTGACTCACTTGGTAATGTACAACACATTTTGGTAACTTTTTATGTAAATAGTGATGTTACTTATACATTTGCGATTGACCTAATTTCAGAAGATTACTATGATTATGGGAAGTATGAGCGTAGTGGTACTAGAGAACAAGGTTTTTACTTCAATTTTAGTGAAGTCACAAAGAACTTGCAAGTTCAATTTGTAAATTATGCTAATTGGTTTGATAGAAAAGAAATTCTTCGTTGCTTGGAAGTATTATTTAGCTAATAGGTAAGGGTATCCAACTTTTGTTGGGTATTTTTCTTTTTTGTTCTTCTTTGCTATAATTGGTTCTTTATGATATAATAAATTCATTGTAAAAACTACCAAAATATGGCTAAAATGACTGTGAATGTTAATTCTCGAATGAAAGGTAAAACTTTTAAATTACAATTTGCTGAAGGTGATGGTAATGGTGGTTGGCTCTTTGACGACTTGACCTCAATTAAAGAGTTGTGTTGGTTAGGTGAACTTTATAATGATTTAGTTTGGCTCGGTCGAAACTATGCTTCAGAAGAAGCATTGTTGGACTTACTTCAGAAAAGTTACTCTCCGTTAGCTAAACAAATGGGATTCTCGCGCATTGAGTACAACGCTAGTCTAAGAGCAGTAACTAAAGATTTAAAATAAAAACAACCAAAGTAACCAACTTTGGTTTTCTTCTTGCATTTTTCTTGTAGTGGTGCTATAATGAAGTCAATCTTACGAAACAGTAAGTCAAATTAGTTATAAATAAAGGATTTCTATTATGAAAAACAAAATCAAATACATCTCGGTATCCGCTTTATCTATCCTAGCTCTGGGGTTGGGAACGCAAGTAGTACATGCAAGTATTCAAACAGATACGATTGATGAAAAGTGGGGTAAACCTACCTTGGTTTATGGTGGTAGCTTAACAGACTCTCAAGTTGAAGAGGTTAATAAATCTTTCAACATTTATGATGTCGCAAATGTGAAGCGCCAAGTAGTTTCTGAAAAAGACTACGGTAAGTATATGAATGAGTCGGATGTTAGTGGAGTCTCTTTGATTTCTTCAACTTTGGTTGCCAAGCAAGATAAAGGCAAGGGTATCACTGTTAAAATTGTGACTCCAGATAATATTACACGTGTAACTGAGGTTCAATATCGTAATGCAGCTATTACGGCAGGAGCAACAGACTTAGAGATTGAAGTTTCTGCACCAGTGAAAGTAACTGGTGAGTCTGCCTTAGTTGGTGTTTCTAAGGCTCTTGAAGCAAATGGTCAAGAAGTAGATGCAAAACGAACTGAGATTGCGAATCAAGAAGTTTCAACAACTGCTCAGATTGCTGAAGCTAACAAAGATGCCAAAGGCTTTGATAGTAAATTGTTAGATAACGCTCTAATTCAAATTAAAACTGAGTTAGCAAAAGAAAAGCAAAACAAAGGTCAAGTGGCTGACGATAAGAAAGTTGAGCAGATTGTAAAGAAAGCTTTGAAAGATAATAAACTTGATGGAATTATCTCAGATGAGCAAGTCTCTCAACTAGTGCAATTCGCTAAAGGGTATCAACAAACTTCTGCGGTTGACTCAAAAGAAGTGTTAAATCAGTTAGGTGACTTGAAAGACAATATTGCTGAAGGTGTAAGTAAGTTCTTGAAATCTGCGGAAGAGCATGGAGTGTTTGAGAAAGCAGGAGACTTTGTGAAGTCTCTATGGGATTCTATTGTAGGGTTCTTTAAATAAGGTTAAATTATGAATTTCATAATACTATTCATTGTTAGTTTTGTTTTCGGTTTACTCTTGAGAGTCATCAAGCGAAGCGTTCGGCTTATTCTTTAGGTTGTAGTGGTTTTTATACTGCTCAATTACTTACAAGATTTCTTCCACATCTTATAAATAGAGAAGTCAAGGATATCTATTCTTGACTTTTTGTTTGTTTTATGGTAAAATTTGTTCAATTAAACATGGGGGTATTTGAATGAAGTTACATGCAGTTCTGAAACATTACGATACAAGTGTTGCAAACTTAGTTTTATCTGATAATTCGGTTGCGAAAGTTGAGGTTTTAGACGTTCCTCTTGCAAATAGATTTACTTTTTATGATTTAACTGAGCGAGGTTTCACTGGGGAGTTTGAGTCTCGTAGAATACCTGAACATTGGGGAAGACGTCAAATTATTGGGAAAGAAAACCCTACCTTATTGGATGAGTTGCTTTCGCATAGAGCTTGTGATGTTGAAGATGGTTTTTGGCTTGAATTTGACGAACCATATAATAAAGGCTTCCAATCCTATTATGATGTATTACGTGCAGGGGGTGCTATGTGATGTCATTGTCTCCTAAAGGTAATCAACCTAAACATTATGATGGAAAGTACTTTCTGAAGGTAGATTCGTTTGGTGGTGAAGCTCTATCGGAGTTTTTAATTTCTCTATTTTTAGAGTCTACATCTTTTAAAGACTTTGTACCGTATCGGTATATTTTCCCAAATATCAGTAAAAGTCCGTCTTACAAACCTCGGTATTCTTTTATTCCTATGTTTCAGATTGTATTAGAATACCTTTACACTTTTGATATAAAACTTGTAAACAAATTGAATCAACAATACTTGAGTAAGTCTAGTGAGGATAGACGTTTGTTTGTGTTTAGGTATTGGATGGAAAAACGCTACCTGCGTTTGTCTATCCAAGATCGAGTTTTGGAATTACAAAATATACTTAAATGGTACTCGAAAAATAAAGTTTCTTATGAAGATAGCTATAAATATTTCTCAGCTTTTATGACATTAGATACTATATTTATCAATACCGATAGACATTTCCAAAACTTTGGTTTAATGTTTGATTCTGACTTAAACTGCTATAGAACTTCTCTATTGTTTGACCAAGGTTTTAGTTTAGGGGTTGGAGAAGGCTCCTTATTTTTAAAGCGAGTTTATTTACATAGACATAAACAGATTAAAGTGCAACCTTTTGGGACAACTTTGAAAAGTAATAGCAAAGCAGTTGAGTGGTATCCTTATGATTTTGATGTTGTTAAATTTGTTAATTTATTACACTATGAATTGTCAAATTGGACTGTTTTAGATATGTCACCACAGTGGAGTTTGATGAAACGTCAACTGAATATATACTATCCAAAAGATAAGAATGAGGTAAACACCTTGGAGTATTTAACTTCAGTTGGTTTGTAACTGTTTTCTTACTTGTGGTTATTACTTTTAACCTAAATTTTATTAGATTTAGCATATTAAGTAAATGGCAAAATACGAACTTTTTAAGTTAAGTTAAGTGTATCCCTTGACTACTTTTTTCTATTGTGCTATAATCGTCAAAGTAGAAACAAGCTCGTTTCCGATTTATGTTTGAATGAGGTTGTTTAGATGATTAGTTGGTAAGGTTTATTTACCAAAATTTATTTTATGTAAATGAAAGGATTTGAATTTTACATGAGCAGAAGTGCAGAAACAAAAACATACGGAAGTATCCGTAAAGTGAAACATTATGGTGCTTGTGGTGTTATTCTCGGTCTTGCAGCTTTGGGTACTGCTTTAAGTAGTGGTACTGTAAGTGCGGATGAAGTAACAAATAATGCTACAAATGCCAAACAAGTACAAAACGCACCAACTTCTAGTGCTTTAGAAAGCCAAGAAAGCGCTAAAGCTAAAGAAGGAACGATTGATGTAACAATCAACCGTGACAAAGTAGATAATGCGGTATCCGAAGCGAAAGCTGCAGGTTTGAATGTTGTTGTTGATGCGCCAGCAGATGGTGGTACTGCAACAAGTTCTTCTGACTTGGAAAAGCGTCAAAAAGAAGTTGAGAAAAACTATGACAACCAAGCAGAGGTTGTGAAGAAAGAAGCTGACCGTTTTAAAGAAGAGGTTGCAACTCGTAACCAAGAAATTAAGATTGTTAAAGAAGAAAATGCAAAAGCTAAGAAAGACTATGAAGATGCTCAAGCGAAATATCAAACAGATTTAAAAACGGCTAATGATAAAAATGCTCAAATTGATAAAAACAATCAAGTAAAACATGAGCAACATTTAGCTAAGGTAGAAGCTGTTAAGTCTGAAAATGAGCAAATCAAGAAAGATAATCAAGCTGCTAAATCTCATTATGAAAAAGCAGTAGCAGATCAGGTTGCGAAAAATGCTCAAATCGACAAAGATAATGCTACAGCTAAGTCAGCTTATGAGTCTGAATTAGGTAAGTGGACTGAGCGTAAAACTCAATCTGACGCAGATATGACTGCTTATCGTCAAAAGATGGAGCAATATCGTAAAGATTTAGAGGTTGCAAATACTCGGAACGCTGAGATTGACAAAACCAATAAAGCGAACAAAGACACTTATACGAAAGCAGTGGAAGCTCGAAATAAAGAGAATGAAGCTATTCGTAAAGCAAACTCAACTGCGCAAGCGGCTTATGAGTCTGCGTTAGCTGAGTTGAATAGACGAAACGCTCAGATTGACAAAGGAAACAAAGCAGAGCAAGATAAGTATGATGCAGCTATGACTCGTTATAAGTTAGCTAAAGCTACTTATGAAGAAGAGTTAAAAACTTATAACCGTGAAGTTGATGCGGTTAAGAAGAAACCTATTTTAGCTCAAGGTAATGGGGTAACTCTTTATGGTACTTTGAATGAGTCTAAACGTGGTTCTATGGATTACTACTCTGATGTTACTGCAGTTTTCACACCAGAGAAAGGTTTAGAAGTAGTTGAAGGTGCTTTAGGTGCTAATTCTAAGACGACTTTAACTTTAGATAAAGACCTTCAAGAAGACCCTAACGTTGCAAAAGGTTTGTATGGTAACACTGAGCGTTTAGGTGGAAAAATCATCACCGGTATCAAACAAGGTTCGACCTTCACTTTGCATAATGTAGGTCGTACAACGACAGGTAAAACGATTTCTGCTCGATTAGTGTCAAGAACAACTCCTTCTAAGAGTTTTGATATTCCAGGTAATAAAGATACTTACACTCGTTTATGGGTTTGGTGGTATAAAGATGGTAGTCAAGGCCCGATTTCTCCTATTGGTTTTAACCCATATAACTACTTGAATAATGAGTGGGATATTCATTATTATGATGAAGCAACGGGTAGACCTTTAAATTTAGGTACTACTACAATTTATGCAGACTTGGACTATACTCAAGCTGTTCGTCATACTTACAATACTGATGAAGATACAGGTGCAGTAATTAACCCTCCAGGTTCAGAAGTGGCTCGTACTACTTATAAAGGGAAACAGGTTTGGATGGGTATCCACTCAGATGGTACTCACACCTCAGATGATGATACTGGTTTGAAACGTTGGAAAGCTGGTGATCCTTATTATACAGACGTGAACGACTTCTTTGATACACCTAAAGGTACAATTTTAACTGTAGGTAAAGGTGCTGTTCATAAGTTAACCTATTTGGCTGATGGTCTTCGTGGTACCCAGACCTACACAGAAGCTCAAGCGAGAGAATACCGTCGAGTTACGGACTATGAGGATAAGTTCTACGGTCGTAAGATTCAAACAGATTTTGAACTTTATGCAGCAGGGTACGCTTTCCAACTTTGGGGTGGAAAATCGGTTGTTAAGAAATTGGTTCCACCAGAAGTTCCTAATCCACCAGAAGTTCCAGAACTTAAACAGAAAGAGAAAAACACTTTAAACAAACCGGTGCCTACACCGGAGAAACCTCCAGTTGAAAGACCAACTGAGGTGGGTCATGTTCCTCTTCCAAAAGAACCTCCTAAACCAAGTGAGTTTACTGAGAAGAAACCAAATGAACCTAAGTACAAAGAGAAGGATAAAACTCCTATTGTACCTCCAGTAGAGAATCCATTGAAACCTCTACCTACAGAGACACCAGATGTGCCTCATGTTCCTCTCCCTCCAGCTCCTCCAAAACCAGTGGAGAAACCAGTACCAACTCCGATTGCACCTAGAACTATTCATGTTCGCTATGCTTTGTTGAAAACAACACCGGAAGTTGAGAAGTATGTTAAGAACAATCTTGGAGCAAACATCAACAAATCCAATGTACCTAAGATGTCTGAGGTTGTTTGGGAGTTAGAAACTAAACCACTTCCAAGAAACCGTGAGCTTACTGAGGTTTACAAAATTCATGATGATTTACCACAAGGGTATCAGTTAAACCTTGCTAAAACTCAAGCTCAAAATAGTGACTACACTATTACTTATGATGAGTCAGCACACCGTTTAACAGGGATGCTGAAAAAGAGTGGTATCGATAAAGTAAATGCAAATCTTTCAACTGCTTACAACGTACCAGTTTTGAAGGTTTACGGAGAGGTTACAAATGATAACGCTGTTTATAAGAATAACTTCCATTTGAACTTGAATAACAAATACGAAGCTTATTCTAATATTGTAGAAGTTACAACACCTGGTGGAACAAAACCAGTGAAAGTAAACTACAATAAAGACGGTGTGAAAATTGATGGTAAACAAGTTCTTGCAGGTTCAGTGAACTACTACCATGTAACAATGGACTATAGTAAGTACAAAGATATTAAGAGTGGTTCTGATGCTATTCAAAAAGGTTTTGGTGTTGTAGAAGATTACCCAGAAGAAGCGCTTGATATTGAGCGTGGAGAAATTCGCGCATTCGATTCTAACGGTGCAGAAGTTAAGGGTATCACTGAGTACCACTTTAACTCTATTGAAGAAGTAAAAGACCCTAAAATCAAAGCCATTCTTGAAACTAGTGGTATCAAACCTAAAGGTGCTTTCCAAGTATTTATGGCGGATAACCCTCAAGAGTTCTTTGACAAGTATGTTTCTAAAGGTATTTCTGTAACGATTGTTGACCCAATGCGTGTGAAACAGTCGCTTGACCGTAAAGGTGCTTCTTATCAAAATACTGCTTACCAAGTAGATTTTGGTAACGGATATCAAGCAGATATTGTAGAAAATCGTGTACCTAAAACAGACCCACACAAGAAAAACTTGAACGCTAAAGGTGTGAACATCAATGGTAAACAAGTTCTTGCAGGGTCTACAAACTACTACACCTTAACTGCTGACTATTCTGACTACAAAGGAATTGAAGCTGAAAAAGAACGTGTAGCTAAAGGTTTCTACTTTGTGGATGATTTCCCAGAAGATGCTTTGGACATTGATACAACTGGTATTAAAGTAGTTGACTCTAAAGGTCAAGAAGTTAAAGGGTATAACTCTAAGGTTTACAAATCTGTAACTGAAGCCCCTAAAGAGGTTCAAGATGCACTCAAACTTCAAGGGTATCAACCGAAAGGTGCCATTCAAGTTATTGAGTTTGAAAATCGTGCTGAGTTCTACAACAAGTATGTTCGTACAGGTGAAGTGCTTACACTTACTGTACCGATGACAGTTAAGGCTCACTTAAATCAAACTGGTGCGAAGTATGAAAATACTGCTTATCAACTTGATTTTGGTTCTGCTAAAGTGACTGAGACAGTTGTAAACCATGTACCATCTCCTAAACCTAATAAGGCAAACTTTAACGCTGCTCATGTTAATATTAATGGTAAACAAGTTCTTGCAGGTTCTACAAACTACTATGAATTGACTGTTCGTTATGATCAATACAAAGGTATTGAAGCAGACGAAGACAAAATTCAAAATGGTTTCTTCATTGCAGATGACTACCCAGAAGATGTAGTATCTATCAATGAAAAAGATGTGAAAGTTCTTGATTCTAAAGGTAATGAAGTAGAAGGTTTGAAACAAACTATCTATAAATCTCTAGCAGATGCTCCTGAAAAGGTTCAAAAAGCCTTTGCTAAGAGAAATTTGAAACCTAAAGGCGCTATTCAAGTTTTTGAAGCAGTTGATCCAGTAGCTTATTACAATAAGTATGTGAAAACTGGGGAAACTTTAACTGTTAAAAACCCTATGACGGTTTCTGCTAAGTTAAATCAAACAGGTGCTAAGTACCAAAACACGGCTTATCAATTAGATTTTGGTTTGATTGCTGAAACTGAAACTGTTTCAAACAGTGTACCTAAAACAAACCCACACAAGAAAAACTTGAATAAAGCAGGTATTAGTATTAATGGTAAACCAGTAGTGGCTGGGACAGTCAATTACTATACCTTAACTGCTGATTACAGTGCTTACAAGGGTATCGAAGCGGACGCTAATCGAATTGCGAATGGTTTCCATATTGTTGATGACTTCCCAGAAGAAGCAGTTTCCGTTAATGAGAAAGAAATTGTTGTAAAAGATTCTAAGGGCAACCTTGTAACTGGTTTGAAATCAACTATTTATAAGACACTTGCAGATGCTCCTAAAGGAGTTCAAGAGTCACTTAAATCTGCTGGTTACACACCTAAAGGGGCAATTCAAGTCTTGACTGCTGAAAACCCAACTGAGTTTTACAACAAGTATGTGAAGAGCGGTGAGGTACTTACAATTACTAATCCTATGACAGTTCGTAAAGAAATGTTAGGTAAGGTAGCTGAGTACAAGAATACTGCTTACCAACTTGATTTCGGTCTTGCAATGGTAACAGAAACAGTAGTGAACAAAGTAGTTAAACCAAATCCTAGGAAAGCGAACCTCAACAAAGTTGGAGTGAACATTGACGGTAAGCAAGTCTTTGCAGGTTCAACTAACTACTATCATGTAACTGCTGACTACTCACAATACAAGGGTATCCAAGCGGATAAATCTCGTATTGCCCAAGGTTTCTTCATTGCGGATGATTACCCAGAAGATGTGTTAGATGTGCTTTCTGACGGTATTAAACTTTCTGACTCTAAAGGTCAAGAAGTGAAAGGTTTGAAATACACTATTTATGAAAGTATTGAAAAAGCACCAGAAGTAGTTCGTAATGCTTTAATTGAGCGTGGATTTAAACCTAAAGGTGCCTTCCAAGTTTGGGAAGCTGAAAATCCTGGAGAGTTCTACGCTAAGTATGTTCAAACAGGTAACACAATTACCATTATCAACCCAATGAAAGTCAAAGAACAGTTTGGTAAAACTGGTGGTAAGTATGAAAACACTGCTTATCAGATTGACTTTGGTGTTGCAGAGGTTACTACAACAGTAGTAAACAACATTCCTAAGTTTGAAACTAAGAAAGATGTTGTGATTTCTATTGGAGACAAAGAGTCTAAAGATGGTAAGAACATTGTCCTTGGTCAAACATTCTACTACTCATTTGCGGGTTCGCTTATTCCAAGTAACCGTGCGGATGACTTGTTCGAGTACAAGTTTGTAGATGACTACCAAGAAACTCATGACCGTTTTGATGGTAAGTATAAAGTAATTGCAAAACGTGATTTTGTAACTGCTGATGGTAAACACTTCAAAGCAGGCGATGACTTAACTACTTACGCTTGGTTGAAAGAAGATAAAGCTAAAGGTCAACTTGAAGTTGGTCTGAAAGAAGAGTTCTTGCGTTCAATCACGAAAGAGTCTGAGTTCCAAGCTGATGTCTTTGTTGAAATGACTCGTATTCAAGCCGGTGAGGTTGAGAACAAGGTGTCACACATTGTTAACGGTATCGAAGTTTCCTCAAATACTGTTAAGACACGCACTGATGTTCCACCAACACCAACTAAACCAACACCAAAAACTCCACAACTTCCAAATACAGGTGGTAATGAGACTGCAGCTATGTCTGTAGCTGGGTATGGTTTACTTGCTTTGCTTGGTTTGTCTTTCCTTGGAAGAAGGCGCAAAGAAGATAAATAAATGAAGAGAAAGGGAAAACTCCCTTTCTTTTTTTTATTTATACTTGCAAAAACTTAACTATTCTGTTATTATAATTAAGGGTTTTATCTATTCTTTATAATTTCATAGTTTTTACTTGACTTTTTAATTTAGTTTTGGTATAATAGTTTTATCAAAATAAGAAGTTTAAGTTTCGTTGTGAAATTTAATGAAATAAAACACTTGACTTATTGTAATTATTTTGGTATAATATACTTATCAAAATAAAAGAAAGAGGTATTTACCTATGAAAAAATCTATTATCGCTACTGCTGCTTTGGCTGCTGCAAGTATTTCAACCACTGTTGCACATGCTGACACTATCTTTGATCCTACTGTTGACAATGCAGGTGGTTTGCGTACAGAACAAAATCAACCGAAAGTTCCTACAGCAGATGCCAAAAACGAACCAGCTTTGGTAGAGAAAGAAGCGCCTAAGAAAGTAGAAGTGAAAACTCCTACTAAGGAAGAAGTCGCTGAACTTGGTGCTACTGCTAAACAAGCTCAAGCAGTTGCTGATTCAGCAAAAGAAACTGTAGCGCAAAAAGATGATGTTGTTAAAGGCTCTGAGTCTACTGTAAAAGAAAAACAAGAAAACGTAGAAAAAGCTGAAAAGGAACTGCCTACTACAGAGCAAGTTAAACAAGCAGAACAAGGTGTAGAAACTGCAAAAGGTGAAGTTACTCAAGCAGAAAAAGCGGTATCCACTGCTAAAAATGCAACTATTGTTTCTGCTGACGAAGTAGCTGCGCAAGAAAAAGCAGTTGCTACTAAACAAGCTGAAGTAGATGAAGCGAAAGGTGCTTTGGAAAAGGCAGAAAAAGAAGCTGCTGAAAAAGAAGCTATCTTGAACGATACTAAGCTCCCAGAAGCCCGTAAAGCTCAAACTGATGCTCGTTTTGAAGAACAAGATGCTAAAAGTTCAGTAGAGTCAAACGAAAAACGTGTTGAAGAAGCTAAACCTAAAGAACAAGAGTACCAAAATTCTGTAAAAGATGCTGAATCTAAAATTGCTACTTCAACTAAAGAAATTGAAGACTTGAATAAAACGAAAGCTGATGCTCAGATTGCTTATGCGAAGGCGAATGATGAGTATGATAAAGCAGGGGATTACAACAGTAAAATCCGTGCTACACATCTTCCAGAAATTACTCTTGACCCTAGCTTTGTACAAGCAGTAAAAGATACGATTGCTTACAACCTTGCTGACAACAGTGCTTTGTCTACTGAGGAACGTAACAAACGTACAACTGAGTTGTATAATCGAGTTGTTCGTACACAAGTTGCAAATGCTAACAACAAGTATGTTCAAACGAAAAACGAGTTGGAAGACACTACTCGCTATGACATCAACAATCTTCCTAAAGAAATTCGTGACGAATTGAATTACTTTGTAGCTGACTTGCTAAATCAAGCTCGTAAACAACTTGGACTACCAGATGCAGTTCTATCTAAAACCTCATTGGAATTTGCTCAAAAGATTGCAGACGAGTATGTGAAAGCAAACTATTCAAATAGTATGCGACAAGAATACCGTAAAAAAGGTGGTTCAGGACACTATGCCAAGGGTATCAACAAGGTTGCCAAAGAGTATAACATGCCTACAACTGATGCAGATGTTGAAGCACGTGGTGGACAATACTATGAAAACTCTGTGACTACCTTTGCTTCACATGATTTTGATGATGAAGATGGTGTTTACCGTAAGACTTTGGGCGAGATGAAAGAAACCTTGTACAATCATTTTGTACAGTTGATTTCAACTAAGAATGACTATGCGCATACTCAAGGGATTTTGCAATTTGACTATCCAAATGAGACTGCTTACTTTGGTGGGGTTGCTCAGAGCAAAACGGACGATTTCTACACTACGCACTTTCTAACTTCTGTCCGTAGCTCACTTACAAATGGCTCAACTTGGGATACAACTCCTATTGAGAATCCTTTGAAGAAAGAAGTTTTTGAACGTCGTGTAGCTGATGCAGTTCAACGTTTGAAAGATACTGCAAAAGCAGTAGGAGCTGTCCGTGAGCAAATTGAAGCAGCAGACAAAGGTTTGGAAAAAGCTAACTCAACTTTGCGTAGTGCAACTGTTAAGTTGAACGCATTGAAAAAAGAAGGTAGTCCTCTTGCTAAAGCGCAAACTTACTTGGAACGTGCTAAAACTCGTCATGACAAAGCAGTTGTTGATTTAGCTAATGCAAATGCTTTGGTAAACAGTTTGTTAGTGTCACATGCTCAAACTGAAATTGAAGCTAGAAGCGCTCGTGGGCGTGAAGTTATCGCTAAATTCAGTTTTGGGCAAGCAAATAAGGCTTTGGAAATTGAGCAAGCTAAATTGGACTCAATGAAAGTTTCAGCAGAAGCTAAAGCTAAAGCGGTATCTGAAGCTGAACAAGCACTCAAAGATGCTCAAGCTAAAGTTAAACAAGAAGAAAAAGAACTTGCAGACCTTAAAAATGCGAAAACTCGTTTGGCGGATCTAAAAGTTGAACTTGAACAAGCAGAGAAAGCTCTCCAAGTTGCACAAAAAGCACAACGTGAAGCCAAAGCAGACTTTGAAGTTAAAAGTGCTAAAGCACTTGAAGCGAAGAATGTTTACGAAACTGCCAAAGCGAAGTTTGAAGAAGCAGAAACAAAACGCTTGGTAGAGCTTGCAGATGCTAAACGTAAAGAGCTTGAAAAAGCAGGTTACAAACCAGTACCAGTTGTAGATAACAACGGGCATGTGGTTGATTACAAAGTTCCTCAAGCTACCGTAACTGTTGCAAATGGTTCAAACTCAGCTTCAACTACAACAACTGCAACTTCAACATCAGGTTTCGTTGCTCAATCAGATGTTGCTCCTACTGTGTATTCTGCTACACCAGCTACAGAACAAGGTGAAACTCTTGTACAAACCTCAACTGTTGAACAACGTCAACTTCCAAACACAGGTGAGACTTCTAGCGCCCTAGCTACTCTCGGTATCTTTGGTTTGCTTGTTGGTTTTGCAGGCTTCAAATCTCGCAAAGAGAACTAAATTGGTCTTTCAAATTTAAGTGAGGGGAATATAGTCCTCTCACTTTTCCATTTTGAGGTCTCAGTTTCGCTCCTATTCGATTTTAATTCTAAGTCTGATAATTTATATCTCCTACAATTAAACTTCGTTAGAAAGCAAATGAGCGCCTTTTAGAAAGTAGGTTAATTTGGCTAAGAAATTTAATGCAAAATTTTATGATGTAAAACCTTGGTTACAATTCTTCTTCGGTATCGCCATTTTGGGTATTTCCTTTTGGGGTGCAAAGACTATAATTCAAGAGAACGCAGTAAGAGAGTACAAGGGAACGATTGAACACTTTACACCTTCAACTGTAGAAGAAGTAATTGAGAAAGCAGATAAAGGAGAAACCTTTTATGTCTTTGTAGGGGTTTCAACTTGCCTAGACTGTCAGAAGTTTGCTAGGCGCTTAGATGTAAATGTGAAAGATAAAGGAATTGACCCTAAGTCGATTTATTACATTGGTTTTGACTCTGTAGAAGACTTTAAAGGTTTCTCTGAGGGTAGTTTTGAGAGACTAACAAACAACACAGTAGGGGTAAACTAACAGTTTACACAAATGTAGAAAACTTAGTAAATTTTTCGTAGTTTTCTATATTTTATGTAACAATGACAAATAGAAAGCCCTGCACATCTTGCAAGAGGTGTGTATCATTACAAAAGTTAAACCGAGGAAATACCTTAAAGCCTGTTTGCCACAACATAGAGTGAAAACTCAAGTGTGAGGGTAGCGAAAGCAGAAAGAAGAAACAGGATGTTGATACAGCTTAGTAGCTAACACAAGAGTGAACGGTTGTAAAGCTGAAATAAAAGCTAATTAGTGTCTAGTAAAAAGAAAATAGTGACTGCTAGAAAACGTTAGTGCTAAGTCAACGTAAACAAGGGTAAGTTTCGGTAGGAATGTCCTAAGTCTCGGAAATTTGAGATATGGATAACCTCTAACGACTATCTCCTGATGGGAGAGTAAAGCCACAAGCTAATGGTGGAAGAAAAATATTTGGTCTGGCTACTCAGTAAATTTGTGTTAGAGTGGTTCAGATTGACATATAGTCTGCGCACGTTCTGTAATGGAAGTGTCTAGGAATTGACCTAGCTATTAGGGGTTGCGTCTTAATGGAAACAGTCAAAAGTACGAAAAGCACATTGAAAATTGAATAACACGATAAAAATTTGTTGCATTAAGTTTCATAATATGATACAATAGGTTTATCAAATATTTTATTTAAGGAGAAAACCTATATGACAGGTAGACCTAAATCTAAAAAGGGTGTTAAAGTACATACTGCTTTTAAAATTTATCCCAAGGATAAGGAGAGAGCGCAAATTATGGCAGATAAATTGGATATGAGTTTGTCAGCGTACATTAACAAAGCTGTTTTGGAGAAGTTAGCAAATGATGAGAAGTCAGAAGCTTAGACTAAAACTAACTAAGGAACAAGAAAACAAAGCGTGGTGGTTTAGTAAAGTCTCACGCAACTGCTGGAACCTTTTAGTCGATATTGACAAACGTAACAATAATGGTGAGTTTGATGAAATTTTGAGTAGAAATGGAAATAAAACCTATCACTCAAACTTCTATGATAGAGAGATATATCATCTTAATTCTTCAGATTATCGAAATCTTGCTAGAATTGTTATCGATAAAAATTATGAAGAAGATAGTGAAAAATGGTCTTGGTATTATCAACCGAATCAATCATTTATCTATAATTTTCTTGCTAGAGAAGTTATGAAAATTAGGAGACAGAATAAAGGGCAACTGAAGTTTAGAAGTATCGACAAAATTCAACCTAACTTCAATGTTACTTGTTGTATATCTTCTAACAAAAAGCGTCCGAGTCGTATTTATCTAAAAGATAATGGTAAACTTCAAATACCTACTCTTGGAGATGTAAGATTTGGCTCAACTAGAAAAGATTTCGATTTATCTTGTAAGAAACAAATTGCTACTATTTCCTTTGATGGAAAACATTGGTACTTGTCTTATACCGAAGACATAGAGCCTCAAGTAACTGACTTACCTGACTATACAGAGGGTGTGGGAGTTGATTTGGGTATCAAAACTCTCGCAACTGTTTCTGATGGTACAACTGTTCCAAATATCAAGACATTTAGAAGAGTTCGTATCCTAGAAAAACGCTTAAAACGATTACAACGTAAGGTGTCTCGCAAATACCTTATTAACAAATGCAACAAACACAATAAAACAAAGAACATTATTAAGCTAGAAAGACAAATTAAGTTGATACACCGTTCAATAAGGAATATTCGTATCAACCATATTCGTAAATTTGTCTCAGAGTTGGTTAAAACGCAACCAGAATTTATTGCAGTAGAGGATTTGAATGTAAAAGGAATGATGAAAAATAAACATCTTGCAAAAGATATTGCAAATTGTTCTTTTTACACTATCAGAGAACATCTTATTAGAAAGGCGAAAGAGCGACATATAGCAGTTCGTTTGGTAGATAGGTTCTACCCTTCTAGTAAGACTTGCTCCTACTGTGGTAGTTACAAAAAGGATTTAAAACTCAGTCAAAGAGTTTATCATTGTGATAACTGTCAAGAAACAATAGATAGAGACCTCAACGCTGCAATAAATCTTGCAAACACTGACAAATATGTTCTAGCTTAAAATTTACTTTGTTTTATAACCTTTGAAAACTAGAGGTAATTAGTTTCAGTGGTAGGTCAGCCGTAAAGCCGAACCACTATAATATACACGCCCTGAAAAGTATGAGTATGTCAAACAAAGAGTAGCTTCGGCAAAATTTGGCTCAATATGGGAATGTCAATCGTGTTATTCATTTTCTGATTTTCGCACTTTTGACTTACGGTTCCTATTTTCCGTAAGGTTGTAAACGGTCAGTTTCAAGCACAATTTGATGATTTGAGTGACTTAGGTGCTTATTTAACTCAACCATAACTTTATTTCGGTATCCACGTTTGTGGGTACTTTTTATTTTCCTACTTTATTTTGAGGGTATGCCACAAAATTCGAGGTATGCACTTTGATACTCTATGAAAATTTAATTTAAGTTTAAGTGAGGTTAGAAACATGGCTAACAACAAACTATCAGCAACAGGTCAAATGGCACTTGCTTTACCTGCAATGCACGGTCAAAACAACTTAGAACTCGGTATCACATGGTCTCCCATTCCTCGTAATTTCTTGGAGTCTGATGTATTGGTTCAAGGAACAGACGAAACCATTAAAAGTGTTTTAGATAATGAAGATTACTTCCAATATCACTTTGTAAATGACAAATTGGCTCTTGCTTCGATTGATTTTACAAGAGCTATTCAAGCGTACGAGTTCTTGACTGAGGACAAATCTATGCGTGAAAAAGCGATTGCTCAACGTAAAAAGACTGCTGAAGCTTTTCGTAAGTTCTTAGAGAAATTAGCTAAACAGCCTTTAGGAACACGTGTTGAAGTTGGTATTTACTGTACCAACTCTCTACCACAAGCTACTAAATTAAGTGGTGAGAAAATCCCAGCATTTGCAGTGGACTTCCGAGCGCTTGCAAACTTGTCTGTCAATATCTTAGGAATGAGCGATTACAACTTGGTTGTTGAACTAGGTGGTCATAGACTTCCTTTAGCGGTAGAGACTTTCGGTATCCCCAACAAGCAGCATTTTGTCGGAGCTGAGATGACAAGAGACAACAACGCTTTGGTGGTGGTCATGTCTTTAGAACCCAAAAGTTAAGCTAAGAGGTTTATAATATGTTTGAGGAAGAAGAATTAGAACTTCACTCAACTCCTTATGATGAGACTTTTGAGAGTGTAGGAGTATCCCAACCTCTTCCTCACTCTCAACAATCTCCCTTTATGGATAAGGTGTTTGAAAGAGAGTTTAAACAAACAATGGCTTATATTAAATCTATGAGTCCAACAGTCTTTGGTTTGCACCATTTGGAGCTAACTCAAAGTCCGATAGGTTCAGAATTGTTGTCCTTTGTGAAAATGAAAGGACTTAGTTCAGAGAACTTGTTTAAAGAATTAGAAGAGTGTGAGTTTGTCTTTATTTCAACTAAGAAAGAATTTAGTGAGAAAGGTCATTTAGCTTATTCTAAACTAAATTTACAGTCAGTAAAAGCACCCAAAGGGTATCGCTTGGTTGCTTGCGCAAGCGCCGTTCCTATCCCAAATGGCTACAAAAGTCCTGACCCTCAGATTGAATATGTAGGACAGGATGAGATTATGGAAGGTGCAGTTCTGCAGTATTTTTGGATTGCAGAAGAGTTTCTATATCGAGTAGAGACTGAGGTAGTTACTGTCTCTTTGAAAAGGGTATCCGACCACCTTGGTGGTCGTTCTGTGGTTCTAACTAATGGGATTACTGTGTATTTGGTTGTCCAAGACCGTTCTCGAATGAGAAATACAGAGACAAAGAACATTTACTTTGTAGGAAACACGGTTGAAGAGTGCAAAGAGCAAATTGTCTCTATGTATAACCGTTTGGTTGAGTTAGGTCTAGCATTTCCTAGCGATGAGTTCACTGTCCAAAAAGAGATTGGTGGTATTTTAACAACCGTCAACTTGGCTTATAAAGAGCTTGAGCCGACAATGGATTTAGCCCCAGTAGCATTTGAGGTTTCGTTAGCAGAAGAAGGGTAAGAAGTATGAGTAAAGATTTAGTAGGTCTGATTGAGTTTCCAAAAGGAACTTCACAGTCAGATGATTTAGTTGGTTATGGTTTAGTGTATTTGGAGGAAGACATCTTGCGTTTTCGTCTGAAACGCTTGTCTTCTAGTTTGGATTTGTCTACGGTTTCAGATGAAGGTGTAGTTGAATTGTTTGAAAACAGTCCTTTACATTTCGTAGTAGATTATGAACGTTTTACACGTTACATTCAAACCAATTCTCCAGAGGTTTTAGAGGACAAGTTCTTCAGAGCTTTATACACCGTTCTAAAACAAACTTACCAGTTGGGGTATCCCCTCGACTTTTCTCGCTTGGCTTTAGTTTTAGAAGAGAAAGTTCAATTTGACCAATGGAAGGTTATTTTACGTTCCTTATCTAAAGGAGATGGAACGTTTGAGAAATGGGGTGTATCGTATGGTTAGTCGAAAACCTATTAGAGAGATTGAAAGTCGCTTAACAGATGGTGGAGCTAAACTTTTGACTGAGTTTGAGAGTTTAGCTGATGTAGGAGTTGAAAGTCCTAAACAGGTAGTGTGTATCCACTTTAAAGAGAAAGACCGTTATGGTTTTTACATGCAGAGCGGTAAGAAACTAAAGTCTTTTAGTGTACCAACTTCCTTTATTGATAAAAGTAGAGTCTTGTCGGAACAAGTTTTGAACCATATTAAAGAGAGTGGTCTCTACTTTGAAGAGGGTGAAAATAGTTCAATTAAGGTTCCAGTATTAGCTCGTACAACAAGTACCGTTTTAAAGAATTTCCAAGGTTCCCAATACCCTGTAGTATCCTCTTACGTTCGTTATTTTTCAGATACTTTCAGTGAAGAACAGAGAAAACTCTTGTCTCGTTGGTTCTTGCAAGAAAGTTTTTATGAAGAAGGACTTCAAAGGATTGAATTGGAGTTAAATACTGACACAGATTACTTTAGAGAAAAAGCAACTAAATTAGCTACCTTAATGGGTGGTGGTACTTGGTTCTTTAAAGAGTTGAACTACTTTGAAACAGGTGCTAAATGTACACTAGGACACGATATTAAATGGGAGTTTGTTGCAGAAGAAGAAGCCACAGGCGAAGTGTTGAAGTTCGGGGTAGATTGTGTGCAAGACTTCTTTAATATTGAAGGTCAAGTACAACACCAGTTGGTACGCTTCCGTACTCGCTATTTTAATGAAATGTTGACGTATGCTTACTCTTATAGTCAACAGTTAGGGTACCAGAAGAACTTTGGTTTTGCCTTACCTAGCTTTTGGCAAAGTTTGGTAGACGGTGGTTTTGCTAAATCAACTTCTAAGATTGAGTATTTGCTAAAGTTCGTCCGAGAGTTCAACAGTTTAAACATGCCTTTACCAGTTTCTCTTCGTTTGCAGTTTTTGAAAGAATTGGAGCAACAAAGAGCGCACAATTTACGTTACCGCTTTATGGAGAACACGTTTGGGGCGGTATCCTTGTACAATATGTACTCTCTTTTAGGAGATTTAGTACCGTTTATTAGCGAACAAGATAAGGATAAAGGTGCTTGGTCGTCTATTAAGGGTTCTATGGTTAGTGAACATGGTTTACTACTTCAAGAAAAAGACCTTATCTTGAAATTTATGGAGTCTGCTTTCTTTGAAAGTGTAGCTGCTCTACAAGCTACTTTAGACGGATATGGGGAAATGGTTCACTCTGCCTTAGTGAATACAACAAGTGAGTTAGATTTCCAATTAGCTTATAACAAGTTGTCTTGGTTCGCAGAAAAACAAAATCCTCGGACAAATGATGTAAAATTTATCGGTGGTGTAGTATTTAGTAAGTATAGTAAACCTTATCACTTTGGGAACGGCTCAGCTCTTACTATGTCAGGAGATAAGTTGGAGACAGATTACTCAAATATCGAAAGATTTTACTTCGGTGTCCTCGACCCACGTGTCTCTTTAAGTGATTTAATGGGTGTCTTCAACACCTTTACTCAGAAGTTTGAAGAACAACTTGCCAATAAATCGAAATAACAAAGTTCTTTCTTGTCTAAGTCTTGCATTTTCCCTCTAAATGTGATAAAATTGAGAAAAATGCAATTTGGATAGGAGAATAAATTTCGTATGTTAGTTCGCAGCCGACCTTTTAATGCTGGAGTAGAGTTTATAGTAGACTCTACAGTGTACACCTTAGCTCATAAGAGTCACAGTTTAATCAAGAAAATGGACTTGGAAGATTTGGATAGCAACACTCTTCTACGATACAAACCTATACAAGTCTTTTCTGTTTTATATCTAAAAGGGGTTTCTACCTCGGTTGCGGTAACTGTTTATAATGAAAAAGAGGGTTGTAAATGTGCAAACCCTCTGTCTGCTAAAACTTACCAAGTAGTGCGAGAGCAGTGGTTAAGAAGCAGTAAACTTCAAGGATTTTCTCGTATGGAAACTCCTACACCAGATGGTGTGATTGTGCAAGAAATAATGGTGGTGGCTCTATGAAAGATTTGGTAATAAAAACAAAGGTCACACCTAAAGACTTGTATGAGCGTTACTTACAGATGCGAAGTGCAGTAGAAGTCTTAAAGGTCATGTTGTATGACTACGGAATAACTTACTCTCCCACTATTGTCCGTAAGTTTGAATTGTCTCAATATGTGGTTGCTCAGTTGAAAGAGTTGGGCTTTACAAACTATACAGATAAACGCAGTGCGGTATCTTTGGTTTTGAACCTTTCTTATTTGGAGTATGTTCAAAAGGTAGTTACCCCGAAACACCCATTCCAAGTTGGTTTAAACTTGGTAGTCTCTTACCTACAGTACAAGCAAGAAGTGGACTATTTAGAAAATTTATATTCCTTTAATGACTTGAGAAATAGGGGGTTTTTAAAAGGTAAAGCTCAAATTCGTCAAGTCAAAGTTTCTGAAGGTAGACAAAAAGGAGAAGTACCTTTATGGTTGCCTAAAACCTTGAATGATGAGATTTCGGTTCATGACGGATACACTGAGGTTGAAGAGTCTTTACATAATGTGTATTATCGATTTCTAACAAAGGTCGCTAAAGAGCAAGGGGTATCCCTACCTATAGGTTGGACTTTTCTAAGTGGAGTAACTAGAAAACAAGAGTCTTCTTTAGTGCCTTTGATTTTAAAAGGTTCAATCGAGGTTCAAAATGAGAAAATAAGTAAGGTCTTAGATTCTCTGCGAACAGACAAAGGAGACTTTCCCTATTCCTTGGTTTATGAGGATTTATTAAAAGGACAAACTAAGGTGTTAGAGAAGTACAAAAAAGAAGACCCAGACTTGATGGTTCGGAGTATTACACCTTTTAAAATCTCATTTTCACGAGGTGGTTTAAAGAGTTACCCATTGTATTACAACTATATTTGTTGGGATTACGACAATGATAAACCACTACCTAACACAAATTGTTTCAAAGGTTTGGGTGGAGAGTTTACAAGGGTATCCTTTGCGGGCGCAACTCCATATTATCTAAGAAATGAAGAAGGTAAACAAGAGATTTTCTACAAAATGGTTAGCAAGTCTCAACTTCATAGTAAGAACGTTCACTTAGAAGAGTATTTAAAAGAGTTTTCTCAGATGTTTGGTAGGTACTTTGGTGGAGAGGGGTTGTTAATACCTTTAGCTCCAACTCGTACAGAATTGATTAAGCGTAGTTTAGATAGATTAGAACAGAAAAACATAAAGCTGGTTCAACCTATATCTAGGTTCTCTGCTAAATTAAATGGTAAACGAAAGAATAAAGTACAAAACTTTAAGAAGGATTTAGAAGATGACTAATATGACTTTAGTTGCTGAATCTAAACTTTATCTGAAAGACAATACTCCTTTATACGATTACTTTGATGACTATTCTAAATTGTTTAACTTTTTAGTTCGCAGGTGCGTTCATCATTTAAGGCACAAATTGAATGGAGAATCAGAGTCTCGGTATCGAACCAATTTGATGCTTGAATTTAATATTACAAATCGCATGGCAAAAGCAGTTGTAAGACTTGCTAAGAACCAACTGAAGTTATTAACGGAATCTGCTCGGTACCAATACAATAATTTGTATAAGCGCAGACGTTCTTTGTATAAGAAGGTAGCGAAGTTAAAAGTTATCTTATCTTCTAGCTCTGCTACTTTAAAACAAAGAAAGTTAGCTAAACTTCGGTTATTTTGGACTCAGATGAGGTTAAACAAGGTAAATCAACTCATTGATAATGGATTGAAACTTCATTTAACATTTGGTACAAAACACTTGCTTAAGACAAATAGACAAAAGTTTTTAGCAAAGAGAGATAACCAAGTTGTCTATATTGGAGATAAATATGAAACTTGTGGAAACCAACAGTTTCAAATCTCTTTCAACTCTAAATACAACCGCTTTGAGTACAAATTAAGATTAGATAATCAATGGTTATCCGGTACTGACAAGTACATTTATGGTTCCTTTGCTTTGAAAAATAAAGAAGCAAAAATACATATTTTGAAGATTTTATCGGAGAAGAAGTCCAACCCTTTAACTTATAGAATTATCAAACGTGATGATACTTTGTACTTACAAATTATGTATCGTAGAGAAACTAAGGATATAACTAGATATAGTCATGGTGTTCTAGGTGTGGATTTCAATAAAGGTTTTATATCTGTGTCTGAGATTAACTTAGATGGTAAGTTACAGTCTTTAACTAGATATACCTATTTACATCAAGGAAAGTCAACTAAAACAAAAACATCTATGTTAGACTTGGTTTCTAAGTTGGTTTCTCAAGCATTAAGTGTTGGAAAAGATATTGTTATTGAGGATTTAGTCAGTTTAGACTCAAATAAGAAACAAGAGAAAACAACTTCAAAGAACTATAATCGAATGATTAACACTTTGAAGTTTGGCTTATTTAAACGTTGCTTAATAAGTAAGGCAACAAAAGAAGGGGTATCCATACATGTTGTGAACCCTTATAACACAAGTAAAATAGCCAAAGAAAGTTATACAGATAGAATGAAATTAAATGTGCATGATGCAGCTTCTTATGTTATTGCAAGAAGATTTTATCAATACGACTAATTTCTAATTATTTAATACAATCCGAAGACAAGATACGGAAAGATTGTGAAATTAAGTAATACAATTTAGTGTTTGAGAGAATCTTTATTGCTTTGAAATAAAGAGGATTTTCAAACTATTTGAATAGCTTACCGTACAGCTAATTTAATTGAAATATTAAACGAAAGGAATAGAATAACTATTTATAGTTATTTCTTTACGGTGTCCCGCTAGTTGACTCGGATAGTTAGTTGTGGGAGGGGTCTGCAGTTAGCAGCTTCGTCCTTTAGGCAGTTGGATTCAGAAGATATTGAATTGGTTCACTATCTAGGTTCTGACTTTAAGCTTTTACCGGTTTATTTCAGCGTAGGGGGTTCCTACCCACTAGAGGTTGAGGGTATCCTACCTAGTCAGTCAAAAATCGGAGCAAAGCTTGGAGAAGTTTCCTACTGTGTAAAAAGTGTGATCTCCTCTAAATTTGGAGGACTTGATATTCAAAGCAGTATTTCCATAGTTGTACCAAGTACAGAAAAAGGTCGCTTTAGCTTAGATACTTTGCATGAAGGGTTTGGAGGTTTGTCTCTACCTTTCTTGGAGTTGAAAATATCTGAGGACTTACGTTCCATCTTTTCTGAGGTTGGAGACTTAGAGAACTTTTGGGGTACTTTGAATACAGTACAGAAAGAAAACAGGTGGTAGAAAATGCAAAACAAAATGGTTGTTTTGGCTTTATTAGATATTGCAAATCCTACGGACACTAGTTGTTCCTATAGTCCAAGTGGTTACGCACTAGCTCTTGCGGTATCCAACATTTCTCGAAAATTGAAGAAAAAATCAGTACAAGCTGAGATTGAAAAACAGTTAAAATCTGATGAAGATTTAACTTTTACACTTCTTGAGGGTAGTTCATTTCCTCTTGCAGTAAGTGATACTATTTGGGAGTGTTTGTCTAGTCTGAGGGTTTCCCAAGATGATGATTTATCTAAATATGACTTTGAGTTAAATGATTCTGAGGGTGGAGTTATTTTCAAGGTTGAGGGTGTCTTCACAGATAAACACGGCTTACTCAAAGGGGTATCTAACTTTAAATCTGTCGCAGACCGTTTAGTTGATAAAGACTCACTCGATTTAACAGAAGACCAAACTGAATTTATTGAATCAGTAAAATCTAATATTAAATCTTTGGAAGAGCTTGAATTAGCTTTGAATGAGGGTTCAAAGGGTAGTTCTCTTGCTCGCATTTCTGATGAAATGGAAGATTTACTGAGTTCTCGTAAAGATAACTCTGAGTTTCGTCAGTCTTGGGAGTCATTACGTAAGCAGTTATTAGAAGATAATTCTAAGAACTTCATTGGTAATGTACCTTCTCACTTGTTAGTAGAGGTAGAAAGTCCACTTGAAGTTTATGAAGACTTTGATAATAGTGTAGATGTAGAAGATGCACGTGCTATTATTGATGCTCAATTAAAAGGGTATTTACCTTACCAATACGGTGTTGGCGGTTCTATGTACTTGCACTTGAAGGGTTCTGTATTAAGAGAAAATGCTTACAAACAGTTTACAGATAAAGGGGTTAAGTATGATATTGGTAACGTTCAAGTTGAGTGGGGTTTAACGCATTATTTGACGTATGGTGAAGCAGTTTTTCTGTACATCATAGCTAAAGGTGGGGTTATAACTTTACCTACGACTGAGATTGATAGTGTATTTAAATCTGTACTTAAGGTTGGTTTAGAGGTTCAACTAGAGTTTTTAAATATTTGGTTTTACGGACCAGCGGGGCTTAGCTCTGAGTTCTCAGACCTTTACGCTAAAACAAAACAAATTTCAGCAGATGATTATGTACGTTTTTATGAGAGTTATTTACCATTTGAGCTTTACTTTGCCTTCTTGTATGTCTTGTACAGTGACAACTTGTTCAACTGTATTCAAGAAGGTTTACCTGACTTCACAAGTGAGATTCCAAGACTTGAATTTGCTAAATTGGTAGAAAAGATTGCAGATTAGAATAGGTGGTTTAGACGGTTGGTATTTAAAATTGAACAAGAGCAGTTGCTGTGGAAAGTAGGAGAGTTCTTAGCAGAGCAAGGAAAACCATTAGGGTTTTTAAACTCTGAAGGTTTCAACCCTAGTTTCTCGGTATCTGGAACGCAATTAGAACTTTTAATTGCGAAAATGAGAGCGCAAGCTCTCCAAGACTTGCCTTTTGAAATTGGCTCTTCTAAGAAGTTTGAAGATTTACGCTTTGCTTTGTGGTTATTGGCTAACACTTATTGTTATGTAGTGACTTCACCACATAAGTCTAAGGAGTTGCAAGGTTTCAACTTGGGAAAACAAGATGTTCGTTTCGGTTCTTTGGCTTTGCCTTTGTTAGAAAGTGCAGTTGAAGTAACTGACCGACAAAAGACTAGTTTGAGTAAGATTTACAAGGATTTCGGAGACACTTTAAACCAAGGGTTACTTGCTTTCCCTACAATTAGTATGTCTAAAGGTAAACTATCCTTTCCTAGAAAAAAGGTTTCTTTCGTAGAAGGTGAGTACATGGTTCTTCCGGTATCCGTAGTAAACGGCTACGTTTCTAAGCTTAAAGAGAAGTCCAAACAAGGTATTGTAACCATTGATGCACACCGTGTAGGTGGGTCTTTAAGAGAGTTTAATATGACTGCGGACACTACGATAGCAGTTCAACTTTACACAGGCTCATTATTGCTGGAAGATTTTGAGACTGTAGGTTATTCTCTATCTGCTGCTTCGGTTTACCAAGAGAGTAAAGTGAAGATTATGAAAGGTCTTACTCGTTTACTCTTAACTTTCTACGACTTGGGAATTGCAGAAGGGGAGTACCCACAAAGACAGCTCTCACTTAGTCGTATCCGAGAAGTTCGCTACTTAGCTAAAGAGGAACAAGACAAGAAGATTAGACAGTTGAAACGTTACGCTCTCATGTCTGAAGACGCTATGGTTCGTCAAATTAACCACTTGGCGAAAGATTGGTCATTTGAGCGACAAACAGAGTTCTTGGTAGAGAGTTTAGCTCGATTAAAACGAGTGTCTGATGTAGATACAAGTGTAAGTAAGTTTGAGATTAAGTCTCTGATTGAGTTTCAAATGCGCTTTAGTGAGTGTATTGAGTATTACTCTACTGCCTATTTGAGAGTTGTGTACGACATGATTCAAGAAGAACCAGAGCGTTACAATTTTATCACAGGTCGAAATACAGATATGGCGAGCGTAAGCGGTGCGGTATCCTCAGATTTTGTGACTATTCCAGATACGCTTGAATTTTAGAAGTTAAGTTGAGGTTTTATTTTCATGGACAAAATAAAAGAATTATGGGACAAGAAAGGGGTAAGATACACCATTTTAGGTGTTCTTGCTCTTGTACTGTTACTATTTGGGGTAAGAGCTTGTAACCAAGCTAAGAAGTCGAATACAGAGACAAAAGCAAGTGAAGAGCAAGTAGACAAACCTAAGAACAAAAACGCAGGGCTGACTCCATTTGAGGAAGAACAAAAGCGTTTAATTCGTAAGTATGGTGAGGCAGGAGAAGGGTATTATTGGTCTGATGAAGGTACTCGTATGGCTTTAGGAGACCAAAACTTGTCTGAGACTGAGGTTTTGAGAACTTTCTTACGTTCTCTATCTACTTTGGACTTTGCAACTGCTCAGAAATATGCTTATAAAGACCAAGTATTGAAAACCTTAAATGGTTACTTCAAGTCAGATGCAGAGTTCACTTACTCCGAGTCCTTTAAAAAGGGGATGTATCAACAATTTCTACTTAGTTTAGAGATTGAGGGTATCGAGAATCAGGCGACTTTTGCGGATGATAAGAGTAGTGTAACGGTTAAATTGAAAGCCTTGGACTTGTCTAATAAAGATTTTTGGAAAGAGGATCGCGAAGGTCTTTTAAAAGGTATTTATTCGTATCGTAAAACTGAGGCAGATTCTACGAAGGCTAGAAACTTCTTGTATGAGTATGTAAGTAACTACTGGAAATCTGAATTAGCTCAGAAGAAAACCATTACAGTAAACATTACCTTGATGAAAACAGGAGCGGGTGGTTGGCTTGTTTCAAACGATATGGACTTAGACAACTACGCTAAGTACAGTGAGGGTGAAACGGTTATTAACAACATTCTGAAAGAATATGATGAAGAAATTTCTCGTAGACCGAAAGGTTTTGAAGATTCTACATTTGACCCAAGCACTCTCTTGAATAAGGACAAGAAGTCTCAGGTAAAACATGAGACGGAAGATAGCAGTAAGAAAGCAGGTTCTTAATGAGTGTAGAGAAAGTTTCAGACTATTTAGAGCGTAAAGCTAAAGCAACCTTTCGTAAAGGTTATGAAGAGGTTCTACCTCTAATTAAAGATGGTGACTCTGAGTCGCAACTTCGCACGGTTGGTTCGGTTGCTCGCACTGAAAATCTTATCGGTATCGGTACCAACAACCGAGCTGAAGGATTTCACTTTGAAGAAAAACACTTGAGTACAACTGAGAAGTATGAGCAACAAGCTCAACTTGCTTTCAACGAAGAGTACATGAAAAGAGCTGACGAAATTGATAAACTAAGAATTTCCGAAGCAGTTTCTCAGTTTGCAATAGGATTGCAAGAAGGTTCTACTAATGATTTTGCTACTATGATTCAAGAGCGAAAAGAGGAAACAAGCGGTATCTCTGAACTCCCACCGTCTAATAGTTTCAACATTCCTCAATATGATGAGGAAGAAGAGGAACCGACTGGAGGTTTGGAAGAAAATACTGACTCTGACTTTACTCTCGAAGACCCATATTCGGTAGAACTAGTGAAAGATGAATTGCAAGAGTTTTCGTTTTCAGATAGTTTCAAGTTTTGATTAGTTTAGGTGGTTAGTAAGTACATGTTTTATGAGAAAAATGATTTCAAAATCCTGTTAGGATCAAACGCTTTAGAAGGTTGTACTGACCTAAGAAGTGCTTGTAGACGTGGTTTTGACTTATATTTCAAAGGGATAAACGAGTTACAAAGTGTTGAAACTTACTCTTTGAAACAACTTCGATTTGTAAAATCAAGACAAAGTGATAACCAATTCGGTATCTCCTTTAAAGGCGCATTTCCTTTCTCTTTCTCAGTAGATATTGAGAAAGGTACGTTAACAGTCTCTCCTTTCCTTTTGTCTGATGATGTGTTAGCAAAAGTAAAAGAAGGTCATTATGTTCCCTTGGTTCAACTCTTTTTAAACGCATTTGCAGAGAAGGTTTGGGCTTACCACAATTTGGATTTGCTAAATGTTATGTTGGAGAAGTACAAACCAGTAGGTAGTCCTTATACTGTAAGATTTGTACTAAATAGTAAAGCAAAAGATAGGTTCTTATCTCGCTTTAGTGAAGACTTGATTGAATGGTGCGTTTTAGACGATTACCCTCAAACGCTCCAGAATATCCTCCCTCACGATTTAGATTCTCTAAAGGAATTTATACGCAAAAACTTTTACAATGGATTTGACGCTCTCTCAGAAGCTCTCAGAGGGCAGTCTACACTTTGGTCTGACTATTTAGCAGGTAGACCTCCAACTGGTGTTACTTACAATCCAATGCGCTTGGTTGGTGCGTTAGCTTTAGAGTTAGAGGAAACAGTTGAAAAACGTTGTCGTTTCTTATATTTGGAAAGTGAGAATGGGGAGATTACACTTTACCAACGTGAAGGTGAGGTTTATGTTGAGGTTCTTCGATTTGATAAGGAAACGGGAGAACTCGGTATCCTCGATAAGAGTTACACTTTAGGTTTCGACTCTACTGAGCAGAAGATGAAAAGAATTGAGGTGACTGTAGATGAGTCAGCGTAACTTTGGACAACATCGAGATAATAATGAAGGTGGTTGGAACGGGGTTCCTGATTGGGGTTCCCCTCAACAACCCCATCAGCAACCTTCACCACAAAGAGGTGGGTTTGGTTCTTCTGATTTTGGTTCTGAGACAACTAGTTCATTAGAGGAAGAACAAGGATTCAATTCACGTGGGGGTTTTGAACCTCAAGGTCAAAGGGGGAGTGGTTTCGGTTATGAACAACCTCAACAACCTTACCCAAATGAGTTCCAACAACAAGGCTTTAACCAAGGTCAAAACGAAGGTTGGGGTTCACAACCAAATCAAGGGTTTGAACCTAATGGATTTAGCCAAAACCCTCAAGGGTATCCCCAAAATCAGTTCGACTCCAACCACTATGACCAATATGGTCAAATGGAAAATAGTGCAAGCGCACACCCAGTTAAGAAGAAATGGTCTCCTTGGTCTATTGGTTTAACTGTTGTCATTGTGGCAGTCTTACTCCTTGGTATTATGGTTTTTGTAGCAAATAAGGCGAAACAAAACCCTTCAAGTGAGTTGAAAAACAAGGTTACACAAGTAGAAAAAGGTGCTACAGATAAGAAGTCAGCGGCATCCGACAGTGACCGTATTTTCCCGGAAGGTTCTCCGAAGAAAGAAGAGAAAACTTCTAGCTCAACTTCTGCAGAAGAAAAACCTAAAGAGAAAGCTGAGAACTTAGGTGGTAGTGAAAGTAAACCAACCACTTCAAATACTCAAAACTTAGATGGTGCAAAAGTTTCGTCTGAGGTCTTAGTTGCTAAAGGCGTTGTAAAAGAATTACATTTAGAAGGCAATTCCGACTTAGCTGCTACCTATAAAGCAGTCTTATCTGTTGGCTCAACTACCATCTCGGTATCCCTTAATTTCGATACCGCAAGCCAACTAAAAATAGGCGACACTGTAACTGTTCGTTACCGTAAATTATCTGATGTAGATAAGGTTGTTATTGAATCTGTCACAAAATAAGAAAAAAGTCAGGAGGGTATCTATTTATCTCTTGACTTTTATTTATTGGCATGCTATACTAATTTTAGAATTTTTCAGAAAGATACGAGGTCAGCTAAAGCATGGTTAGAATGTTGAATTTAGGAAACAGTCCTAAAATGCCAGAGAAAGAAAAGAAAACCCAAACACTTTCAGATGCACTGGGTCAAGAAACTGCTAAACCGACTGCACCTATTCATAAAGTTCCTACAGTTGAAGTTCAACCAAATGGAGAACAAGAAGGTGTAGTAGAGCCACTAAGTCGAGTAGTAGGGGAAAAAGTAGGAAAACCAGTTACAGTAACACCTACTGAAAAACCAAAAGCAAAAGAAGAAAAACCGACTACTACAACCCCAACTACTGAGGGTGATGATAATGCTCCAAGAGCAGGTGGTATTTCTCTAGTAGGTATTATTCAGTCCAATGTAGACAAAGTTCGAGTATTTAAACGTGGTGTGTACTATGATGCAACACGTGTCGTAGGTTACATTTTACGAAACGATGGAGTTGAAGAACTTGAAGTATTTGATGATGTTCTAGTACCACAAGCAAAACCAAGTACAGTTTATCAACCAAACACAAGTTTGTTGTCTACTGCGGAAGATTTAAAATCTGTACCTAAAGTTCCATTTGCGATTGGGGAAACACGTGTATTCACAAAACCGGCTTTGCTTGCTTTGAATGAGTCTTGTAAAGAAATCGGTTCTCGTTTGGGTATCGGTGAAGCTCAACCAGTCGTTGTAAGTCAGTTGATGGACTTGCACCCAGAGTTGACAGAAGAGGTAGCTACTGAAATTGCAAAAGACTTTAAATTTGCTATTCAAGTTCGTGATGCTCGTGGAGAAGGTATTTTGGTTCCTGACCACCCAGAGGGTTTATTCAGTCGTTTGTCTGTAGCGATTGGTCTTGCGCTTTCGACTGAGACTTTGAAAGAAGAAGTTGCTCGTCAGTTGTTGAAACACAAATTGGTAACAGATAAAACACCAGAAGAGTTGTTATTGATGTTGAAAGATCGTCTCAACTTGGCTCTTCCACAAGGTTTATTACTCCCAGTAGATTTGTTTGAAGAAGTTTATGAGGTTAAAGGCGCTCGTAGAGCAGTTAAAGGTTCTAAGGTTAAACCTGAATTTGAGCGTATTTTCGGTGTGTACAATGAGTATAATCAACCAAAATCAAAACGCACACAAAGAACTCAAACTCCTAAGTCTGACAAAGAAACCAAAGGTTCAATCAAACCATCGGTATCCTCACAAGTCAACTTGGCGAATTACTTTGCGCATTATACTCAAGGGAAATAATTTAGAATTAAGAAACGCACCATTTTGGTGCGTTTTATGTTTGTCATCAAACCTATCAATCTACTACCACTATTGACTTTTAAACCTTTTTATGATATAATTAACTCACTAAATAAACTTAATTGAAAGTGAGGAATTTTCTATGGCAAAAAGACCAAAGAAGAAAAAAGCAGGAAATAAGACTCCTAAAACCGGTATTGTCTACACACCTTTTTCTATGGTTCGTAGAGTAAATGATTTATCGAAGTTAGAAGGGAAAGCAGAGCGTACCTCTTTTGAGATGCAAACTCACGGTATGATTACTGCCTTTGAATTTTTGAATTTGTGGAAGAGTGGAGAAATTGATACGACTGCTTCAAGTCGTATTGGCTTGCAACCTTATTTAAACCATTATGTGGGAGTAGCAGGGCGAATTACAGATGTCCGAAAGAGCAAAGACGGGGTATCCCTCTTGATTTTAGACCCCTCGTTAGTTGGTACGTTTGGAGTCCGAACAAAGTCTGAGGTAAAACAGTTAGTCAAAGAAGCAGGAGGGAAAGACAGTAAGTATTTTCAAGATATACCAAATCAACCTATTTTCTCAAGTCATGTGTGGTTGTTCTTACCAGAGGTTGACGCTTCCTTGTGTAAAGATACGGCTTTGTATTTAGGTTCTGTGATTACATTCTATGCAAAGGTTGAATTATATAAAGGTCGTGTGTCTACTTCACACTCTAATAGAGCGCCTAAATACGGTCTAGGCTCAATTATTTTGAATAATAGTTATATGCCTTATATGGTGCAAAGAATGAACGAGGACAACTTTAAACCAGCTCGTAGTGGTCGTAAAGTTCAGATGATGTTTGGTAATTACAGACTTGGTACAACCAACGACTTTGACTTGCGTTACGCAGTTGCTTTGATTGAAAAATCCAAGGTTGAGCCTTATGTCGATTGGTATTTCCAAATTCGCAACCTCAGTCAAAAAGCTCATTGGAATTGGATTTACCACTTTATGATGGATTGTGACCCAGAAGTTGAGAAAGGTTTAACTAAGTATGGAAATTTCAAACCTCTGATGATTAAAAACAAAGTAGGCTTACCTATGGAGTTAGAAGCTCTTAAGTACAGAAAGCAGCTAAGAGATAAAGTGGTATCTGAAGGTCTCGTAGACTCTTATGATAAACCTACTGATGAACTAGATTTATTTTGCAACTTCTCAGATTGTCTTGAACATTTGGAGAAGTTAGGTTTTAAGGACATTCCAGTAAAAGATACGCTTTAAATTATAGATTTTTAGATGAAATTCCAATAAGGTACTTGACAAAGTACCTTATTTTTGATATAATAAAGAAAGTTAAATGGATAAAAGAAAAAGGAGATAAACCAATGAATAACATAGTGTATATGACTGAGGATCAAGAGCGTAGCAACCGATTAGAAGTTGAAAGCAACTTAGCAAACCTCTTTAGAGAGCGAGTAGAAACGAAAGGAAAACAAGTTCGTTCGCTCTGTCGAAACATTGCCCTTTGGGTTACTTTAGGGGTATCCACATGGTTTCTTGCTGATATGGGGTTAAAGCTTTATGAACAACAGTTGATGAACTCAACTTATACCATTCGATTTTTAATTTCTGCATTAAACTTGTTAGTGTTCTTAGGTGGTTTCTCTGTTATGTATTTTACAATGTATCATTTGAGCCACACTCTCGTAGGTTTCCGCCTATTCAACCGTGGTGAGTATTATGAGCGCAAAGACTCAACACACTTGCCTTTGTTTGATAAGATTGAGCGTGGGTATTACACTGATATGTACTTCCAATCAAATGGGTATATTTCTAAGGTGTCCGTACCAAATCACTATGCAAATCGCTTTGAATTAGGTGCTAGTGTTCCAGTAGATGTTGCAATTTTGATGTACAAACAATCAGGTCGAGTTCGCTTGGTAACAAACTGCGTTGGTTCACGTGCCAACAATGAACAAGAGTTTCAAGAAACTTTATGGAGACACAATGGTAATTTAAAAGCTCCACAACAAGCATTGGCAGGTTCGGTATCCACTCCTCAAAAACAAATCGGAATGAACTAGAATTTTTGCATTGCATAAACGAATATTTTATGGTAATATAGTTTAGCATTCCGAAAGGGATGTCTAATCGTCTAAACTGCGGGGAGATAGTAGGGTTTACCTACTATTTTCTTTTCTTTTTGTTTAGTTTATCTTATTTGCTCCAAAATATTGCTATTTACAACAATTTGTGGTATAATAAAGAAAATTAGAAACGAGGTATTTTTCAAATGACTTTATTAAATGCACGTCCTTACCCAGTAGGCAAACAAACCACTTTGTTTTATATTGATGAACATTACAAAGTTCAGCCTTTTACAGTAACAAAAGAAATGGTAGAAAGTGGTTCTGTAAGACTTCCTAAATTGCCTTATGATAAAGCAGATTATGAGTTGTATATCAAAGAGGGACAAGTCTTCACAGACCACTTTGATGGAGTTATTGTAACCTATACTGAGAAAGAAACAGGCGAGGTTCATGAGCCTTTTGCTTGTGGTTTTCTATCTTGGGAGTTGAGAGATATTTTCCCTAAATTGGGTAAGATTTTGAGAGAGAAGATTAAGCAAGACAATAAAGAGAGGTATCCTCTCATTCGCTTTGTAGCTGCGAAAACTTCTGAAGTGTTGACTGAGTTTCCGTATGAGAACTATTACAAAGAAAACTTTGCCTTGAATGAAATGGGTAAATATATGGCAAATGGTCATTTAGACCTTCTAGTTCAAACTTATGACAAAGAAACAGATGAATGGATTCCATTTGAATTGAAACGGTTGGACTATTGGAAAGCTTTAGAAGATACAAAAGCGCAAGTACAAGAAGAAGTACAACGTTGGAAAGAAGACTTGTAAAATGGCAGAAAATTTTGCAACAAAATACAGGTCAAAAGATGTAGACCGCTATATAGGAAATGAATTAGCAGTTCAAAAACTTTTGAATCGCTTTTCTTCCAAAGACGGAGAAGACTATCCAGCTTGTGTGATGATTTCAGGAGCAAGCGGTTGTGGTAAGACTACAATGGCTCGTATGTCAACTAAATTAGTCCTTTGTGAGAATAAGCAAATCCGTAAGTGGAAGAACAGAGATTATTTGTTACCTTGCAACCGATGTAAAATGTGTCAAGATTTGAATGAATACATTGAGACTGCAGATGCTACAAAGCTCTTTTCGGTAAAAGAATTAGACTCTTCTAAAACAGGGAACGTAGATGCAGTACGACAATTTGTAGAGTCTGCTTCTATGCCTAAGCTATTTGCGGGGTATTCTATCTTTATCTTTGATGAGTGTCACTTGATTTCTAAAGCAGGTCAAGAAAGTATGTTGAAGTTTACCGAGGATGCCCCACCTAAGTCTATATTTTTCTTCTGTACCACTGACCCTCAAAAGATGATTGAACCGTTACAAACTCGTATGGACTTAAAGATTGTAATTGAGTTACCTAGTGTGGCAGATAATGTGAACCTTATGACTTGGGTATCAAACGAAGAAGGTTTCGCTTTTGAGAAACCGGCTTTAGAGTTAATTGCAGTTCGTTCAAATTGTGTCTTTCGTCAATCCTTGAAACAACTAGAGAACGTTTACCGTTCTTATGGTTCAGTTCGCTACGATGATGTTGTTAAGGTTCTTGATGTAAATAAAAATAGAGGTCTTTATTTTGATTTCTTAGAGTTTCTAAGAACAAAGAATACGGTTCTTTATACAAAGACTGTACATACTGCTATGTTGGAAGTTGGGTTGAAGAACTTTGTTGAGGGTCTGAGAGAGTTTGTGAAGCGAGGTCTTTATATTTCATTAGGTCTTCATGTATTAGGAATTACCAAAAATGAATTGAAGTTGTACAAGGACTTATTTGACAAGTTCAACAATGAAGAAATCTTAGCTCTCTTGGAGTTCTTGAACAACTTAGGACGAGGAGATATTGAAACCCAATTACTCCTCCTTGGGTATCGTGGGCTTCTTGCTCCTCAACTATCTACTCAATCAAATTCACTTGTAGGCGTTGAAGTTAATGAAATTAAAGGCAACGAAAGAGTTTTGGAGAGCAAACAAATGGCTCAAAAACATAAGGAAGACAAAGCAGCACACCATGAAAACACGGTTGCAAAAGCGCAGTTGGATTTAAAACCGATGTCAGCAGACCAAATGGTTGATATGTTTGATAGTTTGTAATAAACTAAAGTAAGGTAGACTTTAATTAAAGAAAGTAGGTAAAAATGGCAAAACAACTATTCAAAAAACGTTACACAAAGAAGTTTGCAGAAACTTATGAAGTTCCTACTTCAAAACCTGATTATAGGCTTTTGATTGTACTTTACCCTTTACAGAAAGGTGACCCTTTCTATGATGAGGATATTGTAGCGATTGATAAGTTAGATAAAAAAGGTTTCTTTGTGACAGTATACCCTTACAAAAACTTAGAAGAACGCAAACTTTTGCTAAATGGTTTAGTTAAAAATCAGTCTTTGTGGCAGGAGGTTGAGTTATGATGCATTTATCTGAGTTCCCTCCTACTTATTTGACCGACCATTTAGCTCATGACATAAGTAGATGTTATGATTTAACAAGAAACAGACTGTTGATTCGAGTTAATATGGCTTGGTTGCTTGAGATTCAGATTAAGAAAGTAATGGCTTACCATAACCCAACAAAGTTTAGCAAAACTAAAGGTTCTCATAATGTTTTACGTTCAATCTTTAAACTACAAGAGGTGATACCTGAATTACAAGACTTTATTGATAATATGTATTTAGAGTCCTTGAATTTACAACGACTTGGTGCTATTCAAACTTTCGATTATGTTAGTGCTCGTTATAAATGTGCATCAGAAGTATTCGATTCTGACCTACCTTACGTTGAAGATATGTTTGAATTATACTGGATATTGTCAAACCACACACGAGACTTGAACATACTATAAAGAAAGCGAGAAAAACAAATGTCAAAAGAAGTAGTAGTATTTACAAAGCGCCCAGAAGATGGAGTTTGTCCTGGATGTAAGATGTTGAAGCGTAAGCTCGACTCAGAGGGTATCCCGTACAAGGAAATTCCTTACGACCCAGACAATGAAGAACACGTTCGTATTGTGAAAGGTGCTAAATTTAGCGCTCTTCCAGTAACTTTCCCTAATGGGTTGGACGACCCTTCGTCTGCTTTTAGTGGGTTTGCACCTAATAAAGTAGCAGAAATCAAGCGTAACTTGGCTTTGTAAGAAAATGGCAAGAGATGTTGGCAAACATCTCTTCTTTTTTGTTAAGAAATGCTTGTCAAGTAAAAAGTTTTTTGATAAAATAAACAAAATAAAGAGAAAGTTGGTGCGAGTTTTGGGTAAAATTTCAGATTTAGTCCTAAACCGAGACTTTAGAGGGAGAAAATTTGCTTTAGAAAGTATTGTCTTTCTAAACACGTTAGCCCTCCTACCTACAACTGCTTTTGCAAATACAGATTCGTTAGGTGGGGTGCCCGACTCTTCATCAGCGGTATCCGATGCAGTTGACACGACAAATACAATTACACGTGAGCAAGCTAACAACATTTTGCAGAATGTAAGAGACGCCATTCCAGAGCCTTCAAAAGACCGTGCATTAGATCAGATTAACAAAGCGGTCAATACAAGTAGAGATTCTAGTTGGGATATGGCGATGGATGCTCTAGCTCCAGTAGGTTATGGGTTGATGTTCCTAGCCAATATTTTATGGGGTCTTGCGACTTTTGGGTATTTCTTCCAAACTTCTGTAGATGTACTTTGTTTGGTATGGTCTGGTCCCCGTGAATATTTCATGAACAAACTACCGAGTCAAGACCAAGGTTTTAGTTTGAAAGGTTTCATTGGTTCTTTCTTCACTTTGTCTTATGACGCTCGTCAAATCATTGAGAGTGCAGGGTTGAGTACAGGTTCTCAACAAATGCAAGGTGCAGGTGGTATGGGTATGAACCGTGGCGGCATGGGTATGGGTGCTCCAATGGGTTCCCCTATGGGTGGCATGGGTTCTCCGATGGGCATGAACCGTGGAATGGGCATGGGTGGAATGAACCAAGGAATGCAGAACAAACCTATGGTTTCAACAGGTAACTTGTTGAGTCGTTATGTGTCACTTCACATGAAAACTTTAGTTGCTCTAGGTGTTGCCTTTGTAATCTTTGGAACATCCTTTGCGACTGAGTTTCAAGGTCAAGCGGTATCCCTAATTGTCGCCTTGATTAAAGGTGCTTGGAACTTGCTTTTACAAGGGTTTAACTTTATTTCAGGACATGGATAAGAAGGTGAGTTCATGGCTTTCTTAGACTTAAAAATATTTAACAATTTAAAGAACAGTGGAGATTCAAGGTTTGGTGGACATCACGCTCACTTAATGAAAAGGCGCTTGGAAGCTGATTTATTGGAGTTAGCTGAAAAGACTTTGAAAGGTCGAGTAACACATTGTTGCATTGAGGTGTCAGACCAAGAATTACCTTTAATGTTGGAGGTCTTATCGAACCCTACGGTTCAATCTCGACTTCAATTCCAACAACAAGAAATACCAACACAGTTCTTAATTGGATTTAGAAACTTGACTGTTTTCTAAATTTCAAGTTTGCAGTTTAGTAAGGTGAGGTTCAGTTCGCATGAGTACAAAGGCTCGGTTGCCTTATGTAGAGGTTATAAAAGAAGTAAGTAAATTAGTTCATTTGAAGTATGAAACGGTAGACAATATTGTTTCATACTATAGAGAAGTTTGCTTTGACGCTATTACTAAAGGGTATTCCTTTGATGTGTTCGAAGGGTTGTTCATGAAAGTAACGGTTTCAAAAGACCAAGCTCGGAAAGTGCTACCTCAGACTTATTTGTTAAAACGAGTGAGTGAGTCTTTAGACTTGTCACTCACAGTTGTACAATCGGTGCTACAAAAGTTCCAAGAGTTGACTTATCAAGAAGTTGCAAAAGGTTCAGCGGTATCCTACATTAACTTAATTTCCTTTAACCCAAGCGCCACAAGGTCTTGGAATAAGGTAAAAGTAGGTTCAGCAGTTTTAACACTTAAGAAACAGGTAGGAGTACAAGTTCGTTTGGTTTGTACCAAAGACTTTAAAGAATTAGTGGGGAAATAACCTATGGAGGGGAAGACTCACAGATTAGGTGGTACGGTGTGTGCAATGGCTGGGTTCATAACTTTAAAGGACTCAGGTTACTTAATACAAAGTGATTTGGTTTCTCCAGCGTTACAGTTCTTGGTCATTTACACAGCGGGGATTTATGGTGGTATGTGGTCGGATAACGACCACCATTGGGATTCGAGTCCATTAAAAGACCCGGCTTCTTGGTTACAAAATAAGGTCTTGCATATTGCAAACACGCCTTATAAGAAGTTAGATGAGAGATTAAGTAGCAAACAGAAGAAAAGCTCTGTTCTGTATAAAACTTTGAAATTCATGAGGTGTATCCATCGCTCGTGGCAAACACATAGTGAGTTTACACTTCTCATGATATTGTGGCTGATGTTCAGTCCAACTTTCTTAGGATTTACAGGACGTTTTGACCCTCTGTTATGGTTACTAATAGTCACAGGGTTTGGACTTGGGGTGATTTCCCATTTAGTGTTAGATATGTTGACTACGGAGGGAATTCGTTTCGCTCTTGGTGTTTTCATCAAAATATTCTTTCCAAACATTCCTATGTTCACAACTATTCGTTTGGTGCCCGGTATCTCAACCTTCAAAACAGGTTCGGAGTGGGAGATGGCGATACGAAAAGCTTTGTCTATCATACAATATGGTATGTTAGCTTTGGTCTTGTTGGACTTAGGAGGGATTTCTATCTTACACTATTTTAGTTGAGGGTATTTTCGTACACCTCAAACCGTTGTCTTATAGTTATTGGAAGTAGCAATAAGAGAGCAGAACGAAAGTTGTTTCGTATTGTAGTAGGATAAACTAATAAAAATAAAAGGTAAAGTTGCTCCAACAACTTTAACCAGATTTGAGGTTTATCTATGAACATTTCTAAAACAGCAAGAGGAATTCTTGCAACAGTTCTAATGTCTGCTAGTTTAGTAGGCGCAGGTTATATGTCTGAAGTGAGTGGTGTCACAAACTTCACTGATATTGCAGAAGTACACGCTTTGGGTGGTTCTGATGCAAATGCTAGTTCAGAGTCTATGAGTCGACTTCAAGAGAAGGTTTACGATGAGGTTTCAGGAAACACTTATCGTACAACTACAGGTGATGGTCTCACTGGTTCTAAGATTTATAACCAAAAAGGTGAAGTTACAAGTAACTTTGACAAATTGACTGAGGGTGACAAAAACAAGGTCATTCAAGACATCAATAGAGCAGTTAAAAAGACTGCTGACAGAGATGCGACAGCGATTGAGTCAGGTGAAGCTACAAATAACGCAGTCACAAAAGGTACTGTTAACAAATTCTGGAAAGACATGAGAGAAGTTCGTAAGTCTACGGCAGGGTATCTCATTTCTGTCGCAACTGCTGATGTAGCTGCTGACTGGGATGCTGCTTCAAATTTCTTGGCTCCGTTCTATCCATTCTTTAACAGTGCGATTGCGGTATTCTTGATTTTAGCTTCATTCTCATTCTTTATCCATTTGGCGATTGCAGTGTTCTACTTCATGACTCCTTCATTCCAGTATTTTGTAAAAGATGCTGAGAGTGCTAAAGGTGCGAGGGGTTATATTGCAAGCATTATTCCGAAACAAGCGGTTACTGCCAACGACCAAGCTTTGGATAAAGGTGGAAACCCACTTCTTATTTACATTGGTAAAACTTGGGTAATGATGCTCGCTTATGCGTTAATCTTGATTTTCTTCGCAACCAACTCTATGTTGGTCTTGGTCGGCCCGATTTCAACACTTTTTGCATCCCTTGTTGGATTGTAATTGGTCGATTCGTCAGAAAAGAGGTTATAAATGGCACAGTTAAAATTCGTCAGAGTTTTACAAGTAGCCTTGTTATCCTTAGTAGTGAGTTTGGGGTTGTGGGGTTTTTCTTCACCCAACTCCAATCTTTTGGTAGATGTCGTACAAGCTAGAGCGAAGTTTGATGCAACTACTGTGAGCGAGAATAGTATGCCTTTTGTCATTGTAGACAGTGAAGCAGGGGTGTCCTCAGTTGTTGATAACATCAATAATGAGATTAGAGTACAGTTAGTTGTACGTTCAGATCAAGTATCTGACGGTTGGAAGTTTGTTTACTACAACAGTAGTAAAAAGCGAGTTTCGATTGACCGTAAGAACTTTTTGGAATATCCTATGAATACTCGTCAGAAAATCATGGATATAGCTTTGAGTAACTTGAAAGATGACCGTTCAGGGGGGTTATCTGCAAGAGATAGAGCAAGGCTCTATAAATTTGTAGAAGACCAAGATACGAATATTTCAAGTGTTCTACAAGCAGTTAACTCTGATGTAACGGCTGACTTAAATGAAGCACAAAACATTTTGAAATTCTTTACAAGTCCATTAGGTACTTTGTTGGGTATTCTTACAATTTTGATTTGTGCAACAGTTGGTATCTCTATGGCGATGGATGTTTTCGCAATGATGACTCCAAGTTTGATGTATCACTTTATGAAGAAAGGAGACAAGCGCCCTGTGTTGATTTCACCTGAAGCTTGGTTCTCTTATAAAGATGGTATTTCAAAAGGTGCGCACTCAAATTACATGATAACGTACTTGTCTCGCTCTGTTCCAAAATTAGTGGTAACAGGTGCTTGTTTAGCCTACATTATGATTGGTAATGCCACGGCTCTTGCGATATTCTTTGCCAATCTATTTAACCGATAAGTTGTTTTCTTGGAGCTTATCGTTAATTGGTAAGTTTCATTGCAAGCAACTAGGGAGCCTCGGTATCGTTGGGTACTGAGGTTTCTTTTTTCAAGAAAGGAATCTTTAAATTCATGTTCGGACAGAAGAAGATTAAAGATAAACAAATTAAATTAAAGGAAACAAGCAAGTTCTCACGTTTTGTAGACTCGTTGCGCGAGGGTTCGATTTTGTTCTTTGGGGGAAAATCGGTAGATAAAAGAAAATCAACGAGTCAGTTTGTTCCAATGACTTTGGAGCAAGTAGTAGTTGAAAATAGAAGAAAGAAAGTCAGAAGTTTTGTAGGTAAGACTGTAACTTTGGTTTCGGTATCCTTACTTCTCGGTTCGATTGCTTTGCAAGTAGGTAGTTCAGTTTTAGGTTTAAAAGCTGATTATACTACTGCTTATGCTGAGAACAAACAAGGTCAGAAAAGTTCTGCCTTAGAGCGATCTATTGACCAATTAAAGATTGCAGCAGGTGAAGCTGATGGTTCTTTATCCGGTGGAGCAAAGGGACTCTCCCCGGCAGAGGTTAAAACAGTAGGGTTCTTTATCTCTAACTGGTACTCACCGTTTACAACACGTGTTTCTATAAATGGTAATACTGTTGGGGATGCTCAATCTGACATTCAAACCATTTTAAGAACTCACGCTGGTTTAGCTGATGATCCAGCAGGGGAGTTAGCGAAACTAGTTGCTAACTTAGGTGCTAAAACTTCTGAACCTTTGTACTTAGCTAAGTCAGATGATAATGGTCAAACTTGGAAGTCATTACAAACAAAAGCTACTTACTTTGAAGTGTTATTTGGTTCTGTAGGGTTATGGTCTAAGTCGTTATTAACCACAGATGATGAAGTTTCTCTTAAAAATCGTTATGAGTATAATGTAGATAAAGGTACTTTATTAGGGTTAGTTAGGGAAAGTAAAGCTAAAGAGTCTGACTTAAAACGACAAGAAATTGTCTATGAGTGGAATCCAGACCCTAGTGGTACCCCTACGGTATCCCAAGCTACTTTTTATACAAACTTTGCTTCAGTTGATGCCTCTAAGAGTTGGGGTTCTAATGTTTTGACTTTAGATGGGTCAGATAGTAAGATTGTAGACTTGTTAAAGTCAAATGATAGACATTTAGCTGAGAAATTGAATGCTTACTTAAACGGGTTTGATTATGAGGAACGTGGTGCTTTACCGGCTGCTATGAAAACAAAGAACCAAGGTTCTTTGAAACCGTTCTATGATAGCTCTATCTACTCAGCAGGTATGTATACTGATGGTTTTGGTAATTTAATTTCAGAAACAGGTTCAGACCAAAGAGGTGCTTATGTTGTGATTCCAGCTTCGCAAAACCCTATGATGTATGCTAAGAAGATAAACGATACAACAAATAGTTCAACTGCATCCAGTAATGACAAAGAGAATAACAAGAACAAAGATTCCAACAAAGATTCCAATAAAGAGAAAGATAAAAAGGTTGATATTAAAAGTTCTAGTGTAGACGAGAAGATGTCTGAGATTTATAACAACACGAATACTGGTGTGGGTCGTCAGATTTCGATTAACAACCTTAATAACTTAGCTCTTTTAAAAGGTAAAGGGTATCTTTCAGTAGACGGATCAAATGCAACTTTAGGTGGTTCTGTTGACCGTAAACTGCGATTTTATTCGGCTATTGCAAATGATTCAGTAGTAGCAGGAAAAGAGTCAGCAGATACTTCTGGTTGGGGTTGGTCAGTTGACTTTTATAACTTTAATGATTTAGGTGCGGTATTACAAGGTGCATTGAATACTCAGTGGTTAGTTCGTAACGGTAATGAGTCAACAACTTTGACTAAAGATGGGTCTATTTTCCATAGCGGTTCAAATGTTGAGGGTTACAATTTTGGGTCTTCCTACTCTGAAATTCGTTCAGGTTCTACTGATTACGCATTGCCTCAAGGTTATTTAACTGGGTTTTTCCCTGTATTTGGGGATTCAAGAACGATGTTTGACTTAACTAAAAATGTACCTGGTGCAGATGCATGGGTTTCTATGAACGCGAAACCTTTCTCAGATGACTCTTATAAATTTAAATCAAATATGTCACTTACAAAACCAGTAATTGATGAGATTATTAGTTTTGATGATAAGGGGTTTGCAAGCGGTAACGATAAGTTCAAGAAGTTAGGTGACAACGGTACTTTATTAGTAGGTAAAGCTCAAGATATTCCATTACAGTCTTCTCGCTTAGACAGTAGTGGGTATTGGGTGGGACAAGGTTCAAAAGGGGCTTTAGTTGATACAGCAGGTGAAGCTCCGAAAGATACTGCTGACAAAAAATACGCTATCAACTTATACGCTTCAACTGTACTTGTTCGTGCTAATCCTCTCAATAAAGACATTCCTTATGTTATTAACTTAGATAACTCTTCTGTTATTGATGAAGATGCATTGAAGGCAGCTTCTGAGGGTGATGAGGAAGATTTAGATCATGTATTGAAAAATATGGCTTACTTCATGTTGAACCCAACTAAAGGGCGTGAGTACAAACAACGTTGGTCTAAAACCTTTATGAACCAAACAATGTTGAGTTCATTGCAAGATATGGTTGGTGCAAACACAGCTTCTAGTTACTCAGGTACAACTCGTTATTTGGAGTTAACTGGTTTTGCAACTATTCCTAAGATGAATGAGATTAAGTTTACAGATTACTTGTATTCTAAATTCTCTTCTTGGGGTGTCACTATTCTGATTGTAGCTTCTTTCTTGATGTTAGTATTCTTATTCGTAGGTCAAATCCGAGTGGTACCAGCAGTTCTTTCTATTTTAGCCTTTGGGTATCTTTTGTACAGTCCACCTAAGATGATTGATGCTTCAACTCATTTGACTAATCAGATAAATTCTTATTTCTTCAAAGATAAGTTTATGTTTTGGGTTATGGCGACACACCAAAACTATTCTGACTCGGTAGCACAACTTCAAAAAGCTGCTGAAACTGGGAACTACGATAACTACACTGCCTTACTAGTGAAACTACAAGGTGGTTGGGGTGGTTCTGAAAACGAAGGAGAAACAGATGTATATGAGTGGCAACAAACTCTTGGTGCATCGGTTAAAGTTCGTTGGATGGCTCCTAAGAAAGATGGTTACATTCAACAAGTTAAACGTGACTTAAAACAAGTCACTTCAAATAGTGTTAATGAAGCAAACAAAGATAAAAAGCAAGGTGAGTAGGAGGTTCTGAGCTTTATGATAACAACTAAAAAGATGAAGCAGTGGACTTTGGTAGGGGTATCCCTTGGGGTAATCCTCGCTCCTAGCTTTCTATCCAGTTTAAGTGTCCTTAGTCCGAGCATTGTTTATGCGGAGGAGAGTAAGGACATAGATAAAGACAAGAAAGATAAAGAGAAGAAGAAAGACAACGGAGAGAAGAGAAAAGATAATGATGCAAGTGGAAAGAACTTGATTGATTCTCCTTTGACTTCGGCTTTGCTTTCCAATGGTTTGTCGAATGAAGATTACACAGGGTTAGATACAAATTACCTGTACAGAGGGTATCCCGACATTGCCGACTATTCTCGTATGTATTATGGGAATATTATGGGTGATAATATCTCAACAAATGGTGCGATTGTATTTAACATTGGTTCATGGTCTGAGGGTCTTGCAACTATGTTCCCTCAAACGGATAAGACCTTAAATGTTTCAAACTCTGTAACTCCATCTGATATTCGCTCTTCTATGCAAGAGTATTTGAGTTTGGAGAGTTCAGACAAACCAAACCATCAAACTTTGTTACAACGGTCTAAACTTGGGTTTATCAATGACCGTAAAGGAACGTCTTCAACAGGTTCGGTTGATACAAAGACTATGAAACGGATTTTCGCTCCGATTTCGTCAAATACGATTGCAAAGGTTTCAACACAAGATTTGAGCCAAGTGAAAGTAGGAGATGAAGTAGGTTTGAATGAAGATTACTTCATTCTATCTAAGCGAAACTTCAATAACCATAAAGAGACATTGCAAGACCAAATGGCGAAAACCAACAAGTCTACAACTGGAACGGCAATTCCTCAAGAGGATGCGGTATCTTTGTCTGCTTTTGCTCTTTATACAGAATCTCCATTCTATTACTTATCTTGGGGGCTTTACGATAATGGTTTAAGTACCAAAGCAGGTTCAAGTGGTGAGTTTAAGAAAATGATGTTAGAAAAGAATGACTCATATTTCTACAACTACCAAATGGAAGCAGGTAAACCAGGTTATGGAGCTATGAAAGACTTCCTAGACTTTGGTTCTCTATTTACTGTAACTATTCCTTACTTACGTGAAGCCAACAAAACCTTGTTGCAGTGGAGTGATACTTACGGTACAAAACCATACGCAGGTTATGGAACAAAACGTACAGAGCTTGATGCGATTACGGATAAAGAGTCTGAAGCTTACTATAAGACTTGGTTCAACTACTCATCAGATAACGCCTATAGAACTTACACTGCTTGGGTTGATTACTTGTATGAGTTAGACATTGCAAAACCTGAAACGATTGAATACGCTGGTCAAAAGCAAGTGGTATCTGAGCCAATGAACCCGGCTGCTTATACTATTCGTCCGATGGTATTTTCAGAGAGTGAAATGCTATACTATGGTTTGAAAGAGTCTGATTTAACACAGGTTGAGAAGAAACTTCAAGAGGTAGCGAAAGAAGTTCGTAATGATTGGTTAAATGTTATGAACTATTACACTCTTGATGATGTGGTGCTAAATACTGCAAGTGCTATGATTGCGACATTTGATTTCAACCGTATCTTTTCTCAAACTGGGTTCAACCAACGCCAAGTAGTTTTTGAACCTCAAGGATTTGAATTGAAAGCTTTTGGTTGGGATGCTTTCCTTCGTATGATTTTGCAAAATGCGACAGGTGAGAGTTTGGTGTATAACCAAACTTTGAAGTCGGACATTTATGAGATTGTAGCTGAGAAAGATGGGTTTGTAACACTCTTCATGATGTGGTTCAACTCCTTTGTAGTAGTATACTTGGTACCAACTCTATTGATTTTAATTTTGTGTTGCTTACCTATTGCTATGATGCTTTCGGTATTCGCGTCCTTTATTCGTCAAGATAAAACATTAGTTAAGTCTTTTGCTACAGAGTGTATGTTACCGTTCTTACTTGTTTTAGGTGTAAACATTATGTTAGCCTTCACTGTTTCTATTCTTATGGGAGATGGTGGAAATCAACTTGTAACAGGTAATTTAGGTAAGAGTCAGTCCTTTAATTCTCCACGTTCCACTATGGGGGTTTTAATTGCAGTTACTTTAGTTGCTTGTGCTTTGTATTGGGTCGCAGTAGCGAACTTGTTTAAAGGTCTTTATAGAAATGCTCGTATTGTTTCTATCCCAGTGAAAGCTGGTGTACAGATGGCTGCAAGTTTAGTTGTTGGAAACTTAGAGAAAGTGAAGAATATTGCTAGTGGGGTAGATTCTTCGGTATCTAGTGCTTCAAATAGTCGAGTTCGTGATGCTGTAGGTAATGCGACAAGTTCTGCATCGGACTTTACTCGTCGGAACTTAGGTGGTGCAGGTTCTAGGTTTAAACGAATGTTTGGGCGAAATAGAAGTTCTAAACGTACACAGTCTTCGGCTTCTAAACAAGCGGATACTGAGGTAGCTAAAGAACTTGAAGGTCTATTTGATAAACCAACTGCACGGTCGTCTAGTCAAGTAGACACTCAAAGTAAGTTTGATGCTTTAGACAAAGAGCTGAAGAAAGATAGTAAATCAGACAATGATGCGTAGCAAATAGTTGTCTGTCGAGGGTATTTATGATATTCTTGTAAGTGCAAAGTCTGGAATAATGGCTTTGTGCTTTTAGTTAGAATTGGATTTAGACTTGAAGAATGTGAGGTTACAGTATGTTTTTTGAACCCATGTTAAGGTTCTTAATATTGCCAATTATAGTTTTAGTAGTAACTCTTCTGTATCCTTTAATTGGTCGATTCTATCGTCATTTTGCTAAAAACTCTATAAGAAAACGAAAGCAAAAATTAGAAGAATTGAAAAAGAGTCGAGCTGAGTTACAAGAAGAGGTCAGTAAAAAAGACCTAACAGATGAGGATAAGAAACAGGTTGAAAGTGTTTTAGTGAAAACTGCATCCGATGAAGTAAAAGAGCGCTTAAAGTTGTTAACTCTTCGTTCGTCCTTGGGTTTTAATCGCTTTTTAACTTGGTTAGCTAGATTAACTTCTATTGTTCTAGTTTCCTTTGGTTGGACATTTATGGTTGCGACTATTGGAGCTTCTGCTGCGGTTACTTATGTTGCAATTATGGCTACGGTTGATTGTGCGCCTACTGAGGTTAATACTTCACAAGGGTCTAATTCAACCAACACAAACTCTCAGAATGTGGGTTCTGTGGATTTATCTACAGAAGTAACTGATTGGGCAAAGGATTATGAAGGTTTTACTTTCATTGGAGACTCTTTAGGGGTAGGAGTTGAACCTAAATTAAAAGGGTATTTTCCTAAATCGATCTTTGATAGTAAAGTTTCAAGAGCCTTTGAGAGTTCAGATAGTACACTCAGTGGTATTGAGTCTGCCAAGAAATTGGAGTCTGAGAAGAAAATTAAAGATGTACTTGTTGTAGCGCTAGGTACAAACCAACCTCCAACAAATGAGTTGATGGATAAACTTGTAGGTGAAGCGAAAAGTGCTAAGACAGTTATTTGGGTAACAACTGCTTCACAAGGGGGTCAAGGTTCTTATAACAAGGTAGATCGTGATAAGATTGCAGAGACTATTAAATCTTATGTAAGTAGTAAGTCAAATATGGCTTACCTAGATTGGAACCAGTACGTTCAAGAAAACTCTAAATGGGAGGAATTAACGTCTGACTCCGTTCACATGAACGACAAAGGTTATGATTTATACTCTAAGTTCCTCACTCGCGGTATCTTTGATGTCATTAAGTCTCATGGTTCTAGTAGCGATAACTTAGTAACAAAAGCTATTAGGAAGATTAAATGTAAACCAAGGCAACATAAAACCAAGGCTTCAACTAAATCTGATGCTAGTGGTCTTTCTTCAGAGGATGGTCAAGACAACCCTCCGGCTGATGCCTTTAGTTCTTGGGGTTGGCGCCCAGAGGATTTACCTGAGGGGTTAAAGCCTTACATTATTAACCCTAAAAATTACGGTATGGATTTTGGTTTACCAGGTACAGGTTGGTTTCAATATCCAGCAGACCCAAGTATTAACGGTCAGTGCGTAGCTTTGACTATTTCTTTAGGAAATCATATTTGGGGTAGACCTCAAGAAAGTGTTCAAGGTCATGGTGCTTTGCAAGCGGGGGCTTGGGCGAATATTTTCGGCAATCGGACAACTAATACACCTAGACGTGGTGCTATATTCTCAGATATGGAGCATCCAACTTGGGGACACACAGGTATTGTTTGTACTGTATTTAAAGATGGTACATTGCTTACAATCGAACAAAACACTTCTTTAGCAGGTTGGGATTACCGTGGTGAGCAGTATGTTTGGTATTACCGTATTTACCGTAAAGAGCAGTGGCAAGGTTTAGGTATGGAGTTTGCCTATGATGAAACAAAAACTCCGATTTTAAAATAATAGTTAGAAAGTAGTAGTGATTTGAAAGTATTGAGATGGATTTTAACAGTTGTATGTGGAATAGGGTTAGGAACCCTAATAGCTCTCGGTATCCTCTACTTCAAAGGTGAGCAAGAAGTTCGTCACGAAAAGGATTCTCCCACTGAGGTAAGTTTAAAACAAGAAGAAACGAAGTCGGTTGAAGACAAAGTTCAAAGTGACTTGGAACTTAACTTAGCAAGAGCAAGGGGTTATTTGTCAGAAGGTGCTAGAATAACAGATAGCGCTAAAGTAAAGGAACAACAAGAGTCGATTGAGAAGTTGCTTGAAACTTTTCGTGGAGGAAAAGACGACAGTCGCTTGAAAGCAGACTCTAGCGGTATCTCTCTTCGCTACGCAGTCGAAAAACAAGGCTATAAATTAAAGTCTGATAGCTTTGAAGTTTGGTCTACCAAAGATCCTGATGTTGTAAATAATTTGTTTATACTCACAGGTGGTAAAAATGATGATATGTACTTAGTTTTGTCGTATGAGAAAACCGCCAACACGTTCCACATTTTATATCTCTACGGAGGTAAACCAGACACATTCGGTTAGAAATACCTCTCAGGAGTCTCAGATTACCCCAGTTTTGATTTTAAACTTTGAGTGATAAGTTTATATGTTTGAAATTTAAAATCGAATAGAGAGCAAATGAGAGCCTTATAAGAAATTGCCAAGTGAACGAAAGTGTTTGCTTGGTTTTCTTATTTTTAGCAAATGCTTTCTTGCGTTTTTCTCAGAAATAATGTAAAATAAAACCATTAAGTAAATTTAAGTGATAGGAAACAGAAGATGTTCAAAGATTCTCGTAAAGGTTGGATTTCAAAGCTCACAGTAGGTAGCAAAGTAGGAATTAGACACAAAGATGTAATTTATGGAGGAACGGTTTCCTTAGTTACTGCTTTAGGGGTTTTACTAGTTCGTTGTGAGAATAACTTGAAATTCAAAATTATGCCTGATGGTTACAGTTCTACGAAAGACTCGGAGGTTCTTCCTTATGGGGAAGTTGAAGAAAGTTAGTATTTACGGTGGGGTTTTAATTGGAACAACTCTATGTAGCCTAGCGGTATCTACCTTTTTTCTTCAAAATTCGGGAGACGGTCAAACCTTTGATTTAAGCCGACTGGCTCCTTTAGTCTCCGAGGAAAAGACAAGAGGGCAACTCCAATATGAAAATGCTTGGTCTGAGCAAATTGAGTTAGAAAATCAAGTGAAGCCTTTCGAAAATTACATTATAAATTGGGTTGCAACTTATACAGGTCGTAAAGGTTTTCAAGGACAAAACACAAGTAGTTTGAAGTTTGGTACTTTGGAAAATAAAGGTTCGTATACCAATATGACGGACTTGGTAAAACATTACCCAAATTTACTAGGGGTTATAGAGAAAGTAACCATTCAGTATAGTTACGACTCTGTAGCAAACCAACTAGTGCAAAGAGTTTCTGTCTATAAAAGAGGTGTGCAGGGGTATCGACAAGCAACAGTGGTTTACGATTCCACAGGTTCTGTTGTTGATTACACGTTAGGTAATTTTGTAAAAGTAGGTGGTTCAAGTGAAGAAGATTAAATCGAAAGTTGTCTTATGGTTCTTACACCTATTTGATTACAGACTATCGAGTAAAGCAAAGAGAAATGTACTAATAGGTCTTGCAGTATTGGTAACTTTAGGGTTCTTTGGTTTTATTGCAAATAATATTATTCAGTCTCATAATGAGGGTGCTAAATTACAGAGAGATACAGAAGTTGCAAAATCAGCAAAAGAAGTTGTTTCAAATTACGCAGATGAAACTTTTGCAAAAGAACACTTGAGTTTAACAACAAGTCAGTGGAAAGCAAAAGATAACAATTTTGACTATTCTCTAGCTAAGACTTATATGACTTACTTAGCTTCGGTTGAGGATAGTGCAAGTGCAGAAAGAGCTTACAAATCTCTCCCTTGGGTATCCCCAAAAGTCGGAGATTCTTTACTCTCTTGGCCGGACGATTACGCACCAAGTGTAGATAGACTTGTAAATTTAAAAACACTATCGAGAGTATATAGTGCTGGGGGTTTAGACAAATGGTTTGCTTTGTTTGATGTGTCTGCAACCAACAAAATTGGAACGCGCGTAGAGTCTTTGGTTTCGGTAGAGTTAGCAGTAAGTGAAGGTAAAGTAACCTATTGGAAGATTGAACATGGAGGATTGCGATAGTGGCTGATTCAAAGCGAAACTATTCAGAGGGGTATTGGCTTGTAAAACCTCAATTAGGAAAATTAACAGTAACAAACTTAGTGAACTTTGCAGAGGCAGAAGGAGCTTATGGTGTTGCTAGTGGTGGAATTTTAAGACTAGGTAAAAGTGCCTTATTCTTTGGATTTTACATTGTATTGTGTATTGTCCTTTCTGTAATTGTAAAGAACTGGTTTGTAAGTTTTCTTTTGTGGGTCTTGTTATTCCCACTTCCTTTTCGTTTAATTTCCTTGTTTGTATTTAATGAGCGAAAGGTTAAGAAGGAGTTTAAACTGAGGGAAGAGCTGAAGTCGAAGACTGATACTTCCTTATTCTCTCATTTCTTCGGTATCTACGATATTGATGAAACTTTGCCTTATGTTTGCTATATGTTAGATGGTAGTATTGGTATTTTCATTCGTTGTGTCCGTAAGACACAAGTAGGTAAGGTTCAAGAGAAAGCCTTTCAACATAGTCAAGGGTTGGCGAACTTTTATAATCAATGTGCTGCTTTAAATGTAGTACCAGAGTTGATTGACTTGCAAGCAGCGAACTCTTATGATGAGCGTTTTGATGACTTGTACAATCACTTAAATGAGGTGTCTTCTCCAACCATGCAAAAGGTTCTATCTTCTATGTACCATCATTGGGAAGACAACTCTAGTAGTTCTCAGTTGACTTATGAGTATTTCTTACTCCGTGGTTCAGGAGACCCTATGGTCTTTTGGGATAAAGTAACCGCCTTGATGTCTGCTCTTATGACTGCAAGTTACAAGCGTATCCAAGTGTTGAACGAGGAACAAATTGGAACTTTGGTAGAGGATTTATATGGTTTAACCGAGTTTTCAGTAACAGAAGCCATGAACCAAGCAGTTCAGAAGTCAGAGCGTTCAAGTCTTCGTCTATTGTGGTTGGGAGACGCCCAAAACCGTAGAAAACAAGTGAACACTTCTCTATCAGAAGCTCGCTTGAAACAAGAAGAGCAGTACAGAAAACAACAAGCACAAGCAAGGGTATCTGCAGAACAAGCGAAAACTCAACCTAAGAAAACCAAGAAAAAAGGTAAAGAGAAAGCAAAACAAACCCAAGCAGAAGTGTTGGACTTGTTTGGAACAGAAAGTAGCTCAACAAAACAAGCAAGTGGCTTAACAAGTGTGTTAGAAACAGATGTCTCTATGGAAGAATTGTCAACACCTGTGGATAACTCTCCTAAGTCTGTGGATAAAGGTGCGGATGTGAGTGCAGAAGATTTGTTTGGTGGCTCTAGTAGTCGTCAAGTGAATAAAATTGAAAGTTCAGATGAATTGGACTTATTTTAGGATAAGAAAGTAGAGGGTGTCTTTAGATGATTGGTTTAATTTTTGGAGAGAAGAGTGAGCAAGTAGTAAATGCAGTGAGGGAGTCGCATGGTTTGAAAGAGGTGGAAGGTTTCACTTCTATCGGTGCTTTTCTGAACATGGCGAGTCGTAAGGCTCTTCGTTGTGAGCGTTTGATTATTAACTGTGTAAATGTAAATTCACCGCAAGAGTTTAGCAACTTGCGTACTTTTTTAATGGATCACGCTCGAACTACTGAAGTTGTACTCTTTGGTCGATATTTTGAATCTGCAGACTTGGAAGTAGTGGATTCTTATTACAGTTTCTTTAGTGAGCCGATTTATACAGACTATTTGCTACAAACAAATGAGCAAGTAAATGTGGATTTGATTGCAAACAACTTGTGTAAGAGTTCTTTAGACACTATTCGTTTAGAACATTCTAGTAAGAAGAATATGAAAGCGGTTGTTAAATATGGAACGGAGCAGTCTGCGGTATCCTCGCAAGAGCCTGCATTTACACCTCCAAAGCCAATAGCTAGTAAAGGTTCTGTAATTAAAACTTTTGGTTATGGAGGGAAGGTCTTTGGAAAGAAGAAACTCACAAAACAAGAGTTAGCAGCGGTTTCTAAGTTAGATAATGAAATCTATGCAGTCTTACAGTTAGCTCAGTCTAGGTAGGTGGTTTGATAAAACATGGACTACATTTTAACAACAAAAAACGTTCGGTATCCTAGTTGTACCACTGTTTCTAGTATTAAACAGATAGAACGGATTACTATGAAAACGACTCTCATTATTGAGTCGTACACAGATAAAGACTTTGACTTCTTAGTGTTTATTTTAAATGCTATGAGAGATAACTCTTTAACTAAGATTGCTTATATAACGGAGACTTCTTCTCGTATTGTCTTAGAAACTATGAAAACCGTAGGAGCTTATGTCATTCAAGATAGTTCCTTGTTAGATAATACGGAAAGTTTTTCTGACTTACTAGAGTTCATGTCTAGTCGAGAGATGGACAACCAAACAGACGAATTAACTCAGTTAGCGGATAGTTTTACGATTGTTGATGAATACATTCGAGGTAAGTTAGAGGGTGAGTCTAAGTTAGTAGAGCGTAAGATTTCTATGGCTTATGAACAGTTGAGTGATGTCTTACAAGAAGTTGTGTTCTCAGCAGAGTTAAATGAAGAACTACAAGCCTTTCTATTGACTGCTTCAAGTAGATTGAAGATTGCAGATGAACAGTTGTCAAAACAAGAAGATGAAATCAACAATTTGAAGACCTCTTCCTTTGGAGGGTTTGGTTCGATTAACACTTATACTCAGTATAGTTACACAGGAAACTCTAAGGTCTTGTTGATTAAGGAGCAAGCTCCCACTCGGTATCTGACCTCGTTCTTGTCGGCTTATATTGATTGGTTAGCGAAAGTACCAGAGATACAAGCAAAATTGATTGTAATAGACCAAGCTACAGAATATGTAGATGCTCGTTATAAGTCTTTACGCAAGGTAGACTCAAGTAATATCACACGTGAAGCTTCTAAGTTGTACTTGTTGTCTGAGATGTACACAACAACTCCAACTACAAGTGTTATGAGTGCCTTAATGAGTCCCGGAATTGACTTATATGTGATTTTGGATAGAACTTATAAGCGCACTGCAGCGGTCTCAGGTAGAGGGATTACAACGGTTTACAGTGTTTCAAGTCGAAGACTGATGAGAGATTTAGGGTTGAACTCAGAAGAAACGATTGTGAATGATAATGGAGAACAATCTCAACTCGGTATCCTCGCGTTGATTGAAAGTTACGCAACAGATAAAGAGTCTCGTAAATTGCAACAAAGAAGTGCCTTTGAGTCGATTATGAAACGCTTAACTGAGTTGTGTAATTTGGGTTATTAAACTTAGAAAGGTAAGTGTGATTTAGTGTTTAAGAGGAAAGAAAACAAAGTAACGAGCCTTTCTAAGAGTTCGTTAGAAAATCAGAAAACACAAGAAAACCAAGAAAAGCGTAAAGGTTTCCTTGACAAATATGTGGACTTGATTAAGATGTGGGATTCGGTCTATGACGAGTACCGTTCACGTTACAACCCAGAGCGAGCTTTGGCTTCAAGTAGGCGCTTGTATATGGACTCGAACTTTACTTATAGTGGAACTCAAAACGTAACAGCTTATTACGTTATTGATGAACTCCCACCAGAGTTTGAAATGGGGTATCGTGCAACGCTTCGCTCCATTGTACCAGAAGGTATTTCAATGAACTTCATTGAGTCAAATGAACCTTTTGAGATTAATTGGGACGACCCTAAGGTAAAAACTCGTCTGTCTGTTTTAGATGAAGTGAGTGCGAAAAACCAAGAAGAGTCAAGCAAGGGTTCGAGGTTCACTCAACACAAGTATGTAAAGACAGCGCAGAAAGATGAACGTTTGTCACTTTCTGTAGAATACGCAAATGACGCAACTTTGAGTGACCAAGACAAGCGTTACTTGTATAAAGTCCGAGTTATGATTATCATAACAGGGCATAGAGGACCTGAGTTTACAGATGTGTTGAAAGATTTTGAACACATGTGTAATCAGAGAACTGGAATGCAAGTCCGCCGAGTTACCGGTATCATTGCAGACGCCGTAGGCGATTTCTCTCCTTTTAACTCTGAAATGTCTAAGGAAAGCAAGCGTAAAATTCGCTCTACCTTTACCTCTGATGAGTTAAGAGCACAGTGGCACCCATTTGAGCAAGGGGTTGTTGGTTTTGGTACCACTTACTTAGGTACGAATATTGAAACGCACTCCCCTGTCTTCCACCAATTTAAACGTGACGTTACAGACGCTGAGATTGTAATTGTAATTGGTATGTCTGGGTCGGGTAAATCCTTTGAAATGAAGTTGTTGGCTACACAGTTTGCAGCTAATGACACCATGATTATGACGATTAACGACTATGAAGGTGGAGAATACAAAGGTCTTGGAACCTTGCTAGAGAAAGACTTTCAAGTAGTTTCATTGGACTTAGGTATGGGTTCAGGTCGCTACCTCGATCCAGTTCCGATTGTACCTACTGGCGATGAAGAAATGGACAACACCTTGTTTACTCGCTCTCGTAAGAACATTATTGACTTGTTTAGAGCGGTAGCAGGGGTAGAAACTTTGAAGAAATACGCTTGGATTCCCTTGATTATTGAGCGTGGAGTAGACCTATTTTACAGTGAATATGGAGTCTCAATCAACCCCGAAACGTGGCACGCCCTCGATGGTTGCTCGATTTACACGGTTTATAACTACTTGAAGAAATACCGTCCGAACTTAGAAGATGTGTTGAGTTCTATTACAGAGGAAGACAAAAATGTTTTAAGTGAAGATGATATTAAAGAGTTGTATAAGTCAGCTTTGAAAGACTTCCAAAGAGATTACATTTATTTCTTGGAAACCTTTGGTGCTTACTTTGAACCAAGCAAGAAGTTGAACAACTACTTTAAATACCCAGTTTACTTAAAAGACATTATTGATGCGAAGTTGGTTATTTGCGATTACAACATGAGAGGGGTTCCAGAGAGTCAGTTGTCTGAATTGGACGCTATTCTTATTCCTATGAACGCAGCAACTGTAGCCTATTACCGTACTGTGTATCCTTTCTCTCGTGGTCTTTATAATGTGAAGATTTGGGAAGAGCTTCAGCGTTTCAGCTCTCTTCCAAACGCAGTAGAAATTTTGAAAACTCCAATCACAGGGGGTCGTAAGGCAGGTGATATTAACATTGTCGCTTCCAATGACCCAGTTAAATTGGTTGAAAAAGATGAATTTTCTCTGTTTGCCAACTACACATTAGCTATGGTTGGGAAAATCAAATCTCCAGTTTACCAAGAGATTGTATGTAAAGCCCTCGGTATTACTGACTTGGCGGATGAATTAGCTGAGATTGGTGCAGTTATTGAGGAAGATGAAGGTTTGGTAGCAGGATATGACCAAGTACACGCAGAACCTTATAAAAAAGCCTTTGTCTTGAAGTTGAACTCTGGGGAGTCCGCGGTTGTAAAAGCAGATATTCCACGTGTAATTAGTGATACACCGTTGTTCAGAACAGGGGTTTTACAACAAGACCATAAATAATTTAAACTTCTAACAAAACTTTTAAAATTTTTAACAGTAGATTTGACCTCTAATTCTTTTTGTGTTACATTTTAGTTGTAATAAGAAAGGAGGTGTCTCTTTGTATAAGAAATCTGAAATTTTAAAGAAGCCAACTTATAAAACAGGTGAAATAGCTACTCTACTTGAGGTAACTATACCTACGGTCATTCGGTATTGTAAATTGGATTTGATTCCTTGCCATAAAACGGAGTCAGGTCACAGACGTATATTAGCTACTGATGTTTGCGCTTATTTAGACAAACAGAATATGCTTTATGAGGATAGTTCTGCAACTAAGTCTGATGTCATTTACGCTCGTGTTTCTACACATAAACAAGCAGAGCGCGGAGACTTAGAAAGACAAATAGAGAAAGTGAAGTTGTTTGCGATTGAGCAAAATGTCAATAACTTACTTGTCAAAACAGATGTAGGTTCTGGACTAAACGATAATCGTAAAGGTTTACTATCTGTGCTAGATTTAGTTCAAGAAGGAAAAGTAAATCGACTTTACATTCTCTATAAAGACCGCCTAACAAGGTTTGGGTATCATTATTTAGAGAAAATCTGCGATTTTCATGGTGTTTCTATAATTGTTGTCTCTGATGAGACTGAGAATAAAAGTCAATCTGAAGAACTTGCTGAAGACATAATCGCATTGATTCATTTGTTTTCAGGTAAACTATATGGTTTAAGACATAAGATTAAAAAAGGAGATTCAAAGTGAGTGATGTTTTGAGTTTATGTGAGCGTCATATTATTAAACCTACTAATCCTTTATTTTTAGAGTGTGATAACTTAGCTTTTCTAGCAAAGAATTTATATAACTCGACTTTATACTACCAAAGACAAAGCTTATTTGATTCTGACTTTCAGAACTATTACGCAGTAAACAGAGAGTTTACTCATACGAATCAACCAGATTACAGAGCTTTACCTACTAAAGTTTCTAAACAAGTACAAATGCTAGTAGATAGGAATTTTAAGTCTTATTTCGCTTTAGTTAAGAAGAAAACTGCTGAGGGTTACTCTCCTAAAGTCAAACCCCCTAAATATTTGGATAAAACTGATGGTAGGTTTGTAGTTCCGTATCCTAAAGATGCTTTGAGTTTAAAAGTGGAAGGTTATGTAAAACTATCTAAAACTTCAATTATGATAAAAACCAATGTACCTAAAGAAGATATACGAGGCGCTCGCATTGTACCTAAAGGGAACCACTATGTGATTGAAATTTTATATAGAGTTGTAAGTAGACCATTGCGTTCTGAGTTATCTAAAAGAGTTGCTTTTATTGATCCGGGCTTGAATAATTTAATAACAGTTACAAGTAATTGTTTTAATCCTATTTTAGTTAATGGAAGACCTTTAAAAGCAATTAATCAGTTAGCTAATAGAGAGATAGCTAAATTGAAAAGTAAATTAAGTGCGCAAGATTTATACATGTTTCCTCTTTTGCAGTCTGTTTATAGTAAACGAGAAAGAAGAATAACAGATATGTTACATAAAATAACTACTCAGTTAGTGAATCATTTAGATTCGTACAATATTGATACTGTCATTTTTGGACACAATGTTGGGCAGAAACAAGACATTAACTTAGGTAAAGTAACAAATCAAAACTTCGTTCAAATTCCGTTTACACAACTGATTGCTCAACTACAGTACAAGTGTCAACTTAGAGGCATTAAGTTTATCTTAACTGAAGAGTCTCATACGAGTAAATGTAGCTTTTTAGATAAAGAGTCTGTAGAACATCACGAAAAATATAAAGGAAAACGTGTCAAACGCGGTTTGTTTAAAACCTCAAAGGGTATCCTCATCAATGCTGATGTTAACGGATCTTTAAATATTGGTCGCAAGTATTTAACTAAATTGGGTTTCTATACTGATGAACTGCATTACAGTTTGACTCAGTTTATGGTAAATCCTAAATTAGTTAAATTTAGTTGACTGTATAAAAGTAAAACATAATGAGACTAATATAGTCTTGGATTGTATAGAGGGTAGTCGCAGTCGCCCCAACTCCGACTCTAGCGCAGTAAACTGCGCAAGAGTAAGGTGAGAAACAACTTAAGTTGGAAACTTTAATTTTGTTAAGAAATTAGAGAACTGTCATTGCACAAGATAAGCAGTAAGATAATTTAGGTGATTTGAAAAATGATGTTATTAAGTTTAATTCTCTTTTTAGGGGGTATCCTTTGGGGGGTCGCAAACTCCATAACCTCTGAAAAGTTGAAAGAAGAGGTTAAGAAAAGTCGTTTCCTCGTAATTGGAGTAGGTGTGGTCTATGTTTTAGTAGTCCTTGCAGTAACGTTAGGAGGTAAACGATAATGGATTGGAGAAATTCAAATGACGACTTAACAAGGCAGTCAGATGCTCGTAGAGAGCGAGAAAATCAACGATTTGAAAATGGTATTTCAGGAGACCGAGGAGGTTTTGGTGGTATGCGCCAAGGTCCCGGTGGCGACCCTTTAGCTCGTATGAGAGGTATGCAACCTGACCCTTTTGCAAATAGAGTAGGCGGGGGTTTACCGCAAAGACCACCTTTCGGACAACCGCAAGGATTTCCACAACAAAATCAGCCCCCACAACATTTAAGTCAACATGAAGATTGGATGGACAAAGTCTTCAAGGTTGGTAAAAGTCTTTGGAAACATTTATCTTCCTATGTGTGGCCTGTTTTGTCTGAGTCCGATGATATGTTCAGAAGTGACTACAAACTAAGAAAAGGATTGACCGCTGCTCTCTTATACTATGGTGCAGTAGGTGGTTTCTCGTTCTTGTTTGGTTTGTTTACGAGATTTGCAACTGCTCCCGGTATCTTCATTTCGCTTGTGGGTGGTGGAGTGAGTGGTGGTATTTTCTTGTATAAGAACTCACAGAATAAGGAGTGGGGTTTGGTTGATGACTCTCCAAAAGAAGAAGTTATCCAACCAGCTCCACAACCCTCAGAATTTGGCGCTCCAAGAGATTTTATGGATGATGGGTTTGGTTCTCCAAATCCTATGGTAAGCTCTGAACCTATGGGTGGCTTCGGACAACCCCCAAGAAGAGAAGTTCCAAATGAGTTTAAAAACTTTGGTTCAAGTGGAGGTTGGGATGATGAAGAGGACGAACCTCCATTTCCTAAAAGACAAGGTTTTGAGCCTATGACAAGACCAAAACCGACTCAATTTGATGAAATAGAAGATGAGGAAGAAGGTTTTGCACCTCTCCCTAATGGTATCCCCTCAAAAGGAGCAAGCGCCAAGGACATTTGGGGGAGTATAGATGACAGTGAATCTGAGGATTTAGAAGAGGACTCCGAGGAGACAGAAGATAATTTGTCTAATTCAAGAGAAGAGTTAGAACACCCTAAGTTAGAAGAAGTGTCTGAGAGTGCTTTCACCTCTGATTTAGCAGGTGGTTTAGTAGAACCGGAGTTAGTAACTAGAAGTCTCTTGTTAGATAAATACTTGTCTGTTTTGGATGGTTCTAGTTTGAAACCAGATTGGTCTCGTGAGGTTTCTAAGAATAGCTTAGAGTTTAAACAGTTAGAGACTTTCCTTCGAGACGCCCAAACGGGTGGAGTTAAAGGTTTATCTGAAATGGATTGGGTAAATGTCGAGTCCATTACAGAGCGTGTGTCGGTATTTGAAATTATCACTGACCGACCAGAGAAGTTAAAAGGGAAAGAAACCCTCTTTGCAAAAGAGATTACAGAGCTGTTGAAAGACCAAATGAAAGATTACTTTGGTGAAAATGTAACAACAACTGCGGTTGGTAAAGGTAGTCGTATTGCCATTACTATCTTTAAGCAGACAGGTACGTCCTTTATGTTGAGAGACTTGATTGCTTCAAGTAAAGACTTCTTCTTAGACACTAAGAATGAATTACCAGTAGTGTTCGGAGCTGATGAATATGGAGAACCTATTCTTCTTGATTTAGCAAAACACACAGGAACAATTATTGCAGGGATGGCTCGAACAGGGAAATCCGTTCTCGCTACCGGTATTGTCAATCAGATGATGGCTTTAAATTCTCCTCGTAAGGTTCAAGTTGTTGCAGGAGATATGAAAAACAAAGACTCAGATTGGTACCAAATTACCTTACCTCACTTGCGTAGATTTGCAACAGGTACAAAAGCCATTATGGACTTGCTTGACTGGGTGGTTTCTGAGGAAGCTCCACGAAGAAAGAGATTGATTGGTGATCAGTTGAAAATTCAGAACTACAATGCGAATTGTTCTGATGAATCTGAGCAGTTGCCTTACTTATTTGTGGTTTTAGATGAAATTATTTCCTTTGCTGAAAAATTGGATAAAGATGAGAAAGTCACATACAAAGCTTATTTGAGTGAGATTTTAACTGCTTTTCCAAATGTCGGTATCTTCTTGATTTTCGTGCCACACCAACTACATAATGATTACTTCCCTAAAACGGCTTCTCGTATGGTAGGGAATAGATTTGCAGTTAAAGCAGGTCAACCAATTCAGAAAACAATTTGGGAGGACTCATACAGACAAATTGACTTCCCAACTACTAACACAGGTGACTTTGCTTACACTCTTGCTGGTTCTGATGAACCGAAGTTCGGTCACGCTCCGTTGATTATGAGTATGAATGGTGGAAAAGAGCGCTTGGATAAGTTATACGAAACTCAACGGAAGATGTGGACGAAGTTGTATCCTGAAGAAGCTGCTACCTCTGCTTATGTAACTCGTTTAAAAAATGAGCAAGCAAGTCAAACTTTAGGTAAGCTCGGTATCTCTGTTTCCGACACGGACTTTGCAGAAGAAGACTCTTTACGTTTCCCTAAGTCTAACCCAAGTAATGTAGACTTTATTCGAGACATTTAAAGGCATAGAGCAGAAAGGTAGGAGTTGTATTATAAATGGAAATTACATATCCAATTAGTAGTTCTAGGTTTCTGCTTGCAATGCAAGTATACGCTAGAAAAATGGCTTCGTATGAGACTTATGAAGAGGTTAAAAAGAGGGAGTTTGAAAGAATTTCTCTCTTCCGTCCTCTCCCTACAGTTTCAAAGGAGAGCATTAAGACTGAGGTTGTAGAAGAGAGTCCTCGGTATCTTCTCGACACCGAAGGTTCAGAAGAAGATACAGTTGAACTAGATTCTTTGTTTGATGGTTTTGAATCTTTTAAAGACTCAGACTGGTTGACTTCTATGAAGAGTAAAGAAGAAGTTGAACACAAAGTTGAGGAAGAGGAGCAAGACCCACTCCAAGGAGTTTCCTTTGCAAGTTTAGGGTTGAGTAGTAGTTCTTCGGATGATGAGCAAGAGTTAGAGTTGCGAGAATTTGAGGTAGACCCTTCAGAGGATGAAGATGAGTTTTCTGACTTTCTCTCAAACTCTCCAAAATCGTCTCTGAACAATTTCGGTTTAGAAGTGGATAAAATATCGACCTCAGAGGAAAAATCAAATCTGAGCCAATCTGAGACTTCTGAGAGCAATTTAGAGAGTGAACCAACTAGAGTAGAGTTTAAAGAAGAAATTTTCCGTTCAGACTATGTAGGTAAAAGAGAACCTTGGACTTACGTGGCGAAGGAAAAAGAGGTTGTAAAACCTCCTCAAACCCAACTAAGGGTATCCCAACAAGAGGTTGCACCTCGTCAAGTTCAAGAGCCCAAACCAACTCCAAGACCTCAAGTTGTTTCTGCTCCTCAACCAAAACCAGTCGTTCGACCTAAACAGGTTGCGGAAAGACCTCAAATTCAACCTCAACCGCAAGTACAAGTACAAGATAAAACAGTTCGCATGGTAAATGAGGACTTTGTGTCTTACTGTCGTAGGAACTTGAGAGTGCAAGAACAAGTAGCTTTAGGTTATTTTTCTCCAAGTGAAATTGAGTCTGCAGTAAGGCAAGGTAAAGTATTGCGTAAGGGTGGAGTTTTAATCTTTGCTCACTCGTAATTAGAAAGGTTTTTCAAGAGTTGTGAAATTAGTAGAAAACATTCGCTTTGTGAAGGTCAATGCAGAGGGTATCCCAAATGGCATTTGCGGAATTTGCTCTGCTTTGGTAGGTGGTTGGCTTGTGGTTCACGGTATAAAAGTGAAGCGCCAAGGTTCACAATATAAGGTTTTGTTCCCAGAGCGTAAATTATACGCAGAAGTTTATAAACCTGTTGTAACTGCTTTAAACCCAGAGTTTAAGAAAGAAGTAGATGCTCTCATTTTAAGTGAGTTTTACAAAGCATTAGAAAACAAGTAAAAGTTAAGGGATAACCCTTGACTTTTTTCTTTGAGTTTGCTAAAATTAGATATAAAAACAGTAAGAAAGGCGAAAATTTGTGGCAGTAACCGAAGTCTCATTTTACAATGGTGGTTTTATCGACAAGTCAGCTCCTATACAACGTTACAAGTTGTTAGATAGCATTATTCAAAAAGCCAATGAGGATAAAGACCAAGTAGGTTTTTCGGAGTTAGCAGATAGTTTATTAGATTTAACACCTGAACAAGTAGAACAAGTCATTGCTACAAAATCGTCTTTAAAAGAAGGTGTAGCAAAAGGTTCTCTTCGGTGGTATCAAACCTATGGAGTCCATTTTATTTTAGCAGCACGCTCTGCTCTTATTATGGATAGTGTAGGGTTAGGAAAAACGGCTACGGTTGCTTCGGTTATTAACCATGTAGGCGCTTTAAAACAAAGAACTAAAGGAAGACCTTTGCGTTACTTGTTTTTAACTGAAGTGGGTTTGGTTGCACAAGCTCGAAAAGAGTTAATTCGCTTTACAGGAGACTATGTAGCAACAACCACAGGAGACTCCAACCAAGTAAGTGCTTTTATCCAAGAGCAAAAAGAGTTAGGGTATCCTAGTGGTGTAGTTGCTTCTTATTCAGCAGTCTCTTCAAGTCACGAGTTTATGTTGTGGCTTGCACACACTACGAAGCTACATGGTAAATTTGATTATTTCTTTATTGATGAAGGTTCGGTGTTGGGTTCTACGAAGTCTGATATTTATAAGGCTTGTAAAACTGTACGAACTAAGTTTGCCAACCATATAGTTGTAATGAACGCCACTCCTTTTGAGAAGTCGATTGAAGGAATGTACAATCAGCTCAATTTCCTTTTTCCTGACTCGATGCCTTTAAAGACAAAATTTGAAGAGTTGTTTGTGAAAAAGTCTTTCCAAACTCACCAAATTTTAGGATATAAAGACCCAGAGTTGTTTAAGGTTTGTACTCGGTTTATGGCTTTTGGAACGGCTCGTCAAGAGCTGGGGGTATCTGTTAAAAACTCCACGTGTGAGTTGGTTCTATATAAACCCTCACAATACCAAAACAAGTTATTCAGTAAAACTAGACATAAGCGTTATGTTTGGGATGAGCCTTCATGGTTCGATCCAGATTTGGAAGTAACTCCAGAGGTTTTACCTAAGTTGCAAGTGATTGAAGATTTGTTTAAATACCGTATCGGTCACGATAAAGCCTTGATTTATGTACATTCTGTTGAAGCTCAGAACACGTTGGTTCGATTTTTAGAGGGGTTAGGGATAAAGGCTCTTACCATAAATGGAGAGGACAACACTCCTAAGAAGAAAGATGCAAAATTAGACAAATTTCATAAAGAAGGTTACAGAGTGATTGTAACTAATTTGAAGAAAGGTTTGAATTTAGGGTTTATGAACCACTTAATTTTCTACTCTTTCACAGGAAACTCAGGAATAACGAATCAAATTGAAGGTCGTATTGTCCGTAGCCAAGATATTCATGATAAGCATATTTACTTAGTTTTAGCTAGAAGAGAAGAATATAAAGTCTTAGAAGAAGCTTGTGTGAGTACGAAAGATAGATTAGCTCACACCAAACATGAAGTGAGTTTGTTGAACAATTTCTTTTTAGACCCAAACCTAGTAAATACTGTGGTGGAAGTTACTAAGCAAGAGATTTCAGAGGGCGCAAGCTCCTCCATTGTAGCGGTATCCTACTCGAACCAAGATATGAATGGAGTTGTCTCTTACCCTAAATGGTCAAATGATTTAGAAGAAATGAAAGAAGGTTTAACTTTAAGTTAACAAGAGGTAGTAACATGAAAAGATTTCAACCAACAAATTACAATGAAGATAAAGATTCCATCTTTGTTTATGTAGCTCCAAAACCGCAAGAAACAGAAGACCAAATGGTTCTTTATACTTCAGTGAACAACAATTACAAATACGCTTGTTTTTGGTCTAACAACTGGCGTAAAGTACATAGGTATCCACTTCTGCGGAAGAAAACTAAAAAGCTTGCATTTTATGTAAAACCGGAGCTACAGTCAGTGGAAAGCACGAAGAACATTCGTTCAGCAGTAGCAGAAGTAGATGAAATTTTAGATGAGTTGGGCTACACAAGATGAAGTTAAAAGATTTTGAAGAATTAGCTAAATTAGGTTTGGATAGTTCCTCTACAGTTGAGTTTTACGATATGAAACAGTTCAAAGAAGATATTCTATCAAATAAATTCTCAAACTTATACATGATAGGTAGTGAAGTTGAAGATAAAACTCACGCACCTTATGGTTTATTGATTGATGATTCTAGTTTAGTTGTTTTCTTTGAGTAAACCTAAGGAAAAGAAGAAGTAAATAAGGAGATTGTGTAAGTTGAAGTCTTACTTGTATTTATCAGACATTCATGCAAATTACGAAGTTCTAAAACAGTTAGAAACTTTACCCGAGTTCACAGATGAGAATTGTGAAATTCGCTTTGGTGGTGACTATATTGACGGTTTCGACCTGAAACCAAATGCTACTTTAGATACTTTTCATTTTGTGAAGGGTTTGTGCGAGAGTGGGAAGGCAAAAGCGATTGTGGGCAACCACGATATTTTCTTGTTAGATAGTGCTTTTCATCCGTTTGCTACAAATTGGTGGCACATGAACGGTAGAGAGGAAACCCTTGCTAATTTGGGTATCCCCTTTGCCTCAGAAAGCGATTTGAGAGAACAACTTTTGTTTTACTTGTATGATGAACTAGTTTGGTTACGTTCTCTTCCCTATTACTTAGAGGACGGTAAGAATATTTTAGTACACGCAGGTTTTGAATTAGATTTGCCTTTGGACAAGCAAGATACTGAAGGGATGATTTGGACTCGCGAGTTTTATATTGACTCTTTGAACCATTTAACTGATGTGGACTTGCACCCAGACTTTAAAGGGAAAACCATTATTTCAGGGCATACTCCGACTTGCACAATGGAGGGGTATGAACATCTAATTAATCCTTGTCAAATTTTGAAAGATAGTTTAGAGTTAGATGAAACTCCTTTAATTACTCGATACTTTATTGACGGTGGTTCTAAATCGGGTTCCGAGTTCTCTCGCATTAACTTGTTGAAACTAGATGAAAACGGTCAAGAGCTGTGGCAGGGGTATCTTGATGAGCAAGGATTTCACAAATATCCTTTGGATAAAGTTAAGAAGTAAGGAGAAAGCTGATTTAGATGATAATAAAAACACCAATGATTTTATCCGACTTAGAAAAGTTGGTAACAGATTATACAAATAAAGACCATAGCTCCCAAGGTTTCAATTTCAAGTCTAGTGAGTTTGATTACGAATGGGAAGTCAGCAAACTTAACTGGTACTTCTATTTTGATAGAGAAGACGCAAGTTTATATGCAGCCTACTTCCACATAGTAAGAGACTATGCTTACTTCCGTATTGAGTTTCCTTTTTATGCAGGTAGTGAGTTCTGCTCAGAGGACTCAGATAGGTTCAAAGAAGTAGGTTTGGAATTTTCATTCCGAAATGGTTGGATGAGACTTACTACGATTTTCACAGAAGATACAAATTTACATGAAGTTTTTGATGTTCTGTTTTCTGTTCTGAAAGATTATAATTAAAACGGAGATTGCGATGAAGTTATGTAAATCAACAGAGTGTTCAGACGGTTTAGTCTTTGACACAGTTGTGAATAAATTAGTTCCTTGTCCTTTGTGTGAGGAACTAAGAACAAAACAGGTAGTAGAGGGAGTGCAAGCTCAAGAAGGAACAACTCAAGGTTTATCTGAGAAATTAGGTCTTCGTAGGGTATTCTCTCGTTTGTTCGTAGACTTGCGACAAGTATTGGGGGATTTAACTGCTGAGAGTTTAGATACAGAGCAATTTAACTCTATAGAAGACTCTATTGGAGCTTTAGTTGGTTCTTTGTCGGTAGGGAAGAAACCGAAGACTTCTGTATTGTTTTATCTAGGAGTTCGAGCAGATATTGAAATGTTAGCTTTTTGGCTATTGGGTTCTGCTTATAAAGCTGGGCTGAGTGTGCACCCTTTTATTACACCATTTCGTTTACAGGGTATCAAACAGAAGCGCGAAGACTACGAAAATCTCATGTTGAGCGAAGTGGTTGTTATTGCGTATAGTCCTTCTATGCGTGAAGATGGGTATTTGGTGGAAGATTTCGTAAGACAGCGTGCTTTTGAAGGGAAGTCCACCTATGTGATTTTAACGGATGGTTCTCAGATTAACAATGTTTTACAAAGACTAGGTTCTGAGGATAGTTATTCCCCACGTCAATATCTGTATATCGGTATCCCTCGTCAAAATAGTACCGATGAAGAAAGAGTAGCTAGAACAAATCGAGTAATTCGCAACTCCAATAAGGTGCTAGGTCTAAATATGTCTGAGGTTGAATTAGAAGATGTAGCTCCTCAGAAAACAAAAGGGAGAGCTAAAGGTACACAGTCGAAAAGACCTGCAGCAACATTAAGTTCTGCAGAAGCAGACTTATATAACTTATAAACTTTAAGAAGTAAGGTTTTTGAAAATTTCAATTTCCTTGCTTATTTTTATTGATTTATAGTTATTTTTGTGATATAATAAAGAAAATATTGATTTTTAGGAGTTAGAAGAAAATGAAAATTACACTTACAAGTGAAGTAGTTAATAAATATGCCCCTTATGTACGAATTTCCACAACTAAAGCTAATCCTAACACTGGGTCTATTCGTGTTAGTAATTCAGGTGCTCGTTGGAGTTTATCTAGTACAGATTTTGCTCAGTTATTTAAAGTTTCCATTTTTATGATGGCTTACTCTGCTGAGACTGTTGATAGTATTCGTAAAGAATATGATTTGCGTAAAGACGTGGAGTTTGAAGTTCCGGGTATTTCTCCGATTGAAGTAATTCAACTGTCTGAATCTGCAGTAAATCGTGAGGTTCCTAAAGGTGGTCGTCCAAAACCTCAATTTGCAAACCTAGGTGGAGAGTTGATTATTTATGGAACTCAACCTCGTAAGGTAACAAAAAACTCTCAACCAGTTCAAGATGTTGAAGAGAAAGCAGAGGTGTCAGACGATTCGTCTGTTCGATTTCACAACGCAGGAGAGATTGTTCTATCAAACGATTTGGAAAAAGAGTTAGAAAATCTTAAAACTGAATATAAAAGAGTTAAAGATTCTCTGAAACAAGCAGAGGAGCGTATCCAAACTTTTGAGCAAAAAGAAAAAGAGTTTGCTTTGGATAAGATTCAGTGGGAGTCTGAAAAATCTAATATGGAAGATGAAAAGAAAGCTACTTCTGAATATATCAATACCTTAGAGAAAGAACACGCAGAGCGAATTGAGGAGGTTCGTACTGAAGTGCGTTCTAAACAAGCTCAAATTCTTCAGTTGAGTCAAGAACAAGACAATCTTAAAGTAGAATTAGAAGAAGCTCAAGCTGCTTTAACTAGGTTAAAGGACGAGAAAAAGAAGAACTTTGTTACACGTTTCTTTTCAAAGTTTAAAAAGCTCTTTGGTCGAAAATAAAAGGTAGATTAGAATGGTTTCAGTTGTAGAATTAGTGTTGGTTAGTGGTCAGAGGGTTGACTTGCAAGCAGGAGACCAAATTACGATTGGTGAAGTTGGAGAAGAGTACAAAGGTCGTTGGTGTTGTCTATCAAAGACCTCAAATAGCTCCGATATTCGTAGATTTCTAATAGGCGCACCTGATGAAGCGTTGGTTAGTGTCGGTCGTAATAGGGTATCGTTTCAGCGTTCTGAGATTTTCTCGATTAAAGATGTCAACTCTAAATTCGATGAAAAATAACAAATAGATTAAAGGTTGATAAGGTGGGTTGAAATATGGTACATCCCTATTACACAGAAAAGATACTTCCCTTTTTGGAACACAATAAGGTTATGAATATGTTAGTCAAAACTCCCTTTATTGGTACGGGTTTTGAGCTAAAAGAGTTAGCAAAAACTTTGAGAGCAGATGAAGAACTTCGCTATATAACTGCTTGTAAAAGCGGTCAAGCACGAGTTTTAGTCTGTGTAACGAATTTGCGCTTGCATATTTTAGATAAAGGGTTGGTTTTGAACAAGTACCAATTAACTGTGAACTTACCTCAAATTGCAAGTGTACAAAGAGGTAGGGGTATCTTCTTTGGTTCTGTGGTTATTTCTGTTATGGGTTTCGATGACAACATTTATCTAACTGACTTTTGGGGTAAAGATACCGAGAATTTTCAACGTATCTTGCAAGACGCCATAACCGATTATGGTTTGGGTCGTAGTTCCTTAACTCAACCCAACTATTATCAACCACAACAATCTTATTATCCACAAGAACCTTATTATCAACAACAAACAGAAAGAAGATTTCAACAACCTATGTATGAATCCAATAATCCCGCTTACAACTATTTGACAGGAGAGCCTTTCACAGAAGCAGAACTTTTGGAGATGGGTCTCGATCGTTTCGGTCAACCTTTGGAAAAGAAACAAGCACCTAGTCAACCACAAGTGCAACCTAGTCGCACGGTTTCAAAACCCCAACAACCAACCAAACCAAGGGTATCCCAAAACCAAAAACCGCCTTTGCAACCTCGTGTACCAAGACCTCCAAAAGATGTCTCCAACATGACAACGCAAGAGAAATTTGATGCGCTTGAGCGTGGTGGGTGGTTCTAAGTAAAAAAAACAGATGTAAATGGATAGAAATTAGAGAGGAGATTTGCTTTTAGTGTTTGAAGATAAAGAGCTTTGGGAACTGATGTCCGAAGCAGAAGGAACTGAGTCTGCCTATGTGTCAGACATTACACCTTCTGAGATTTCAGATAAAAGCCCAGAGGTTCAACTTGAGTATTATGAAAACCAAGTGATGGGGTATCTTCTTAGAGACTTCGACTCTCTAAGAGGTCAGATGGGTCGTCTGCAAAATGACTATTTCCGCAATGAGAACTATGTGCTTTACTCTATGTTGAAGAAAGTACAGATGGAAAGAGGGTTGTTGCTTGATTTAGACTATTTGAAAGTTTACTTGCAAGCAAACGCTTCTGAGATTGCTCAGGACACTGATCGTATTCAATTTGAGTCTTATGTAAGTGAGGGTTCAACTGCGATTGAAGGTTTGTTGGTTTCAGTAGTAGAGGTTTACCAAAAATACCGTAACCCTTCATTTTTGAAAGAGCCAACCTTTGAAGATGCCTTAACTCGCTTTAAATTGGTTTATGCTAAATTAGCCTTTAATGACTCTTTGCAACAAGCTTCGATTGCCTTAACGAATCCCATTCGGTCTCAGCGTAAATCCTTCTTCGGTATCGAAGGTGCGCTTGATTTTCTTTCACAGAAAGTAAATAGTATTAAGGCTTCATTAGGTAAAGAAAACTCTTATCAACTTGTCTGTGCTTCTGATATTGACTTTGAGGAAGAAGAGTCTAACAAGCCTACTTTGTTGTCTAATTTGCAACATTTACCGACTTTGAGTGCTACGATTGGTGGGATTTATACCAACACCTTTGCGGTCTTTGCAGCCCCAGAGAAGGGTATGAAGTCAAAATTTGCAGTTCGCTTGTCTCATGAAATTCTCCTAAACGGTTTTGGTATTTGTTTTTGGGGGAAAGAGGGGGGTTCAGGTAAAGTAATGGCTGAACTCCGTGCAACTCACTTTGACTATTACTACAATGTACAAAGAGGTCAAAACTACGAAAAGATTGCAGGTATCGACATTCAGCGTGGTACTTTAGATAGTTCTGTTGCTGAGCTAGAAAAGATTTCTCGTATGGACTTGGTAAGTAACCCAAATTATGGTAAAATATATTTACCAGATTATCCGTTTGAGTTGGAATCGGTTGAAACCGTCCTCCGAGTTGCAGCAGAGGAAAAAGAGTGTAAGTTTGTTGTCATTGACTACGCACAAGCGATGGATAGCAGTCAGTACTCAGATAAGAAAACCATGTTAGAGAAGTTGTCTATACGTTTAGAGACTTTGAAAGGGTTATTAGATATTTGTGTTTGGTTACCTTCTCAGTTGGCTACTGACGTTATTCAAGATTTAGGTAAGGGTATCCACCGTGAGTTGCGAAACGTTACGGCTGACTCAAAAGAGTTGACAAAATCAGCAGACTTAAACTTGATGTTGTATACAAATGACGCTATGTCTGCAAAGAACATAGCTAAAATGTACTTACTTCCCTCACGTTTAGCAGGAGAGATGGCTCCGCTTTCGGTCTTTACGGATAAGGTTGCAAATAATGTGATAGAAATGAAAGACCAAGTGATAGAAATGCGGAACGGTGAAGCTGTCGTCTTGGATGTTGGAGATATCAATGTCTAAATTTGAAATTTGTGTGAGTGTAGGAGATTTAGCGAAGTTCTTTAGGGTATCCGAAGACTACGTTCGCTCCCAAGCTCAATTTGAAGTAATAAAAGTAAAAGGTGGACTAGAGGTTATTTCTAAGGACACCTATCCTCGTTTAAGTAAGGTGTTGTATTCACAAGCACCTTCTTTGTGTGTTTATACTTTAGAAAAGGTAGTCGAACAATTAAAAGAGGTTTATGACAAGAAAGAATTTATTGATAAGTTCTTAGAGTCTGAACCTAGTGCGATTGTGAGAGATTTATTTACCAATACTCCTTATTATTGGTCAGATAGTTTAACTGAGGAATACTTTCAGTTCGTTCAAGACTTGCAAGGTCAGTTAGATTACTCGATTGAGAGAGTAGCAAGTAAATTAGAGTTGAGTCCAAGTCAACTCTACTCTTTGGTACGGTATTTAGAGTTGCGATTAATGAACATTGTAGGTGCTAAGTCTAAGAAAAAGGTTTACATTTTACCAAGTGTGACTTATTCTACTGTTTGTGCCTTTTTAACTCAACATACCTTAGTGAATTTGACTTTGACTGAGCGTAGCCGACTCTTCTCAATGGGTATCTCTCCTTTGCAGGTCAAAGGTGTTGGTACGTTCGTAGAAACCTCGGTACTGAACTACTTGAGAGGAACAAAATCAAGTGATAGTTTTGAGATAAATGGTTCTTATTATGTTTCCTATAACTCATTCTTAGCTAAGTTTGGTTTACAACCTAATGAGGTCTCTAGTGCCTTGAAGTCCGCTTTAGTTGGTAAAGAAACAGGCACAGAAGAATTTATACCTTATGACTTTGTTCGTCATTTAGATAAAGTGATGAAGTTAGGCTCAATTTCAGATGCTCGATTAGGTGCTTTGATTTGCCTTGGTTTGTTGGAGAAAAAAGACCTTGAAGGTGTTCTTTCGGTGTCTGAGTTCCGCCAATTCTATAACCAAGTCTTTGCTTTAAAGGTCTTTCCTTTGAATAGAGCAAGCTATAAGTATGTAGCAGAAGGTTCAAAAACTGAAATCTTTCAAAAGTTGCAGTTACCATTCTACTCTAAGGAATTATTGGTTTCTGTCTTGAAAGATACCTTGAGAGGACTTCCGTTGGATCAAACCTATAGAGGTTATTTCAATGTTTACCGTATGGTTGAGTTCTTGAAAGTAGCCAATAACACTTATGAACTACCTATATTCATTACCAACATAGATGGTATTCCAAGCGTAGCTATGAACAAGAAGAGTTGGAACTCTTTGATTTCGGTATCCTCAAACATTTTGTTAGCTCCAAGTGACGGAGTTTCAGAAGAGTTATTAAGTGCTTATAACACGTGGGAAATTTTAGAGTTCGAAAAAGTAAGGGAAGGAGTGGAGAAAATCTTATATGGCTAGTAAACAGTTTACAAAAGAGATATTAGACCAATTTGTAGAAGATTTCTACGACCTCTTTATGGAAGGTGTTTTGGAGTTTACTAACAAGTACACTATTCTGTATAAAGAGGAACTAGATAGTAGTGAAGCTCGATCAGTTGTTGATTTAGGTTTAGCTTACGATTGGCTTTGGGTCGCTGATATTGAAGGTACTCCTTTGGTTTACATTGAGGTTGTAGATTTAGTGGTGCAAGAACACTTATTACAACATTATACAAAGCAATTAGGGTATCAAGGTGCGCAAGCACTCGTCACAATCAAAGAATTAAAGGACTTGTACTTAGCAGAAGTTGTTCGATTCTTAAATTACTTACCTAGTTTAATTGGGGAACAGAATGACTTAAAACCATTTGCAGTAGCAAGTTTGGTAGATGAACAACATTTGAGCTTAGATAAACGGTTAGTTCCAATTTTCCACTTGTCTTTAACTGAGTTGTTTAAGTTGCTAGAAAGTGTCCAACTTCGACCCTATGGATTTTGGGATGGTCAAGAACACCATAAATTTAAAGAACCTAAAGGATATTTTGATACACCACTTAAGGGTATCCGAGTTGATGAGCTTGTTTCGGCAGTCTTTATTCGAGGGGTTTTTCCAAAAAGAAAGTCGGTGCATGATTGATGCAGTTTGATTTTTCGAGATTGAGAAAACTTTACTTGTTAGACTTGTTTGAGTTTTACTTAGGTTCACGTGAGTTGGATATTTTAGAAGGTTCGGAGCAAACTACTTTAATTGTAGGTGGCTCTTTGCTTTTCATGGTAGAAGATGGTGTTGTCCACTATGTAGGCGGCGCACCTGAAGATTTATCAAAACAAATTGTAGATTTGATTTTAGTAAAACTACAGTCTGCAGTAACTTTGGAGTGTACGGTGGTTCAGAGAGACTTTCAGTTAGGTGGTGAATTATAGTGATTGGTACTTCAAGAGTAAAGAGAAGAACGATTAAGGCTTCTTATCGTCAGTTAGAAGAGCAGTTACTCTACCACAAGAATTTTCTTGGACACTTTGATGTGACTATTTCAAATTATTGGGATGTAGTCGTTTGTAAACACCAACCTCGCTATTCTGATTACAAATTTAGTAATGGTAATAGTCGTGTTGTTTGTCCTTTCCATGAGGATTTAAAACCTTCTCTCGGTATCGTCAAAGACGGTGAAACCGGCATTGAGGTTTTCAACTGCTTTGGTTGTGGTGTTAAAGGTACAATTATTGGTTTTCATAAGCTCTTTGCAGAACAATATTTAGGAGAGCGGTATCTTAATGGGTTTGGTTACTTGCAGAGTTTAGCTAAACTTTATGGTATTGAATTAACTGATACGATTGTAGAGGTTCAAGAAGAGAAGTCAAACTTTGACTTTTCAAAAGCTCCACCTTATACAGTCTCTATTCATAGAGAAAATGTGGAGACCTTGAAAGAGAAGTTCAACCAAGGTTCTCTGTCTTTACAAGGTTTGAAAGAGCAGTTGACCTTGATAACCAACAAGGTTCTTGAAGTAAAATCATCTAAGAAAAGTACAGAGGGAGGAACAACTTAATGTTTACATTCGATATGGAAGAGTTTGGTGGTTCTCCTTGTTTTACTTACTTAGATTACTTTAAAGAAGGTTCTGAGCGTTTTGGTTTAAATCGTATTTTGGCTTTAGATTTGTCCAAAACCTCAACTGGTATCGCCTATTGGAACGGTCAAGCCTTGGAAACTTTTAACTTAAAGAGTTCCATTAAAGATTTAGATAGTCCTTATTCCGTAGGTCTTCGAATGCAAGAGTTGAAAGACTTCTTGCTTGTAAAAGTTCTAAAGGGGGAAGTAGAGCTTGATATGTTGTGCGTGGAAGAAGCATTGCTCGGAAACAATGCGAAGACCTCTTCTGTAGCTTACGCACTGAACTTTACACTTGATTACTTGTTGGCAGAAGGTGTCTTAAAAGCCAAACGATTCTTTAGGGTATCCAACAAAACGTGGAAAGCTACTTTGCGTTCTGAAACTGGTATAGCACCATTAAAGAAAGCAGTTTGGTCAAAAGACAATGCAGAGAAAGAAGAAATTCTCTTATGTTTGCAAGAACTAGCACATCCTTGGGCGAACAAGTGGAGGGAATATGACTCCTTTGAATCTTATTTAAAGAGTGGCTACCAAGACCAACTAGATGCAGTTGGTTTGGCGCTTCATTGTGTGAAAACTTATGGTTTAGATGAGAAACCTCAAGTGTTAAGTCGAAAAGCTACTGTTAAGGTTTGCACAGACAAGGAAAAAGCTGAGAAATACGCTAAATTCTCAATAGAACACGTTAGTGGTATCCCCAAAAATCAGATTCACACATGGGTTGATACTTGTGGGAAAGAAGAGATTGAGTCTAAATCTTACATTTTAGAAACTCCCCACCTTGGGCGCTTTGGTGTGAAAGCAGAGGTTTTTGAAGAGTCTGATATGTATTACATTGTGGTCAATGTAGCTTTAGTTACAGTTTAAAAATAAAAGTAGTTTAGGTCATTAGAATACAAAGCTTTTAGCTAGAAAGTAGGTCTATATGGCACTTGGTTCTAAGACAGAATTGATAAGACAAGCCTTTCTCTATTTGTTTGGAGAAGGCTATGAAAACAGATTAACAAAGTTCCCAGATGATGAGGTTTTTCCTCAGACGATTAAGCATTTTGACAAAGACGGACTTCATTACTTAAATTCAGAAGTTCAAACGGTTCAAGTTTCAAACGGACAAAGTGAAGCACAAGTAACGGTGTCTTGTGCTATGTGTCATTTGTGTGGTTCTTTGTATGGTAAGGTAGAAGATATTCACTATGTTTTGGAATATCAACCAACGCAATTAGGTCAAGCCTTGATTCATGGTTTGAACCTTAACTCAGCAGAATTTTAGAAAGTAGTAGGTTTCTTAAATGGAGCAACATGTTTCCAGTATTAGAGCAGAGGTTTTAAGACAACTCATTGGTGTATCTGGGGGTTGGTTCGTTCGTATCGTCCTCGTTTCGCTTATGTTTTGGTTTGCCCTTTATGTATATGAGTCTTTAGTAGATGGTACATTGAGTGGTCGTTTATCGTTGATGAAGCAGGCTCTATTCAAGGGTACAAAAGAGTTTAAAGTCAAAACAATTTCAACTGCACCTTTCTTGTATTTCCTAGTCGGCATGATTTTACTAACCGCAGGTTATACATTAGGTTATAATATTTCGAATAATTACATCAGTGGTGAGATTACCTTGATTACAACAGTTTCAAGAATTACTAATTTCTATGCTTTGACAGTCTCAGTCATTGAAATGATTTTAATGGCTTGTACGGCTTTAGTGTTCTTGTCTGCTGCAAGCTCGATTCGTAAGAACGGTCGAGAAGTTTATCAAACAAGTGCATTAGCTAAGTTGAATATCAACTTATTGCGTTTGTTCCGACTTTTCGGTATCATGGCAGTCGTAGCACTCGGTATTGCTTCAATGGTATTTTGTTATTTAGTGATTAAATAGTAACTGGCAAGGTTACTATTTTTCTTTTTTCTAAGTTTGCTTTAGTTATTGCAATTTGGTATAAAAAATGGTAAACTGACAAAAAGTAAATGAAAGCGAGGTTGACCTTTCTTTGCAAACAAAGCTTGAAGTGTCTCCGTTTTTAGGGGTTGTGCCAAGTGCAGTTGAAATTGGTACACGATTAAAGGAGTTATTAAATAAACGAGAAGAGTTAGTCAACACTTTAGATAAAGAGTTAGCTAATGGAACTTACAGCCAACACAGAGTGGTATCCTATTATTTGCTCGAAAAAGAGTTACAGTCTTTAAGAGAGCAACTATTGTTAAGAGCAGAAGATACGCCTTTAGGTAGAGATTACTTACAATACCAAGATATGTTGAAAGCTCGCTTACCAAAAGGCGATACTTACTTGGTTGAAGAGAGTCAAAAGATGGCTCAACTTCCGTATCTAACCAAGGCAGAGCCTTTCTATGATGATTATGTGAGCTTGTTAGAGTTAGCAGCTAAAGATAATGTAGAGCTTTATGTTGAGGTTTTTCTAAGTAACAACAAAGTCTCTTTAGTGTATGAACATGGTATTTTTCAACGTGCGATTTCTTTGGAAGAGGGTAGAGAAGGTGTGGATTGTACACGCTTGATTCTTCCTTATTTAGAGCGCAGAGGGTTGACAACATTAGTTGACCTAGCTCAAATTCCAAAAAGTGCTATTTGTGGTTACTTGTATACCTCGATTGTCGAAGAGGATTTAACTCCTAGTATGAGTTATACGAAATTGGACTTAACCTCTCAGTTGATTTCGACTATTCGTTTTTATGCTTCTGAGTATATTGAGTTTGGACTGAACTTTGCAAAACGAGATGATGAGTGCAAGTTTGTACAAGACTTAGGTTTTGACACTTTACCTTATATTCGTTATAACTTAGAAGCAGACCAAAATATTAACTCGATTGTAGAAGATTGGGTATCCTTACTCGAAGACCTCGCTGATGTTAGTGCTTTATCAACAAACTTGAGAGTGAGCGTAGCAAGTCATCACAGTCAAAAGTTCAAAGAGTTTGGCTTTGATAGTGTAGTCGTCAACCCAATTTTATGGTCTGTAAACCCTCAGAAAGCGAAGTTACAGTACATTCACTGGAAACAAACTTTAGAAGGGTTGAAACCTTTCGCAGTTGTTTCGTATTTAGACGTGACGGCTCAGTTTGAGGTTGATGGTAGCGACTATTTTGGTTTCTATGACTTTGCAAACAATAAACCTAAGTTGATAGATAGCGCGTTAGATTTAGGGTTACACGGTAAAAACAGTGAGGATTTAGGCATTGAAATTGCAGGTCAAACTGTGTTAGAGTTACCATTAGAGAGTCCATTAGATATTTTAGTATTAGGTTTAAAACCAGAAAGTCCGATTTATTTTTGGTCGTCACCAGAGTTAGGTATAACTACAGTATGCGATTCAAATGGTCGGTCTGTAGATCAGTTATTAAGAAAGTAGGTCAGTGTGGAGAAAGATAATTTATGGGGAGACTTGGATGAGTTAGAGGTTGGTGTATCCTCTAGTCAAGACCAAATTCCAGTTGGAGAAGAAGTTGCAGTTTATTCAGAGGTAGGAGAAGAAGTTGTAGAGTGGTCTCCAGAGGTCTCAGAATCGCCCACAGTCGATTTAGAAGAAGTGGATGGGGAAAATATAGACTCAGAAGAAGAAAGTGATACGGAGCAAATAGGAGCTTCTGAGAGCATTTCTGAGTTAGACGACTTAGAAGTAGAAACACCAGTAGATATTGTAGGGGTATCTGAAACTCCTTCGGTACTTAGTCCATTTGAGGATATTGATAAGATTTTAAGTGGATTGAAGTATGACCGTGAGTTACGTATGGACTTACCGATTGAGTCGATTGTCATTACGGAGTTTGATAAAAAAGCTCGTTTTGCAACTAAGAATGGTTTAACTGCTTCGATTGAAGACTTTGGCAGAGTGTTAAACCCTATTGATGTGTTGGCTTTACCTTCGGTAGATGGTGAAGAAATTGAAATGTACACTTTGATTTCAGGTCTCCGTCGAGTTTATGGTGCATCTCGTAATGGTTACAAAACTATTCCAGCTTTTGTGTGGCACTTTGCAGACTATGAAAAAGCCCAACGTTTGGTTCCATTATTGGGGTTGATTTTAAATAAGCAACAACAACACAATTACCAAGAGATTTGGAACGGACTTTCTACTTTGGAACACGAATATGGTTTGAAATTCTCTCAAATTGAACGTTTGTACCCTTATTTAGAAAGTGGAGACGTTCTGAAATTGAAAGAGGTATGCAGTGAGTCTGATACTTACCCAGAGCCTATGACTGAGTTGTTCGCAGGTAAGTACACATTGGACAAAGCTTATAAAGAGTTGGTAAAACAACGGAAAGAGCGTGATGTACTTGAGGAAGAAGACCACAAGGGTATCCTCTCTTCGACCGAACTTGGTAAAGAAGCAGTTGTTTCTAATGAAGAAGGTAGCTCAAGTTCTGAGGGTGGTTCAGAAGAGGGTGAAAACTCAGGTAACAACAAACTGAGCGCCCAAGAGGTAGATGAACTTCTTGAACTGGCAGATAACTCTATGGATAACTTGACTTTAGAAAGTGCCTTAGAACAAGCAGATGCAGTAGATAAGGGTATTGTGCAAGACCGTAAAGGTGACGGTGATGATGATTTAACACCAGAGGTTAAGAACAAGATTAAGGCCAGAGATAAAATGGTTTGTCAATGTTGTTCTAAGGATAAAGTTGAAAACCAAGGAGCTTTCTTATCTCAGTTGGTTGTTCACCATAAAGTACCAGTTCATGCAGGTGGAACAGATGATGAAAAGAACTTGATTACCTTGTGTATCGGTTGCCATCACTTGTTGCACACTATGGAGAAAATGGGAACTCTTACAACCGATAAAGAGCATTTAGACACTATGGATGAAGAGTTCCGTAGACGGATTTTAAATGCTTGGTCTCTTGCTTATATTGCCATTAAAGCAGGGGAGAAGAAAGGTTATTCTCGTAAAGAACGTGCTAAGAAAGCTCAAGAAAGTCTAGGTCATAAATTCCCCGGACAAGACATTAAGAATGACTTAGCATTACGAACTGCATTAGATGTAAGTTCAAAATAAATTTTGATGATTAGGTAGGTATGCTGGATTTTTCCACATACCTTTTCTGATAGTTAGTAGATTAAATCGAAAGGTTTCAATTAGCCATGAAATTACATAAAAATTTACTGCGAGAGCGTTTCGCAAATGGTATTGGGGTATCCATCACTTACAACCCAACCAACGGTGAGCGTTTTATTAAGTTTTTATTTAACGCTTTAAATAAAACAAATACAGATAGGGCTTTTGTAGTAGATGAGGTCATGCAGAAGTTGGTTTCTTATTTTGATAAAACTAACCTAGACTTTTTTAGCACTGAAACAGGTGGGAAACAACCTGACTTAGAACTTCGTCAAATTGGGGTAGTGTATCGTTACTCTCCGAATGAAGTTCCTACTATGGAGTTAAACTCAGATGAGACCGTTTGGAGTGAAGAAGAGCGTGAGTCTTATATTGGTCAGATGAAGAGGTTTGTCATAAATGGTTACGCTGACTGTGAAAACGGCATTTTCTATACTTATGTATATGGTTGGTTCAATAAAGAAAAAGAAGATTATGAGCATATTTTCTTTATTAGCAATGTTGCAGAACCAAAGACTCGTTCTTCCCACTATAAAACACTTATTCAAAAGCTTTATATCACTCGTTCAACTGGTTTCAATCACTTCTTTAACTACAAGTTTAGTATTTACTATGCTCCACAACTTTCCTCAGTTTTGGACTTCTTAGACTTGATTACAAAAGATGTTGTAGCTACTAAATTGAAAAGTTGGGTGGATTTTAACTCACAACAATTTAAAGCAGGTTATGATGCTTCTAAGAATAAAGCTCGTTACACAGATCGGTATCCAAACTTACCGCAAGACAGTCAAAGTAAAGAGTTTAAAGAGATTGTACATCAAAACTCACTTAATTTGATTTACAAAGCCTTTATGCGTAGTTTAGGTAATTATTTAATGGGTTCCCCAGCTAAAAATAAAACTATGTTAAAAGTTATGGCAGAGTATTTGTATGAGTTGTACTTAGATGACTTTAACATTACTCTTATGGAGGAGTATGACAGAGTTCAAAATTCAGAATATGCTAGATCGTTTGAAACTAAGCGCAACATTCCAACTAAAATTCAAGCTGCTATGGATTCAACTAAGTTCTTAGACTACGGATTTGGTTTTGTAGAGTTCGATGAGCAGTTTGATTTAGAGAAGCTACCTGATATTGAAGCGCAGTGGGGGTTAATTCACAAAGCTTTGCCACATTCGGAACATAAACCAGAGTTACGTTTTCGTAAAATTGAGCATCGGAAAGCTCATGGTGTGTATTTCCCAGCTTTTGACTGTATTACGATTAGTGTCCGTAACGTAAACTCTATGCTCCACGAGTATGGTCATCACATTGATTTTACTTACAATAAAGACCAAAACTTGTCTATGTCTGATGAGTTCCGCCCACTCCTCAAAGGGTATCAACGTAATTTGTCGGACGGTGGAGTCTATAAAGGAGCTATGTTAAATTACTTCTTAACTCCAACTGAGGTCTTTGCACGTGCTTTTGAGATTTACTGCGTAACGGTACTTCCTAGAGTGAGCTTTACTGAGAGTTTGGCTGATTATGGTAATAAGTTTGAATACTTATGGTTGATTAACCATACTGAAGAGGTATTAAATTACTTTGATACCAAGTTCCCACACATAAGAGAAGAAGTAGCTAACATTCAACAAACTGAGGAGTCTCTTAAAGTAACTAACTTAACTGAAGGTGTAAAAGAAGAACTTGCACCAAATCAAGTAAAAGCAGGTGGCTTTACAGTTAAGATTGAAGAAAGCCCAGGTAAATCCGAACTTGAAGGAAAAGACCTTATTCCAACAGATCGAGATAGTAATGGTATTTTAAGTCATGCAGTTGTTGAAAGACCAAGTAAACAAGCAGAGGACTTATACAACGGTATTTCTATTTCAGATGAGATTTTGGAAGAGAACATGTTTGAAGAATTTGGTTTTTTACTTGATCCAGTTCAGTTCTTTGATGGTACTAAGTTTGGTGGTGTTGCATATTTAGTTAAAGACAATAAAGGGGTCGTTTATCAAACATTTAGAGTTGAAGAACCTCATTTTTCAATGATTGAGAGGGTTATTAACCAACTTCATGACGAGTGTATTCTAGATGCTGAGAAAAGTTATATGGTTGTAAGTGACTTGCTTCATAATAAAATTGAAAAATATGGTGCTTCTGTACAATCTCTAACTAAGGGTATCGCATCTCTTCGTTTTGCAGATTTTAAAGATGTTGATTTTGGTACAACTAAAGGTGAGCAAGTTGCGGCAGTAAATAGCTTAATGAATAAATTAGCTAAGTCTTATGTAAGCTATTTGAAGAACTTAGATTTAAGAGTTAAAGATGATGAGATGAGAGCTTTATTCAAGAAGAAAGCTCACGAAGAAATTGCAAAAGATAGAGATATTGCAAGTGAAGTTTGGAACTTTGATTCTGTACTTACAGAATATGGTGAAGCAATTTTTGTAGAGCGTTTGCCTAAGAATAAAGCTTTAGTTAAGAAACATGCTCAACTTGTAGATGAATTATTTATTTATCTGTACCCAGACTTAGGTGGTTCTCATTCAGATTATATGAGTAGTGCAGTTTACAAAGCACTAGTTGATAATGATTTGTGTGTACATTTTTATCTAAGAGGTGAGCTGAGAGAGTTAGTAAAAGCTAAAATTAACGAAACGGCTTTAAACCCAGAAAGAACATTTAGTAGACTAGCTGAGTTAGGTTTAAACTTAACTGTTGAGGTGTGATTTATGGAAAAAGAGATTTATTTTGAGTTGAAAAACAACTCTGGCGACATAATGACAATTTACAGAGACGAGCCAAATGTTGTTCCGTTGAGTGAAGAGTGGACTCGAACTTTGTGTAGATATTTCACATGGTTTCCTGAGTTTACTTCAATACAACCTCATAGATATCCAAAGATGGCTGAATTTATAGATGATTACATTAAGGTTGGTTTTACAGAACAATTACGTTTGAAGAGTCGTGATTTAATAGAGTTTGTAGATAAGATGGTTGAATCTTTCTATAAGACTGCTAATGTTTATGCAGTTCCATTATTTAGTGAACCTACAATGTCTTTAGACTACTATCCAACTCTTAAATTTACAACTGAATATGAACCACATAGAGATTTTGTAGGTTTCGCCTTCGCAACACGTGACGAAATTTACCGATGGTATGACACTAAGCGTATTACAAAATCTATTGAGCGTGATATTTTAGATATGGTAAACTATGTGTTAGCAATTTATAATGAATATCTTAAAGGTGCAACTTACCACTATGTAATTGAAACCGCAGATGGTACGGAGATTGACCGTGGGTTAGATTTCTACGAGCTTGATGGTGACACAGATAAGATGTTAGAGCTGATGTTGAAAGGAAGTTCTGTTTACGATAAGTCTTTTGTTGAAATTTAAGTAAAAGAGAGGTAAACCTCTCTTTCTTTTTGCTATATTTAAGAAATTTATTGCAAATACTTATAAGTTCTGTTATACTATATCTATTATGAAAATTTAGGAGGTCTTGATTTTATGAAATCCAGACAAGAAATTAAAAAGCAAGCTAAACAGATGATTGCTGAAGACAATTTGTGGTTGGCTTTAGGTCTACCATGTTTGGTACTTGTTTTAGTAAACTTAGCTTTTGCGTTTAACGGAAGTGCCACAGGGGTATCCTCAGCCATCTCTGGACTAACTTTACTTTATGAACTATGTGCAAGTCTTTATGTCTTTGACATTTTAACGAAACAACACCCAGTAGGAAAACAGTTAGGTCGTAAGATTTCGGATATGTTTGGTAGTCTGACTGCGCACACCTTTAAAACAGGTTTATTAGTTGGTTTTATAATTGGTTTGTGGTTCTTTTTACCTTACATTATCGGTATCGGTCTAATTGTCGCTGCTTTGGTGTCAAATAGCTTTGGTATACTATTTTGGCTTGGTGTTGCTTTATTGCTTTTTGGTGGGTTCATTGGTTTGATAAAAACTTATGAGTACGCATTAGCGATTTACCTAGCAAAAACAAACGAAGAACTTGGTTTGTTTGCACTTCTTAAAGAAAGTAAGCAGAAGATGAAAGGTCATAAACTGACTTTGTTCGTACAAAACTTAAGTTTCTTCTGGTGGGGATTAGGTGTATTTGCGACGGGTGGTTTGCTTGGTTTGTATGTCACTCCTTATGTACTTGCAGCAAATACTATTTTCGCCACTGAGGTTTTGGGTATCAACAATTCTGAAAATCCTCGCAAAGAGAGTGATTTAGAAGTATTTTAATAGTGTGAAAGGGAGCGAAAGCTCTCTTTTTGCTTGATTTAATAAGGTTTTTGTGGTATAATAAAGAAAATTTAGGAGGTTTGTTTTATGCAAGTAAGCAAAGAAAAGGCAATAGCAACCTTTACTTATCCATATCAGTCTTACGGAATTAGTTTTGCACTTGATGAGATTAACTACGAAGAATTATATAGGGTTTTTATAGATTATTGTACCTACTTTGATGGTTTTACTTTTAGTGCTTTAACTCCTAATACTACATTTGCGGATTTCACGGAAAATGAAGAAACGGTTAGAAGTCAAATTGATTTGATTTTCAATGAAGTGTTAGTATTAGACACAGATGCTGAAGGTTTTTACAAATACGGTACTGTTAAGTCTGAACGAGGTCTTACCGTAAATGTTTGTTTCAGTAAGGTCTCTGATACAGAACCCAGAGTTGTTGATTGTGGTTCTCATGTTTCCCCTTTGATTGTTTTCAAGTTTGAACTCTCATTTCTTGGTAAGAAACGCCCAGAGTCTTGTTTTATGATGATAGTCACAAAAGAAAAAGACTTAAAACAAGGTTTACCTAACTGGAGGTAGGTTCAGATGTTTAAATTATCAAACGGAGAAACATATTCTCGCTTAGAAATTCATTGTTTTGATGAGTTGCTAGGTTATATTACTAAAGACCAACAAGGTTATCACTTCACTCTTGTGAAGTCCGAAACCCTACACCACAAATTCACTTTGCTTAATTTAAGTGAAAATTCCACCTCCGAGGAAATAAGAAAGTGGTTAAAGGAAAACTTAACCATAACCGATTCACGCGCTAATAGAAGTGAATGTTATCCAAAGTGGTGTCGCACCTTGGAAGATGAGATTTCAGTTTATTCTTTCTTTCTCGACTGTGATATGAGGAGGTGGAAATATGTTTAAACCAACCTCAAAATTAGGGTATCAACAGAAGTACACTTCTCCTAAAGGTGGTTATTGGTACAAGGAAGATTTAAAAGGTGGTGAAGCCTTTGCAGAAGTTTTGATTTCTACATTTCTGAGGTCTTGTAACTATATGAATTCTAAAGATTTTGTACCTTATGATTTCAAGTACAGTAAACCTAGTTCAATAGACTTAAATACTTGTGTCTCTCTAAATTTTTTACAAAAAGGGGAGCAGTTTATTTCATTTAAGGATTTATTGTCTCAAGTGAGTCCACTTACAGAAAAACTAGTAGGTTTCGACTCCAAATTAGATTATATCGACTCAGTGTTTCAACAAACAGTCGGTCAGTCTTTTAGGGAAGAAATGTTGAGATTACTCACTTTAGATGTTATGTTTAGAAACACCGACCGTCACCTCTCTAATTTCGGCATTATTTCAGGTTCTAATGAGTTTATCCGTTTCGCTCCTATATTTGATAATGGACTCGCTTTAGGAGTCTCAGAAGGCGCATATTTCGATTTAGACAACCTCCTAAAAGGTTTCGGTTATAAAATTAAACCTTATGAACTCGCGGTATCTACCTTAACTCCTCAAATCAACACAGATTACTTTCAGTTTGATGTTACTGCCTTTATTGAGTTGGTGGATAAAAACATTCCTAAGAACAACCTTTTGTTGGGTTTCCTAACTTTATTGATTCATTACTATCCAACGGATTGCAAAGGGGTAGATACTAAGACTACTCTGGAGACAGTTTTCGGAGAATTCAACAAAAGGAGATTTTTATAAAATGGATCCCTTTACTCAAACACAATTTAGTTTAACCGATTGGTATAACTCTAAGAAGCGGTTTACAACTATTCTTATCAATATCTTTTTGATATTTTTAGTCACAAGTTTTATTCCAAGTTTGGTTGTTCAGTTTCCGACCTTACTAAAGAACTTAATGACTTCAGAACAAATCTCACAACAACCTATTTTGAATTTAGGTTACTTTGTTTTATTTGCTTTTATTTACTTAGTGAGTGTACTCTTCACTCACCTAATGGAGTTGGGTGATGGTGAGAAATCAGATAACAAAACGTTTGCTATTTTCACATTTTTCATGATGTGTGTAGTTGGAGCTATGTGGGGTGTTGGGATTTTAGTTGTTTCAAGTTTTCCGATATTTAAGCAATAGGAAGAGAGATAAATTTATGCTTTACAATGATTTAGACAAACTAATAGAAGACTACAATGAGCGTTACCGCAACGCTAATGATTGGGTATTTCAAGCAACAACTGAGCTTGAACTAGAAGAAGCAAAAGCAGATAAGAACAAGTTAGTTCACGAGTACAGTCAAGCTTTATATGATTTCCTATGGGATAAACTCCCACAACTAACTGCGAAGGATTGCATTGCTTTTGATTTGGTTCCTTATGGAGTTTGGCAAAAGTTCAGCAGTAAATATGAGTTAATTTTGAAGAAAATCAAGGAGGTTCATCGTGTCCGTTAAACTTTTACTGCAGAGTTTACTTTGGGTATCCCCAATATGGCTTTATCCTTCAACTTTAGTAAGTCAACTAACTATCCCACAAGGAACAAACCCTTCAACTGTAGCAAGTCAATCAATTATCCCACAAGGAACAAACCCTCTGAATGTAGACGAGTCTAAAATTATAGCTTACTTGAAAGATAACCCAACCGCTACCTACAATTCTAATGTTGTTTTTGTGGATAAGGATGAAGATTATAAACTAGCTCACCTTATGGGTAAATCAGTTATAGATGTTCGGTATCGTACAAAACCTGTAGTCTCTGAGACAGACTCTTTAGAGGAAGTTCAAGATAAAGTGAACAAATTCAAATCTGCAACCTCTATTGATTCTGATGAAGTAGCTCTTGCACTACTTGGTAACATGACAGAAACAGTTAAAGTTTCGGACTAATGGCTTGCCACTCTTGACAAACTATCTTAGGTCTGCTATACTACTTAACAGACTACAAAGTACATACAGATAAAGTGAGTAAATTTATGTTCTCACTTTTCTTTTGTTTTGTTGCGCAAATCCTTAATTTATGGTAAAATAGACTAAATTGACCGTTATAAAATTAGTTAGAAAGGAGAAGAAGATGTCAACAGTAATTACAGTAAGAACGTACACACAAGCTACAGAAGGTAATCCTTGCGCTTGGGGTGAATTATCAACTTTTACAACAGGTAGTCTATACGAAGCGATTTTCACGCATTTTAATCAAATTGATGATGTGACATTGAGGTTTTTCCTAAGTGAATTAAATCGTTATGGTTCAGTCACTTTGCAAAGTGCTACGATTTTAGTGAAGATTAGCTATACCGGAGCTTTCCCGGAGAAAGATTGGTAAATAGATGAGTGTAGAACATAGATTAAAAGAAGTTGGAATTTCCTCAGAGGTTGGGTATCTCTTCCCAAAAACGTGCAGTCATTGTAACTTAAAGTATGAATTGAGCTTAGACTTGTCTGTATTAAAGTGTCCTAACCCTTTCTGTAGAGGTTTGTACTATCAACGCGCAGTAACCTTTTGTGAGGTATTAGGTTTAACTCAGTTCAGTTATAGTTTCTTTGAGCGATTAGTGACTGAGTTTGGTTGGAAGTTAGATTTCATTTCAGATTTTTACAAATTAGATAAAATCTCAGTTGAGATTTCAGATAGTGAGTTTCAGTCTCGATTTGACTTGTTTAAGTATGAGTTGCAAAAGGTAAAAGAGAGCTTAACTTTAGAGCAGTATTTAACTTCATTAGCTCTTCCGATGGTTGAAGATATTATTCCAACTATTTGTGATCGATATGAAAACTTAGAAGAATTTTACGCAGAGTTAGATATTGTCTTAGATTTTGATGGTTATTTGACTATTCTTGGATTGAGCGTAGGTTCTAAGGATTTGATATTGCGGTATCTCGAAATTTTCAATATTTACCGTAGAGATTTATTAGGTTACACATTGTAGTTTAGACAGATTAGATAGGTGGTGAGATTTAGATGATGCTTGTGGTTGATAAACGATATGTGGTATTGGAGTGGAAGACTACAAATCCTAACGTTTACATTGAAGATACAGTAGACTTACAAACTCGAATAGATTTAACTCGTAAGTTAAATCAAGATGCTTATGATGTAGTTGTGGAGCCAATTCCTGAGGGTGTACTGAAAGATTTAGTACATGAAAAGGTAACTGTTTTGGTTGTACCAACTAAAGCAACAATGGTGTATTATGAGCGTACTGGAAATATACCAGAATTTTTATTTGTGGAAAGCATTTTAGGTGGTTAAAACTTGGTTAAATTAGGTCAAAAAGGACAAGAGTTACTGCGGTATCTAACTGCATTTTTCGACAAATATGTTGAAGGAGAAGGTTCTCTCAGTGTCCAAGTAAATTCAAAAGATGTAACAGAAGAACAAGCCTTATTCATAGGGAATAATCAAAAGCTTCTTAAATCAGTAGGTTTATTAGATACAAGTCACTCTGTGAAAGATTTAGGCATGTCCAAACAAGAGCGAGAATTGGAAGGTTCATTTTATACTCCTTTGTTTTGGGGTAGGAAAGCTCATGAGCTACTAAGTGATATTCCAAATTTGGAAGATTATGTAGTATGGGACGCTTCATGTGGTACAGGAAACCTTTTGATTGAGTTTCCTAAGTGTAAGCACATGTACTTGTCTACTCTTCATGAAGAAGATGTTCGCTTAACAAAAGAGCGTTTTGAAAAAGAGCGTCCTGATTTAGAAACAACTGTCTTTCAGCTGGACTTTTTAGGTTCTACTGATTCACCACTTATTCAAAACTTCTCAAGACAACTCCCAGAGAGCTTGCAGAAGGTTTTACAGAACAATGAAAAACTCATCATTTTGATGAACCCCCCTTATTCTACCAGAGGGGTATCCACACCGGTCGCCAAGCGCCTAAGCTCCTTGAAGTTGAAAGGTTACGCAGCAGACTTGTATAGTCAATTTATGTGGCAAGTAAAGAACTTGGTGCAAGTACATCACTTAACGAACGCTGAGTTGATTTGGATGGTTCCAGTTTCGTTTCTTTTGAACCACAGAACGTTTGAAGTTCGTAAAGACTACGCAACAGACTTTGAGTTTCGTAGTGGTTTTATGTCTCCCCTTGCTGATTTTCAAGGTAGTGCTGATGTAAGCTCAAGCTATTTGTGTACTACACGTTGGTCTACAAATCAAAGAGGTTCTAAAGACTTGGTTGACTTACCTGTTTACTCTCCTAGTGGAGATTTACTCTATAATCAACCTCTTTACTTAAAAACTCGTAGGAAGACTGCAAGTAATTGGGTTAAGGGTATCCATACTCGAAACTACATTTCCTTGCAACAGATAGATAGTAAAGGAACTATTGTTTCGAATGATTTATCTCTAAGACAATACACTCCTTTAGGTGTTTTTCAGTTTTCGAGTTTGTCTTATCTGAGTTTGGCTAAGAACTTGATTACAACTTGTGAGATATTTAGTATGGAGAGTAGGGCAACTAGGTCAATTAAAGAAGAGTATTTCCCAATGTTGACTTACCTTTATGCTTTGAAATTTACACGTGATATCCCAGTCGAAGTAGCAACTTCTCAAACTAAGGTTCCTAAGTTTGATGAGGTTTGGAACAAGATTTATCCGAACTTTGCTTTACTTTTCTTTATCAACCGTGAACTTTATGGTTTGTCTTTGAGAGATGTAGGTTACATGAATAAGGAAAACTATGTCAATCCATTCTTCTTTGTGTCTGAGGATAAAGTCAAACAAGCGATTGAAGCGAATACTGATACTGAGTCAAGAACTGCTTTAATGAACGATTATAACCTCTGGGTATCCAAGGGTGCTTGCCCTCAGTTTTACCGAGAAGTAATTGAAGATGCCTTAAACTCTCCTGATTTGTTACCTTTGTTTAGAGAAGTATATGAGCATTTAGAAAAGTTCTATTTAGAGGGTATCCGCAATCGCCGAGTAAACTCGGAAGTGCGCCTAACAAGTGCAGTGGACTTGGGTTTCCACCAACTAAAAGACTTAAAAGAAGTTCCAAATAGCGAAGTTAAAGCCTTTTTAGATCATCAACGAGAGCTGAAAGCAGTGGTTGTAGAAATGTTGCAAACTCTTAACTATGAAATTTGATAAAAGTTCCCCTAAAACTTGACACTTAGGGGATTTTTTGATAGAATGAAACATATAAAATTAGAAAAAGAAGGAGACAGAAACTTTGGCAATTCATTTAGATGATTTATTAAACCCAGAGGCGCAGTTCGCTTCTGTTTTAGTCTACGGAAAAAGCACTCGGTATCTTTCCTTGGTTTCCAACTTGGTTAAGAAACGCTTTCAAGTAGACTCTTCTTCGGTTATTCGAGTAAATGACTTAAATGAGTTACCAAAGATGGACGCATCGATTCAAATTCGTCCATTTCGTTCTCCTTACCGTCTATTTGTTGTAGATGAACAAAAGACAGAGTTAGCAGAAGTTACTGTGAAGTTTCTACAAAGTGTTGTAGGGTTTACACGGTTGGTTGTAGGTTATAAGAACTACAAACTCTTTCAAAACGTTCGCTACACTAAAGAACTGGTTGATTTTCAACCAGATATTATGTTCAGCACCTATATGACTCAAAGTGAGTTTCAGTATATTTATGATGTGACTACTAAAGCGAAAGGTTCTGTGAAATTATCTGAGAAAATGTATGGAGTCGTTACCAAGCGGTATCTTCGAGACATTGATGCTGTTTTTACGATTCTATCAAGCTTAAAAGACGGTATTGAAATTAGAGATAATGCGACTTTGGTGCAATTAGCCGGTGTAGGTTCTCTTCAAATTGAGCGTGTGGCTTTAAGTATGTTGACCTCAACTACTAAAACAAAGAGAGGTTTGGATCAATACAAGAAGAAACAACTGCAGAGCTTGTTAGAGTTGTCTCATCATAGAAGTTTTGAGACCGTTCGTAAGTCTTTATTAGAGTCCTTTAAAGCTATTTTGATATTGAAAGAATTATTAGTTGAAGGTAAGATTTACCCAGAGATAGGCTTGTTACCAGACATGAGTAAGTACAACAACTATCGAATTGGGAAGTACGCTCGCTTTTTGGAGCAAATTGATGGGTTGTCTATGATGGAGATTGTAAATTTTATGTCCTTGGTAGGTAGTCGTAAATGGTCGGAGGAGTTCCATGTGGTATCCTTTGTCTTGCAAGCGACTAAGTTAATCGGATTGAAAAATGGAGGTTTAGTGTAGTGAGAGTAAAAGCAGTAAAGATAGACGATTATAAAGAGAATAAGGGGTTGCAGTTAGATGTAAACACTTCGTCTGTTTGGCAGTTTCTTGTATCTGATGGTGGGTCTATCTTTTTAGAGTGGTTAAAACCTACTAAAGAGTATGTAAAACCAAAAGTAGAGAATAAGGTGGGTTTCTTTAACTTATTGTCTATGTTGGGGCAAGAAGCAGTTGAAGAGGTGGTCTCTACTTCTTCGGAAGATTTCCGAGTAAACCCTTCTATTTGTGCTGTTGGGGTATCCTTAAAGGAGTTTCAGTCTGATAAAGACGTGTGGCTTTCTTACGGTGTTCCTATCTTTATTCCGGTCGATTTAACTACTAAGGATTTAACTAAGATAGTTTCGTGGTTGCAAGATAGTGATTTAGTAGATGGGGTCACTTATGTACTAGATTTAGGTCTGAACTATACTAGGGTTCATGAGCTGACTCAAATCTTGAGAGAACAGAAGAGTTCAGAAGAGCAAGTTCGCTTAGTGGGTAATTGTGTCTTTAAGTATAAAGGTCAGAACTATTGTGGCTTGTTCTCTCCTAGTTTTGCTAAGAGTTATAAGTTAGATTGGGTTTATGACTCGGAACCGCATAAAGCAACTCAAGTCTTTCTAAGTAAAGACTCTTCGAGAGAAGTACCGATTGAAGATTGTACTTACCCAAAGGCAAGTAGAACAGGCGGTATCTAATGTTTCTAACAGGTTGTTTTATGGAAAGTATGAACACGACTTTATCTGAACATAGTTTAGAGTTGGTTGGTCAGTATTTACCTAAGACTAAACATATAAACTATGTCAAAGACTCTTTATATACTTTGGTAACAAAGCGTTTGGATAAAGCGTGGTCAGGTATGAGCGAAAAACAATTTATTTACACAGGTTGGGACGAAAGCATCCGAGCAAGTGTTCACACGAAACTAGATAAAATTCGCCACGGTGAGTTTAATATTGGTGTCCGAGAAGATGGAGAGTCTAAGCTACCGTCGGGAGTTGTAGATGAAAACACCTTGAGTTCTGAGATGTCCTTGGTTCCTCAGTCTGTCCACCGTTGGGAGGTATTTCTAAATAAGTTGACCGTAGACACTTTTGACTTCCGAGTTGAGTTAGCAGAACTAATTGAAGAATACAATAGGGTATCCCGATTTTTCGAGAACACTTATGGTCTCAATTTCCGCCTTCTGTTGAAGAAAGTGTTAGAAGGTGATAGAGATAGCCAAGAGTATTTGGTAGATATTTTGTCTGAGGAAAATGATAAGGTCTTCGTAGAAACTTTAGGAGAGTTATTGCACTATGATGAGTTCAAAGACTTTATTTATAGTGATGTAGACAAGAGTTTAGAAGTAGGGGTGTTATATGAGTGAACCTTTGATTTTAAATCCTTATTCCAAACAAGTGAACTTAGACAAATCTTTGCTTTTAGTAGTTGCTCTTGATTTAAGTAAGAAGTGGTATCACCTCGCTCGAAAATTGGGGTCTTATAAAACTTTAGAGAGCTTTCAAGATGTAGTCTTAAACCGCCTGTTGAACTTAGAAGATATTGCACTAAGTCACTTAGAAGGTTATGTTAAGCACATAGCTCGAAGAAATATCAGTCAACCAACTGAGGTCTTGGTAGAAGATTTTGAAGTATATGACTTTGATAAAGACTTCTCCCCAAGTACTGTAAAGACAAATAAAGGCATTGAGTCCTTTTGGTTTAATTGGTTGGATTCCTTGAGAACAAAACCTTTAAAACCTTTGAAAAATGAAGAGGAGTTGCTTTATTTACTAAAAGCAGTCTTGATATTGCGCTTTATTGAGTCTAAGGGGTTGATTGAGCAATCTACTCTTGAAACTAATTCAGCTTCTTTGCGGTATCGTACTTGGTGGTCGCAATTCCTAGTGTCTTTAGTAGGTCGAGTAGGTTTACCGAATGAAGAAGTAGAGAAGAGGGTTTCTACGTGGCTTAGTTATTATCTGCAGTGTGAGAAGGTGTTGATTGAAGCTGGTCTCTTATACTTGAAAGTAGAAAGTCACTTAGTAGCTAGTGAATTGTGTTATAAGAAACAACCGATAAGAACTCGCATGAAAGATGATAAACTGTCTGTGAGTGGTTCTAATTCGTACACGATTTACAAGTTAGATACAAGTGCTTATGTAGATAAACTCTTTGATTATTACTTCGGAGAGATTGGGGTATCCCACAGTTTCCGACTTGACTTAGGTTCTCAGACCTTTTATAATATTCCCTACAAAGGTTATGTATTGAGGGGTAACTTAGAAGAGTTGATTTTAGAGACTCTTGCAAGTTGGTTGGTGTTGAACTTTGACTGCCGATTTATTGGGGTTGTGGGTTCAACTATGTACTTAGAGTTTAAAGAAGATAATGGAGAGTTTCCAGTCTTCTTAGTGTATTTCAAAGAAGTATTTCAGTTTGATTTAATTCCTTGCGGTAAGGAAGTTGAAATAGAAAGTTGAGGTCTTGTAAAATGTTACAAGTAAGTGTAGGTCAAAACAATGGGTTTATGACTTGGGTATTCTACGCAGAAGGTCGCTTGGTTGAACGTAAATCTGTGTCCGTTCCTAGAGAAACAAATACTCAGAGGTTGATTGAGTTTACGAAAGAAGCTCTAACTTCGGTGTTGAAGTATTTAGACACTCAAAAACACCCGTACAATACAGAATCGGTATTGTCTGTGGAGGTAGGTCGTAAGGTAATTGCTCGTTATTTGAATGAGCGTTACTGCAATTCAATTTATGTAGAAGACTTGGAAGAGTTATTGAAGGTTTTTAACCGTCTTCCAATTTCTGTTGAGGTAGAATACAATAAAGACGCAGGGTTTTTAATTGCAGATCGTTATAACAAAGAGAAGTATATAACAGAACAAGTTGTAAAACAAACTTCTGCTTTGGATTGGTTTGATGAAGTAGGAGGGTAAACATCTTGCTTTACACGATATTAGAAATTGAAAGGAGATAAGGTGCTTACCTCAGAGATTAAATTTACTTATAAAGGTCAAAACTACAACTACAAAGGGTATCTTTCCGATTTGACCCACGGTGGTCTCTTGCGTTTGGTGGCTCAAGATGGTGTGTCTGCTCAGATGCTTATGCAAGGTCAAGCAGAGCAATTAGGTCGAACTTATAGAACGGCTACTTTTTCAAGAGCTTCCTTTACGGTAGAACGCTTAATTAAACCAAAGGTTTTATTTGGAGAAGATGGAGTTGATTTATCTATTGCGAAGTCTTTCCAAAAACACCCTTCATTTGCTTTGTTTGCTTATTTGTACGCAGTGTATAGCTACGCTAAAACCCTCAAAAATGAAATGAGGGGTAGTAAAGGTTTCTTGGCTTTGAGTTTGAAAGAGCTTGAAAATGTAGAGGATAGGGTTGAATTTGAAGTTCCATTTGGAAAAGGTGTTATTGAGCGTAAATACGGTTTGGTTCGCTCTTTGCGTTTTGCAACCCAAGATTTAACAAGTGGAACTTCCTTAGAGTTCGGATTTGTAGAGGATTCTTCCTTTGAGTTTCTACCAAGCCAAGAAAGGGTATCTCTTCTCGGATCGGACGTTATTCGTATGGACTCGATTGGTACGGCTTATAAAACTGAGATTTCAAATAATCTAAGAAGACAGTTACTAGGTTTACCTAAAATTGAAGTTGTAACAGATTTAAAAGGGTTAGAAAGTTCCGTCAATCCTTTCTACACCACAATGGCAGAGGTCATTGAGGTAGAGAATATGAAAGCCAAGGTCGAACAACGTACTTCTCGAAACTTTGAGTGGGTTCGAGAGAGGGTTTTAAGCGGTAAATACAGAGTAGTTAAACCTCATGAAGTGGAAGATGTTTTCAAGCAGTTGGAAAAAGATTACAAGAAAACAAAACTGACTGCGTTCGATACGGAGACCACAGGCTTGGACTTTACGTTTAGAGGATTTTATGGTAAAGGCTCTATTATGGTAGGTGCAGTCTTATCTGCAAAACCTGGAACTTCTTACTATTTCCCTCTAGCTCATAAGAAATTTCCAAATGTCTGTGGGGGTGATATTGAGTTATTTGTAGAGAAATACTTACAACCCTATTTAGGAGATAAAAAGGTTGTAGCCCACAACAACATCTTCGACTGGAAGGTAGGGTATCGACATGGTTTGGTCTACGATTGTTGGCTTGACACATTAGTTGCCATGCGTAAAACTTACTCAGCAAGAGACAATGAAGAGTATGGTTTGAAAGCTGTAACAGATAAGTTCTTGCATAGAGAAGCGGTAGAGCTTGATGACTTAACAAAGTGTGGTTCTTATGAAAAATGTGGTGGAACCTTTGATGAACTAGAAGAAGAGCTTGTAGCCTTTTATGCCTGTCCCGATGCGGACAACACCTTGTGTATTGCTCTTTATTTCTTGGAGAATGATATTCTAGGTAAGTCTGGTTTTGATATGATGCAAGCAGTAGTACATGATAGTCGCTTTACCTGTGTTGCTGCTTATTCGGAGTTTTATGGGATGCACTTAAACCTAGAGTCAGTTCCTCAACTTCGCTTGCACTATGGTAAGCAGTTAGTCCGAGAGTACCGAGACTTGTTGGAGTTTTTAGCCATTCATGTACCTCAACACACAGAAGATGGTCTCTTTGCTATTCAAGGTAAGGCGAACTCTATGGTTTTAGGTTTAGACTATGATTTACCAGAGGGAGAAAAGGTTCTTCACTACAAATTTGAAGATTATCCTAATGTGTACATTGCACAAAAGAGTGGTTATTCTGTAAACTCTCCCATGAACAAAACGATTGCTTATGATTATCTAGGGTATCCGGAACAAATCAGCAAAAAATCAGGAAATTCCACTCTTGATAAAACGGCTTTGAAGTTCTTGAACAAAGGTACAAAACCAGATAAAGAAAACTTCAGATTGAGTTTTGATGATTTCGTCACTCGCTCGTTGAGTTTGCTTTCGTCTTGGTTAGGTCACACTCAGAGTAAAGAGAAGTTAGCTGAGTTAGAGAAAGATGAAAGTCAAAAGAAATTGGTACGCGGTCTTGCTTGTTTAACTCGTTTGGTAGATAACAGACAGTTTGAAGAATTAACAGATTTGGATAAAGATACGCTTCGTATTGCAACCAAGTATATCTTTGGAGAAACCTTTGGCTATAAAACTCAGATTGAGTTTGAGGGTGAGAAAGGTTTCTTGGTAAAACCGGAAGAAAACGCGCCTATTCATCCATTCACGGTTATTTTAGAGTCTCCTCGTAACACTGCTCGCTTGTTTACGAACTTCTTAGATAAGGTTGAAGAAAACTTCATTGAAGGTTTCTGTTTCCCAGCTCTCGATATGTTCAAGGTTACAGGTCGTTTATCAACTAAGAAACCGAATATTCAAGGGTTTGATGATACGATTAAGAAAGAGATGACGGCTCGAAACGGTTATTACATGGTCGATACAGACTATGCTTCGAAAGAAAACCGAGTCATTGCAATCATGTCAAAAGAGCAGTCCTTGATTGAAATGTTTAAGGATTGGCGCAATGACTACCACCGTTTCCAGTCTGCTCGATTAAATGGTCTCTTGCAAGAGCAGGTAACAGACAAACTGCGTAAGATGTCGAAAGGTCTTGTTTTCGGTATCAACTTCGGCATGTCAGATTTGTCTCTTGGAGAAGTCCTCTTTGGCTCAAGGTCAAAAGAGAATGCACGTAAAGCTGCTCAAAAGAGAGAAGAGTTCTTCTCATTCCAACGTTCGGTTGAAGGTTGGTTTGAAAACAACGTTAAAACCGCACTTAGCAAAGGGTATTCCACTACAATTTTCGGAAGCAAACGTTTCTACAATAAGGATCGAGTGTCTAAGAGTCAGATTAGACGTTACGCTTTGAACCACCCAATCCAAGGTTCAGCAGCGGATATTTATAAAAAAGGAATGGTCGATTTATTCTCTGACTTGAAAGAACAAGGGTATTTAGGGAAGATTTTGCTCACTGGTTTCATTCATGATGAGGCGACTATTGAGGTTCACAACACCATTCACCCTCATGTAGTTCTCGGTCTAATTCGTAAGAACCTCATGGTTGAAATTGAGGGTGGTTGCCCATTGGACTTAGGTTTCGGCGTGGGGCATTCGTGGTACACTGCGAAGAAAACCGAGTGGCAAGTAGGTCTCCAAGAGCTTATGGAGTGGAACTTAGATGCTTATGATTGGGACGGAGATATTGATAAATTCATGGTTTGGGCTGAGAACCGTATCCATGAGTTTAACGCAGAAGATGTAGAGAACAAATTACGTTCTACTGCCTTTACAGAAGATACGATTGAACAAGACCGAGTATTTCCAGTAAATTACGCTTTGGAATTGAACAAGTATTTGTTAGGTGAGCTTACGAAAACTGACCATAGTTGGCAACAAGCCAGCGGTATCCTCGACTTCCCAGATAATTTCGAGGACTTGAGTGGTGGTGAGCGTAAAGAGTTTATTTACTTACACCTACCTGATTTACATATTCACAAGCGTTTGCAACTCTTTTGGAATATGAGAAACGGCTTTGAGCAATCTATTATCAAAGAATACCGAGACTTGTCTGACTTAGAAACTGTTCAAAAACGAGCAGTTGCAACAGAGAATCAAGAAGCAGAAGAGAAGAAAAAAGAGCGTGAGCGTAGGGTTCAACTCTTGAAAGAGCATTTAATGGACTTTGGTTCTAAATTAAATGCAGATGGTTCTGTACTTTACTTGCAGTATAGTGAGGGTCTTTACGCAGAGTTAAATACCATGCTCTTACAAGATGATGGTCCTGTTCCTTTGGTTAAAGTTATTCTGTACTTGCAGAGGGAAGATAAGTTCACTCAACTCACAGGAGTTGGTATCCCACAAGCTCTTCTTTCTGATGTAGTTCGAACTGCACGACAGTTTGTTCTGTAATTTGAATTTAAACAGGTCTGAGAGGTCATATTTGGGCTTCTGAGCGATTTTAGGAAGTAGGAGGTACATTTTTACCTCCTTTTTCTAAAATTCGTTAGAGAGCAACTGAAAACCTTTAAACGCTATACGGTTAAAATACCTATTCTGTCAAGAAATTTTCTCTTGTTTCTTGCAATTAGTTGATTTTAGTGGTATAATAAAAGAAATAGTTTGTATTAGGAGACTTATGAGTGCTAGATGATTTATTAGATAATTTAGAAGTAACAAGCTCTGAGGAGCTTGAAGAAGTTGATGAACTGAGTGATTTGGAAGAATTAGAAGTAGGTTCAACAGACTCGATTAAAACCAATGAAGAGGTTGTAGCGGAGTTACAAAGTAAAGAGAAACAAGTAGCTCGCATAGGTTTTGAGTTGGAGAAAGGGTATCCCTTGTTCGAGGTGCGCCTAACTCCAGAGTCTCAAATGTCTACAGTCACTATGGATGCGATTAAAGGTTTGATTTCGTCAAGTACAAGAGACACTAAAAACTTTGAAGATTTTGAGAAAGAGTCTGAGACAGGAGAAAAATCTGTTGAAGTTTGTATGACTTTAGTTCTTGCGATTGACCCAAATGAAGCTCTAAAAGAGAAAGTGATTGGTTACTTCAAGAAAGAGAAGTTACGCCATTTATATCAGTTGGTTCGCAATTTAGAACATAAATTTTATTTGGATAAAGACCGATGTTTCTCAGGTCAAAAAATGTTAGCAATTTTGTAGAAATAGTGAGGTTTCGGTATCGATGGTTTCCGTAGCAACAGATTTTCCATACACAACAGGTTTAAAAGAGAAGTTTAAAGGTCTTTTAACAGACGTTACTTCTTTCCAACAAGAACAAGAGAACTTGTTACAAACAAGTGTAGATATGATTGAGGGTGGCTCTAAATACAAACTCTCAGTAACCTTAGAAGCACAAGGAGAAGTACAGACCATTGGTTTGCTTTGTGATGATGTTTCTGCGTTGGTATCTGAGTTCCGAGCTATTTTCCATCAGTATTTAGGAGAAGATGCACCTTTGTACAAAGTGGTTGAAAAGCGTTTTGGAGAAAAGGTTGAAAGCAACTCTTTAGATGCAGTTTCGTATTTGGTAATGGTAGATAAAGATGTGTATTGGAATATCTTTGTTACCTTGACTTACTTAGGATAAAGCACATGAAACAATTTGATTTATTGAATGAGGTAGCAAAAGAGGGGCGAGTTTCTTCGCTCACTCTTTCTGTGTATTTAGTAAGTGAAGTAGACCCTCGTAAATTCTTCCGAGAAGGTGTAAAGGTCTCGTCAGCAGTTAAGATTGTGCAAGCAAGAGCGCTCTTGGGGTATCACAAATCCTTTGGAGAGCTAATTACAGAGGGTTTCCTTTATGTTAGTGTTCCAAAAGACCAACCTCTAGGACAGATTGTTCACTTAACTGGAACTTTAAGTCCAGTAACCTTTGAAGATTACTCTCCAGAGTTGTCCTTATTGAGATTTGCGAAAATAGATGGTCGATGGGTTGTTCGAGCTTGTATGTGCAAATCGTATGAAGAAAGTCCTTACAAGGAAGACCTAGCAGTACGAACTTTAAAGAAATGGCCAGAAGTTCCTTATGCTTTAACAAGTGCATCAGGTTTGGTGTATCCTCGAACGATTGGCTTTGATAGAGAAGTTTTGTATAGTGTGAGTGATGACTTAGTAGGAAGTGAATTAGAACATTCTAAACCACAGTTAGGTTCGACACACTTAGCTTTAACATCTACCCAAAAGGCAGTTTTAGAAGATATGTTGACGTTTCCAGTTCTCCAACTTCAAGTAGAAAATGAAATGATATTGGAACCAGAGGTTTTAGGAGAGTGGTTGAAGTCTCAAGTAAAAGGTCGCAACTTACGAGTGTTTGATTTGAGAGGGCGAGCTTTACCTATGACTGAAGTGTTGAAAAAGTTAAAAGGGGAGAGTGGTTTCACGTTAGAGACACAGTTCGTACTCCTTGTGTCACAAGTAACTGAGGGTATCCCCTATGTCCAAATAGGAACAGTGAGGTAAAGATTTGGGAACAGTAAAATATAGTTCAAAAAATAACAAGCACTTTCTTATTTTGGAATTGAGTAAGAAAGAGCAAGTCGATGAGGGTATTGTCAATGCACTGCGTTCAAGTGGTTTCATGACAAGTGTACCGTTTGAATACAATGAGAAAAAACGTGCCTTTCGTTATGATTTAGAGGGTTTGATTTCATTAAGAGTTCGACTCGGTTCAGCTATTACGATTGATGAGTTTTATTTGTTGATTGCAAATATTTACCGTTCAGTCTTGCAGCTTTCAAATGACTTACAAATCCCACCATCATTTTTAGATTGGTCACCAGATAGTATTTTCTTAGATGTTTCGGGGAATATTTACTTTTTGGTTTACCCTTTGAATTTGAAAACGGTAGAGGGTTCAGGGTTTTATGGTTTAGTTCGAACGTTATTGAAAAATGCAAAACCTTTCCAAAATGTTGATGAACAAGGTTTAAGTCGTCTTCTAGGTTTTCTTGATATGGTTGAGCGGAAAGAGGTTGAACCAGAGAACTTCATTTATAATTTAGGTCAAGAGTCTCTGCGGTATCGCTCAGAAAACTTGCTTTCTTATAGCTCTCCGCAGTTGAAGTTGATTTTAGAGGGTGTTGAAGCGATTGAAGAAGAGCTTACCCCAGAGGTAATTACTGAGGTTGTAAGTGGAGTTGAATTGGACTTAACTGCATTAGATACTGAAATGATTGAGCGAACAGGTTTGCTTGATGAAGATACTTCTGATTTTGATGATGAGGAGTTAACTTCTGTACTTGATGATTCAGACACAGTAGCTCCAGCTCGTAGATACCACAAAGTCGGGTATTTAACACGTGAAACAGGTGAAAGTTTTGAGCTAGATAGCCGAAGTGGAGTTGATACTTGGGTATTTGGTAAGCGCCCTAAAGCGATTGACGGTGTAGAAGAGTCGATTGCCTTTAGAGATAATAAGTACATGTCAGGCACTCACTTTAAGATTATCTATGAGGAAGAAGAACGCACCTTTTATGTAGAAGACATGGGTTCAACCAATGGAACTTGGTTGAAAAATGACGATGTTAAAGGTTCTGAGTGGAGAAGTGAAGAGCGTATTTTTGCAAGAGACTTAAAAGAGCTTCATAATGGAGACACTTTGAAGATTGCTAAAGAAGAAGTAACATTTAGGGTTAAAGAGGTTTAGGTTCATGAGATTAGAATATTATTCAGACCGAGGTGGTTACAACGGCACTTCAAGGGTCAAAGGGTATCGAGAGAAAAACGAGGACACTATAGGGTGTTTCAAGGTTTCAGGAGTGGAGTTAGGAGAACAACCAGTTTATGTCCTAGTCGTCTGTGACGGTATGGGTGGTGGTGTGCGTGGCAAATACGCATCTTCCTTAACCGTTCAATCGATTCGCACTGCAGTAGAGTCTATTGCAGAGAAGAAACCTTCCCAAACATGGTTAGAAGCTATAGCAGATGTTGTTTCTCAAGGTATTTACCGAGCGCATTCTCGTTTATGTGATGAATTTGCTAATGTAAAAGGTACATCAGCCACAACATGTACAGTTGGTATCGTTCAAGGTTCTCAGTTTTTAACTCTTCAAGTAGGTGACTCTCGTTTGTATGTGTTAAATCAAAGAGGGTTGCACTTGCAAACAGAGGATGACTCTTGGGCTTTCAATCAGTTGAAAGAAGGAAACATGACGGAAGCAGAGATTAAGAAACACCCTAACCGTCATAAGATTACAAAAGCAGTTGGTGTAAGTAGAGGTTTCCGTCTGCAACAGTCTTCAGTATTAGAGTTAAAAACAGGAGAGGGTATCCTTTTGACCTCGGATGGTTTTTCAGAGTTTCTAACTAAGGAAAAAGCGAAGTTAATTTGGTCTAAGGAAAACCAATTAGAGTCTATGTCTCGTATGATGATTGGAGAAGGTCAAAAAGACAACATTTCGGCAATCTTTTATATGCCTTAGAAGTAAATTAAGCAGTTTAGATAGATTAGGTAGGTAGTAGTAAATGACGATTGACATTAAAACATTAGGTAGACACCAAGGTTCATTCCTTTTGCAAGGTCTAAGCATTAGTAAAACTCGCAACGAAACAGATATGTTACAAGGAACAATCATTGTCCGAGGTGGCGACTCTATTCGTTTTGTATGTTTTGATAATATGATTGTGTCTCAATTTAAAGAAAATGCGGTCACAACCATTTATGTAAGTGACGGTGACGTTACCATTCAAAACTATAATGAGAGTTTGTCAGCGAAGTTAGAGGGTATCCGTGGTTTGTCTGCGGACTACAACCCTTCTGAGTTTATGGAAGTCATTGACCCAAGTAAAAATGCTCATGAAATTGGCGCTTTGGTTCGTAAGTTAATGACAGAAAAAGGCGCTCAGTTGACCTTGCACATGTTAAGTGACCGAGGAAAAGAATTAAGTGTTGCTATGGCTGCTCAATATGGTGGTTACCACGATGGAAAAGTCGGAGGTTTGTTGAATCACATTCGTAAACTCCTAAGATACGCAGAAGTAGCCATGACAGAATATGAGTTACTTCACACCATGAGTTCCGAAGAGCGTGATTTGGTTATTCTAGGGTTAGTAGTTCATGACTTTGGTAAAATTTTAGAGTTGAAAAACGGTGCTTATACTGAGATTTCGATTGTTCCTCACACTTACTTAGGAATTGAAATTATTTCTAAGTATAAAGACTTGATTGAAGAGACTTACAATGAAATGTTCTACCGTGAGTTACAAGCCATTATTTTAGAACACCACGGAGAGTTTGGAGAACGCCCTAAAACAGTTTACGCTTATTTGGTTCATGTCATTGACTTACTTGACTCAAGGGTATCCGGACTTCAGCGCAAAGTTGAAGGTCTTGAGTTAGGGGATACAACTAATGTCGCTTTTGATGGTTACAAGTTGCAGTTTAATCGCTACGATGCAAGTAATACAGGGTCTTACCCAACTCCACAGAACCAAGCGGTTGCCACTCCAACAGAAGAGTAGACTGAAACTATTGATAAGTTCGATTTGATGTGGTACAATAACACTAAGTAAACAAGTAAAGAGGATAAATAATATCCTCTTTTTCCTTAGTGAGATTGAAAGAGAGGAGACTTTTCATGTATGAAAGAAAACGGATAGTTCAGTACAAAGCGATTTACTTTCTGATTGCGTTTTTCTTTGTATTCTTAGCAATTTTAATACTGTTTGCAGGGTATTTTAGCCCAGTGAAAGAAATTGCACCAGACAAAAACCAAGAGCGCCAACAGACGATTGCTAAAGGAGTAACTGATAAAGATTTATCGTTCGACCAACTACCAAGTTTGGATTCGGTATCCGAAAGTTCGCCAACAACTGACTTTCTCTATACCAAAGAATATCAATTAAGTCGTTTAGAGGGTCAATATAAGTTAGCTGAGTTAGATAGTGTCTTATCGAACTTAGGAGAAGAGTTTACCTTAACTCAACCAGTAGGTAAAGTTGAAGGTGATTCTACCTTGGTGACATTTCGCTCAAACAATTATGAGTTGACTTACTCTTTAACAAAGGGTTTGGTTGGTGTAGGTTATAAAGGTTCTGCAAAACTAGATTTGCTTGTACCGAAGTTGTTTAGAGGAAAACAAGTAGCTGAGTTAGAGAGTAAAGGTTACACTAAGATTGACACAACTAAAACAGGGTATCATTACTTTGCACACCCTAAGTTTCAGTTAAATTAGAAAGGGGTTTCTATGAAAAAACAAGTAGCTTTAATAAGTTTATGTAGTATTGTCTTGAGTAGTTCTCCTTTTGTATTGAACTCAACACGTGTGTTAGCAGAAGAGAATAAGTCAAGTCAAACTCAAACTCAGAGTATTTTGATAAAGACTTTAGAAAAAGAAAAAGAGGAAGTTAAAACACAAGCTGAGAAAGTAGGGTTCTTACCTAGTGTTCTGATGGCTTTGTGGGTTCGTAACACGGATTTTGGTTTAAATCTTAACAAGTTCTCAGTATCCGATTTTGTCTCGGACTTGGTAAATAGTAACTCTGAGTTAGCTCAGAGGTTATTAGAAACAGGTAGTGCTGATGAAGCAGTAGCTCTCTTATTTAAGTATAAATACAGTTCAGAAAGTGACTTTGTAGGGTCTATGAACTCAGCTTTGTCTTTACCTTATGTGAAAAGTTTAGATAAAGATGTTTATTCTAAAGGGGTCAAACCTCTTTACGATAAAGAAGAGTTGAAAAGGGGTAAACAACACAGATTATCCTGGGTATCTTTAAATCAGGATGCGGACGTTCCCAAGGAACAACAAGAGTCTCAAGCAGATAGCACTTTGGCTTTTGAGCGTGTAGGAGAAAAGCGCCTAGCAGAGAGCAACAGTGTAGGTTTCTTGTTACCGAATAAAGACAAACAGTGGTGGCAGTTTTGGAAGAAGGGGTTAGCTGAAAGTAAGATAACCTTTGAAAAAGAACTAGTTAATGCACCTCAAAATGTTCTAGCTATTGCAAGTGTTTTTGCTAAGAAGTTGGGTTGGTCTTTTGATGGGGCAACTACAGTAAAAACTTCAAATGGTCTATATGCAGTTGGTTCAGACAGTCAAAAAGTTCTTGTGAACAAATTAGGTAAAGTTGTAGCAGTATGGGCAAAAGAGCCGAAACCTTATGGTTTTGAGGGTGTTCAACAAATTATGAAAGGGGCTAATGGGTATCTCACAATCGGTTTGCGTTCAAGTAGTTTGTTGGAAGATACACCAAGTGTAGAGTTTGCTTTGAATAAAGAAAGCAAAGTAGATGAAAAACTACTATCTTTGAACACTACTGAGAAGGTAGTTGGAACATTCACTTTATATGATGTAGGTACTCGCTATGTTGTAGTAGAAGATAGTTCAACAGGTTCTTACAAAGTCCTCTCAGAGTTTGGAGGGCAGGTTGGTTCTTCAAATAAAGACGATATTAAAGGTAGTAATTTGGAGGATTTAGCAGTTTACACTCCAATTAAAACGGAGGTAGGTGTTCTATGGGTTCAAGTTTAAGGAAACGGGTTTTATCCTTTGGTGTATTATCTTTAACTTTGATTACATTGGCTCAACCTGTATCTTCAGTATTTGCAGGTTATAATAACGTTGAAGATATTACAGAAGATGGTTGGAAGACTATTCGAGGAGCAGCTAAGAAAGCAAAAGAGTTGGGTATTTCTGCTGAAGCTTTTGCTGGAATGATGGGGAACGCCAATGAAGAGTCTGCTTTCGATGCGACTTTGGAAGAACAAGGTAACGTAGCAAGTCGAGGTTTAGGTCTCTTTCAATGGACGGATACTGCGGGTAGTCCTCGAAGAACTCAATATGAAAATTGGGTGAAAGAAAAGGGGTATGATATAAAGGATCCAGCTACGGCAGGTGCAGCTTCTATTGAGTATATGGACAAGGAGATGCAAGGAAATTCAGACTTTGGTTCTGCCTTTTGGTCTAGTTATATTCATGGAGTTTGGGGTCGTACAGAATTAAACCAAACTTCTAAAAGTTATGAGGAGTTCAAGAAGACTACCAATGTTAAAGGTGCTACACATGACTTTGTTGCTGCTTTTGAAAGACCTGCTGCTGATACTTTAGATAAACGTGCAAAAATGGCAGAAGGTATTTACAACAAAATAAAAGATGATTATGGGGTTGTAGATTCAGATTCTAAAACCAAAGCCACTACAGTATCCAACACTTTAAAGCAGTGGTCAGAGGATGACATTCCAAATATGCCAAAAGATCGCGATTATGGTAAAGAAGAGCGTGGATTTAAAGAGCGTTTAGATAAGATTGAAAAACTAAAAGGTGATGAAGCTACAAGTATTGCTAAATGGAAAGAAGAGCGTGAAATTTCTCTACAAAAGAGAACAATTAAAGGCGCACGTTTAGTAGTTATGGTCTTGTCCATGTTAGCTCTTGTATATCCTTCCATTCTTTTGTTGGCTTATGTGGTAGACTCTTGGTTTGTTTATATTGATAGCCCAGCGATGAGGGTTGTGACCTTTAACTTTAGAGCGATTGAACAAAATCGTAATGGTTCAGGTGGTTTGTGGTTCGCAGATAAGAAAGAAAATGCGAAGTTGAAGACGAAGCGTTTGGGGTTAGGAGATACCTTAATTTGGGCTGCAGTATTTAGTTTAGTTGGAGTATTAGGTGTTTCCGGTATCATGTACGAGACCGCAGGTAGCATTTGGCAGTTTATTTCGGATTCTATTGGTTATGTAATCCGTGGTTAGTAGAAAGTAGGTAGTATATTTGGCTATTAGAACATACTTAAAAGTAGGTGATATAGTTGAAGGTTCTTGGGAAGTTATAAAGCAGATTGGACAAGGTGGTTCTGCAACTGTATATTTAGTTCGAGATATTGAATTGAACCGCCTTTTGGCTTTAAAGGAAGTCCCAGTTAGAGGTACAAAAGAGGGTGAGAGACAAGCTAGAGCGGTAATTGCAGAGGTCAATTTGTTGAAATCTTTGTCTCATCCGTCTATCCCTCGTATTATTAAAATGACAAAAGATGACCATTCTTTATTGATTGTAATGGACTACATTGAAGGGTATTCATTAAGAGACTTGATTGCTAAAACCTCTTACATAGATGAAAAATCTATTGTTCGTTGGGGTTTAGCTCTGTGTGATACTTTAAAATATTTACATAATCGCAGTCCTAAAGTGATTTACCGAGACTTGAAACCTCACAACGTTATGTTGTCGAATGAAAATCATTTGTTCCTTATGGACTTCGGTATCTCACGTGAGATAGGTCCTGATTTTGATTATAGTAAAGAACCAAAATTAGGTACAAAAGGTTATGCAGCCCCAGAGATGCGCACAAAAGAAGCTTGGTTTGATGAGCGTTCTGATATTTACGCTTTGGGTCGCACTTTGTACTTCTTAGCAACTCGAAATAGTCCTTCTGTGGAAGTCTTACAAGATGGTCGTAGGTTGCCGATTTTACCAATTCGACAATATGACGCTTCACGTTCGGTCGGTTTAGAGAAAATTATTGAAAAGGCGACAGCCTTTAAACCTCAAGATCGGTATCAGTCCGTTGAGGAAATGATTTATGACTTGAAAAACATTAATAAGATGTCTGAAGGTTATATTAAGAAAATTAAGAAGAGAGCCACAACCATTTACACCTTGTTTGGAACTTTAGTATTGGGGTTAGCCTTATTAGGAACTGGTGTCTTGTATTCTCAAATGTCTACAACAGACTCTTATAACCAAGCTTTAGCGACAGGTAAGACTTCGCAAGATATTGATTCTTTGTTGAAAGCAAGTAAGATTTTACCTAATGAAGTTGAACCTTACAGTGAATTAGTGAAGATTTACCGTTCTAGCGGACACTTCACAAGTGAAGATGAGTTTCAGTTGTTAGGTGCTTTGCAGTCGAATATTCCAAGTCTGAAAGGGAAAGAAGGAGCAGGAGACTTGCTTTATCAGGTAGGTCAGTTGTATTGGTTCTATTACCCTCAAAATGGACAAACTAAGTCAGTTCCTTGGTTTGAACAAGCAAAAGAGTTTGGAGTATCTGATAAGAACCAACATTTGCTTTCGATTTACTTAGAATTAGGTACATTCAAGAAGGGTATTTTAAGTTCTATTACGGATAATTCGGATAGCGGTATGTACAAGAAATACTGGTCTGCCTTAAGTGAATTAGAGTCTGAGATGGGTTCTGACCCTCAACTACAGTTGACTTACTTACAAAGCGTTTTTGATGTCATTGACTCTTATTCAGGTGGTTTGAAGTCGGATGGGTTGACTTTAGAGGATTTGACCTCTGTATTTGATAAAGCAGTTGCTTCGGTATCCACATACACGGGTAAAACCGATGCGCAGAACAAAGCAAAAGCTGAGTTACAAAACCGAGTTGATACTGTTCGGAATAAATTGAATACAACTTATGGAAAACGCTAATTGGAGGGTAGGATAGATGAACATTTTTACAATTTTAGGAATCCTACTCATTGCGGTTTCTTTAGTAGGTTTACTTATTATTTCAGCTAAATATGGGATTAAACCAACTCTTGATATTTACACAGGTAGAGAAAAGAAAAAGGTTTTATCTCGTATTGAAGCTCGTAGAGGTTTAATTGGTGCAGAGCAGACTGCTGAGTTAGTTGAGAAATACTCAGCTATGGAGGGGGTATCCACAAGTGGTCGCTCTTTCGGTTCGGCTCACACTACAGGTTCTTTAACACAAGACTTGTTTAAGAACCCAGAGAAAGTAGATGAGTTATTAGGTGTTTTAATGGAGAACAACTCAGCAACTACTTCAAATTTAGAAGTAGATGAGTCTATTTCCTTGAATTACCGTGAGGAAGAATACGAAGAAGAGCAAACTGGTGTACTCGATTCTGATGAAAAAGAGACATTAGCTGAGAAAAGAGAGCAAAGACGAGTAAAATCGCAGATTAAGAAGTCTTTGTCTACTGTACCAACTGCCAACGGTATCTTCCAAGTGGCGACAATTTATGACAATATTGAACTTTAATCTCTCACTTGTAAGTCCTCCACCTCTTATGCGGTGGGATATAAAGGTGTTGCTCCAATAAGTTTTTGATTTTATTGACATAAAACTAAATAAAGTCTTGACAGTTTCTAGTTACTGTGGTAAACTATAATCAGTTAAACTATTAGAAAGTTAGTAAAATCAATGGAACTAGATACAAATGCACATTCAGTCTTCTCGTTACATTATCATTTGATTTTGGTTGTGAAATATAGAAGACAAGTGTTTACTGATGAAATTTCCAATAGAGCCAAAGAGATATTTGAGTATATTGCACCTACTTATAAGATAGAATTGGTTGAGTGGAACTATGATAAAGACCATGTTCACGTTCTATTTAAAGGTCAACCTAAGACAGAACTAAGTAAGTTCATTAACGCTTATAAGTCTGCATCGAGTAGGTTATTGAAGAAAGAATTTCCCACTATTCGTCAAAAACTATGGAAAGAGATGTTTTGGTCTCGTTCCTTTTGTTTGTTATCGAGTGGTGGTGCACCTATTGAAGTTATTCGTCAATATATCGAAAATCAAGGGAAAGAAAAATGACTATTAAACAAAAAGCGTATAAATTTAGGCTGTATCCTAATGAGGAGCAAGAGCAGTTTTTTGCTAAAACCTTTGGTTGTTCCAGAGCTATTTGGAATATGATGTTAGCGGATAAGATAAAGCACTATGAAGAAACTGGAGAAATATTATATAATACACCAGCTCAATACAAGAAAGAGTTTCCTTGGTTGAAAGAGGTGGACAGTTTAGCCTTAGCTAATGTACAACTTAATCTTCAGAAAGCCTACAAAAACTTCTTTCAATCTGGGTTTGGTTTCCCTAATTTCAAGAAAAAGAGTCATAACCAATCTTATAAAACCAATAATCAGAAAGGTAGACTTGCTGTAGAAAAAGGTTACATAAACTTACCTAAAGTCGGTTGGGTGCGTGTCAAAGCACATCGTCAAATTGAAGGTGTTATTAAGAGTGCAACTATTTCAATGAATCCAACTGGGAAATATTATGTTTCTATTTTGTGTGAAACCGAGATTACTCCACTTCCTAAAACCGGTTCTTCAGTCGGTATCGACCTTGGGATTTCTGACTTTGCTATTCTGTCAACGGGAGAGAAAATCGGTAATGAGCGATTTCTCAAGCAGTTGTCAGATAAATTGGCTAAAGAACAAAAGATTTTATCTCGTAGAGCTTTAGCGGCTAAGAAAGCAGGACGTAAGCTTTCTGAGAGTAAGAATTATCAAAAGCAACGAGTAAAAATCTCATGAAAAACCATAAATTAGCAAAAGCGATTGGTGATGTTTCTTGGTCTGAATTTGTAAGAATGTTGGAATATAAAGCTGATTGGTACGAAAAACAAGTGTCTAAAATTAGCCGTTGGTATCCTTCTTCTCAGCTTTGTTCAGATTGTGGTTTTAACTCAGGAAAGAAACCTCTTTCTGTTAGAGATTGGACTTGTGAAAATTGTGGTAATCATCATGATAGAGATATTAACGCAAGTATTAATATTCTTAATGAAGGTTTGCGTTTAGCGTAAAAACAATATAACCGTAGGAACTACGGGGATAGCTTGGTAAACTTATGTAACCTCTGTTGGTTGGTCAGCTAATTAATAAGTCAGCATATTAACCAAGAAGCTCCTACTTCTAAGCATTAGCGTAGGTAGGGGTAGTTCACGGCATAAAAGACTTGCATAATGAGTAAATTGTGCTATAATAAAGTTTAGGTAAAGGGAGTTTGCCTCCCTTTTTCGTGTAAAACTAGCAGAAAGACTGAGGATAACGAATGTCAAAAGAAATGAAACGTAAGAAAGCCTTACGTTTGAGTGCAAAGAGAGGGGTAGTTGCAGTGGCAGCGGTAGCTACCGTAGCTACAGTTGGTTCTGTAGGCGCAGAGGAACAAGGGTTTGACCGAGTTTCGCCTACGGTTACGGTTGAACCTACTGCTCCAACAAATAACATACCTACAAATAACAATGGGGAAACTACCCAACCGATATCCACTCCGAACTCGGACTCAACTCCGACTTTTTCGGAAACTCCAAAAGACGAAGAAACTCCAAAAACAGACACACCCAAAGACACTCCTGCAGAGTCTAAAGATGAGTCTCCAAAAAATTCTGAGTCTAATAGTGAGACTTCTGCACCAAGCAATTCTGAGCTTCCTCAGAACGCCCCAGTTTCTTCTGAACAACCAGTAGAGGGTAATAATGAGGGTTCAACTCCAAGTGCGCCTACAGGCGATTTTGGAGCTTCTGAGAACACACCTAATAAGACAGAAGAAACTCCAAAAACAGATACACCGGTATCCAACCCTTCTGAGGGTCAACCTAGTGAGACTCCAAGTGAACCAACAACTCCACCAAGTGAGGGAGAAAAACCAAAAGAAGAGAATCCAAGTAACCCAACTGAAGGTGAAAAACCAAAAGAGGAAACTCCAACTACTCCAACACCAAGTGAGCCAACAACTCCACCAAGTGAGGGAGAAAAACCAAGTAACCCTAGTGAATCGGTAACTCCTCCAACTGAAGGAGAGAAATCAAAAGAGGAGCAACCTACAACGCCCCCAACGGAAGGTGAACAACCTAAAGATGGGGATAAACCAAAGGAGGAAACTCCAACAACACCTCCAACAGAAGATGAGAAACCAAAAGAAGAAAAATCCACTCTAACTTTTGATAATGAGGAACTTGTAAAGAAACAAGACAACACTTATACTGTAAGCACAAATGAAAAACCAAAAGTTAAAGTACACGTACCAGAGGGTATCCCTCAAGATTCTGTGAAACTCGTTCAAACTTTAGTAAATGGTACAACTCATGAGTCTCATGGTATTGACGGAGATATTCTTCCAGTAAATTCTACTTTGGAACTCATTTATACTGATAAAGAAGGTGTTGAGCATAAAGAATTATTAGGGTCTGTGGTTAATAATACGAAGTATGATTATGTCACAGAGAGTTCAAAAACTACTTTAACTTTGACTCCAAAAGAGTTAATTGAGGGTGACATTTTACCTAAAACTCTTACGTTACATTCACTAGATAATAAGTATAGTTTAACTGCAACTTTAGATAGTGGGTCTTATAAATTTGACAGTTCTAGTCTACCTTATGGTGTTTACGAGTTCTTGTTAGACTCCTCTAACACTTCAAGTTTTGGTAAAACTTTTAAATCTGGAGTTTTTAGATTGAACGGTAAAGATTTTGATTTTATGCCTGATACTTTACCAAATGAGCCTTCTCGCCCAACTCCAACCCCAGAACCTACTCCAACACCTACTCCAACACCTACTCCAAATCCACTCCCAACTCCGACTCCGGAACCTACTCCAACTCCTATTCCGACACCAGTTCCAGATAATGGGGGTTCGGTTACAACTCCTACTTTACCACTTAATCCAAGTGAACCTATTGCGCCTATTGTACCTACTCCACCAGTAACCCCAAGCGCACCAGTATTACCAGATGCTCCAACAACACCAACTCCAAGTCCACTTAACCCAAGTGACATTTTTGGACGAGATGTTGCTCCAGTTCCGGCTCCAAGTCAAGATCATGACAATACAAATGGTAATACAAATACTCCAAGACCGAATGATAACATTAACATTGGTGGGGTGTCTAACCAAACAAACTATGTTGATGGTCCAGATAAAATCACTATTGGGGTATCTGGTGGTTCTGTCCAAAATGTTAAAGCTACTGTATCTTCACAAGATGGTACAACTGAATTAACAGGTAGAGTTGTTAATGGTTCTTTCGTAGCAGATAATCTACCAGAAAAAGATGGGGTTTATACAGTTAAAGTACAAGTAACTGATGATAAAGGTCAAGTTTCTGAGAAGACTATTACTTATGCAGTAAACAAAAATGGTTCAACTTATGATTGGTTGAATAAAGATGTGAATGGTGCTTACTACCAGCGTTTAAGTGAGGACTTGAAACTTTCAGAACACTCAACTACACGATTAGATACAAGTAAAACTAAGTTCACCTTTACCTTAGATGGTAAGGTAGTAACCGTAGATGCAAGTTTGGTTAAAGTAGATGAGAAGAAAGAGGAAGATGGTTCTTACACTTATACTTATACCTTTAACAAAGATGGCTTCAAAGAAAACGGGGTATGGTCTATCTCGGTTGCAACCGTAGACGTTGACGGTCATGCATCTTCTTCAAATGCTTCCGTACAATTCCAATTTGTATTGGATAGTATTGTACCGGAGTTGAAAATTGAAGGTATTACTAACAATGGTAAATATAATGCAGCAAAACATCAATTTAAAGTCTTGGTAAAAGATAATATTGGTCTTGCACGTGTTCGAGTAATGGTAAATGGTAAAGTTTACGAATTTACTAAAGAGGAGTTATTGAAAGGTGAAAAAGTCCTTGACTTAGAGAACTCAGATACTCCATACTCTATTGAAGTTGAGGTAGTCGATTTAGCAGGGAATACAACTACTCAGAAAATTGAGGGTGTAGTAGTTACTGCAACTGCGGTGCAAGCATTCTTTGGTTCTGATAACTTTAAATTAGCTGCGGGCACATTAGGTATCGGTTTCTTCAGTGGTTTACTTGTTTGGTGGTTCGCTGCGGTTCGTAAACGTAAACGTAAGGAACAAGAACTTGAAGAACTCCGCAGAGGTGCACATATTGGTACTGAAGCTGAAGGTTTAGCTTCATCAAGTAATGGTTCAAACTCAGCAAGTTCAACTTCCGATACAGGAGTAACTGAAACAACTGAGTTGGAAGATAGTGGTTCTGTAGCTTCTGAACTTTTGAACTCTATTAAAGAAGAACCAGTAGTTGTTGCTCCAAACATTGAAGGTACTGCATCTGATGATAGTTCTACATCAACTCTGCCTTTAGATGAAACGGGTGTAGTTGCTGAGACTTCTGTATTGGAAGAAGAAACGGCTGAACAGACTTCAATTCTTGATGAGGAAACTGCTGAACAAACTTCTATCTTAGAAGATGAAGAAAGAACTTCTATTCTTGCAGAAGAAACTAAGGTTTTAGATGAGGACAAACCAAAAGGTAAGAAGAGAAAACCTCGTAGAAGAAAGAAAGCATCTAAAGGAAATTAAACTTTAGTTTGTGCGTTTGAGGACTGTTAAGCGCAGTCCTCTTTAAATTTAGAAAGGGTATTATTTGCATGATTCGAGATTTTGTGTTACATTTAGTTTTAAAACATTTGGTAAAGAAAACTGAGAGTTATAGCACTGATAAAATGTTAAGTTATTATGGTTCTATAAGGGAGCGTGTATATGCTCAGTTGATGTTACTTGTTATTGTTTTATTTTCAACTGTCAACTATTGGTTTACGGTTGGGTTAGCTCAATGGTCTTTATTTGTATTGCTTGGAGTTATTAGCGTAGGTCTTTCGGTATCTGTTTTTTACCATGTAGTTTTATACTTACAAATTCGCAACTATTTGATTTTTATGTTTAAACCGATTACAAATGACTTAGAACGCCCAAAGAACTATTTTAAGCGCTTGTTACCTACAAGTGGTGTTTCTCTCAGCTCAACTTCTACAGGTGGCACAGAAGACAAATCTGAGCCTTCTGAGGTGGTTTCTGAGGTAATTGAAACTGAAACACAATCTGAGATTGAAGGGGATTGATTTGCTTTATGTCAAAAGATAAAACAAGCGTTTTAGGGGAGTTAACGGTTGAGGACTTTGAATTAGAGTCTAAACGCTTAAAAGAACCTACTTATACTCGCAGTCAGAAACCAAAGAAAAAAGAAGATAGCAGTATTTTAAAATTTTTGAGAGGTTTTACGGTATCTTTTATTTTCGTCTTTGCTATTTTAATGGTCTTAAAGTTAACTTTTAGTCCAATTAAGATTTCAGGTTCGTCAATGGACCCAGCTATGAAAGATGGTCAAGTTTGGTTTAGTACCATTAAAGAGTTCAAACATCCCAAGAGAGGAGATATTGTAACTGCTTATGATGTTTTGGATCGAGTTCGCATTGTGAAGAGAGTTGTAGCAGTAGAGGGAGACCAAATAAAGGTCTTAGACAATGGTATTTATGTTAACGGTTCCTTAGAAGATAACTCGACTGAGACTAAGAATATGGTGGAAGACACAACTACTTGGTTAGGGGCGCACAAAGGTTTGACTACAACTGTAGGAGAAGGGGAGTATTTCCTATTAGGAGATAATAGAGAAAACTCAGAGGACTCTCGTAAGAGCGGTATCTTCCCTTCTTCCACCATTCGGACGGTAGTGACTCTTCAAGCACCAGAATTTGTTAAAAATGTTTTAGAAAAGACACTGAGACAGTCAAATTGAGGGAAATCTTCAAATTTTTGAGGTCTCAGAAACGCTGATATATCAGCGTTTCCAGCATAAACCCTTATAAATCAAGACTTTTTTAAAGAAATTTGATTAAAACTGTTGACAGAACTGGGTTTGTGTGATATAATGTTTATTGTAAGTTAGCCAAAAGGCTAACGAATAAAGAAAGGAGCCTACACATGGCTAACAAACAAGATTTGATTGCAAAAGTAGCAGAAGCTACTGAGTTTACTAAGAAAGATGCTGGACGTGCAGTTGAAGCTGTATTCGCAGCAGTTTCAAATTTCCTTGCTGAAGGTGAAAAAGTTCAACTTATTGGCTTTGGTAACTTTGAAGTTCGCGAACGTGCAGAACGTAAAGGTCGCAACCCACAAACTGGTCAAGAAATCACAATCGCAGCTACAAAAGTTCCAGCATTCAAAGCAGGTAAAGCTCTTAAAGAAGCTGTAAAATAATTTAGGTAAATGTAATTTATCTAACATAATAGTACCTACTTCTAATGAAGTAGGTTAGGTATCGCTTGATTGCAGTGGATTCCACTTGGCGGTTTGATTCCGTCAGATACTTATTGCAGTATTTAACTGCACTTTTATTTCCTAGCTTACGTAGGTGTGTTTTCTGTGAACACAGTGTCATGTGCTAGGCATAACATAAGCTTTAGCATAAAGTCGTATAGTTAAGGTTTATGTCTTAACTTAGATGGTCAAGTTAAGAATCTCCGAACGGTCTGGTTCGACTTTCCATTTACATAAAACAAAAGGTGTGTATCGAATAGTTGAGTTTAAGCTTTAAACCTTTAGCGCATTGGTTCGACTGTTCAAGGGTACGACGGGTCCAGATGACGAAGGATGAATGCTCTCTTGGGTTATTAGTTCTGCACCTAGTTGCAAACGGTCAATTTGCTGACTTTATGGGGTTGGACTCCTCACGTTTGTTTAGAGTTGAAATTTCGACTCGAATCTTTGTTTAAAGCAAAGGTTTTTAGGATAGGATAACTCCAAAAACCAATAAAACTTTGGTTTCCCTTCCTCTAGGGTATCCTTCAAAGCGCGGATGGCGAAATTGGCAGACGCACAGGACTTAAAATCCTGAGAACGTTAGTTCGTGAGGGTTCGATTCCCTCTCTGTGCATACCTTAATTGAAAAAGAAGAAGTAAACGCATAAAGTAATCCTAAGCGGACTATGTGTGCGGAAGTTAACTTCCGTTTGAAATTCGGTTAAGGTTTTCAGTATAACGGTTCCATAGCTCAACTGGATAGAGCACACGCCTTCTAAGTGTGGGGTTGCAGATTCAAGCTCTGCTGGAATCATTATAGTTTTAGGTTTTATATTGCCTACGTCATAATCTCCTTAAAACACATAGAGGGGTGTAGTCTTATTAGAGTTAATTCTAATTAGGATGAAAATGATGAACTTGTAATTAGTTTCTCGCCTGAATTGGAATAAATAGGGTTAGGGTATCGTTGATAAAGAGTAGCTTCCTTTTGAGATATTTTAAAGAGATGGTAGTAAAACGGATGTTGTGTGGAAAGTGGTTCTAAGTTAGGTTCGAAACTAGCGAAGGACTTAAGGACACGTTTTAGCTGATTGCAGACTACTATATTTAGAACCGATAGCTCAGTTGGTAGAGCACTCGACTTTTAATCGAGGGGTTTCGCAGGTTCGAACCCTGCTCGGTTCATTAGGTACTTAGTTAAGGGTATCACATCAAGGCTTGGTAGCTCAGTTGGTAGTAGCGGCAGATTGAAGCTCTGTGCGTCGTAGGTTCAAGTCCTACTCAAGCCATAACCATTTCGATGGTTTCTCCTTTAGATTCGGTAGCTCAGTTGGTAGAGCACTCGACTGTTAATCGAGTTGTCACTGGTTCGAGACCAGTTGGTGGAGTTTCACTGTGAGGTGAAAGTTAAAACGTTTTAATTCTGATTACCACCTATAGCATGGTGCTTGTGTTTGAGTCATGACTTACATAGACGAGCCGGTAAATCAGCGGAGTTCTTTCTTGGAAGAGCTGTTCGAATCCTTGGGGTGGTATAAAATAGGAGTATAGTAAAGAATTAAGTCTTTATGTATTCGTATTTTAAAATCAAAGCAGGTTATAATAGAGGTAGAAATGACTATTATTGTCTCAGCATTTCCCTGTCTTGGAAAGACTACTCTTACAAATCAAAATAAGGATATTTACTTTGATGCAGAGCTTTACGAAAGTATGGCGATTAAAGGTATGTCTGAATGTCAACAGAAAGAATTTTTTAAAGCAAGTGCTTTAAAAATTAAGTTGATTTACGACACAGGGTATTATACTGCTATTTTTGTAACTGATGATGAGCGATTGTTAAGTGAGTTGCGTTTATTCGGTTTAAACGTTGTTCATGTCTTACCTAACCCAGATAATGAAGAGCATTTACATGAGTACATATCAAGAGTGGTTGCTCGGTCAGGGTTAGACTGGTATTCAAATGTTCTTTCTGAGGATATATCTAAGTTAAAAGATAAACTTTACACAGTACAATCAAATAATGAGCAAGTATATTTTGTAGAGCCACATAAATATATCGAACATCTTGTTCCTGAGTTGACAAACTTGTCCTAAGCACGACACAAAACTACTGGGAAAGAAAACCGTTATCCCGAACCAATACGGGAAAAAGTGAGGTAGATTGTTTTTATTCTACCTCTACCTCAAAAGGGTTTACATTGTAATTAACTAAATCGAGGATATAGCCAAGTGGTAAGGCAGTGAGAGATTAGTGACCAAGGGTTCGATTCCCTTTACGCAACTTTGTTGTCGTATAGCCAAGTGGTAAGGCAGCTGACTCCTTATGACCGAGGGTTCGATTCCCTCTATCCTCATTACTATTTATATTATCGGAAAGTAGCTCAGCTTGGTTAGAGTGCGTGCTTTGGGAGTACGATGTCGCAGGTTCGAATCCTGTCTTTCCGATGCCAAACGGATTTTATACTATTGTTTATATGTATATGCCTTTTAGACTCAACAGTCTGAAGAGGGTTGTTGGGTTATAGCCTACTGAGTTTATTTGCAAGTACTTTCTCGGTAGGTGAGATTTGTATCCTTTTGGGGCATCAACTGTAAAAGGTTGTTGCTTCATAGCTTTAGTAGTTGCAAACTTTAGTGTCAGTAGCAATTTCTTTCAAGGATTTTGTGAAGTTATGTCCTAAATCACTACTAAGGCGAATTTGGTTGGTAAGTAAGTTTCGTGATCAGGGCTTGCTTTCAAACGTACCTCTTAATTTTATTCAAACGTAAGGGCTGTCAAAGGTTTTTGCGTTATACCACACTTTATTGTGTGGCTAATTCCATGACTTTACAAGTTTTTCATGGAACCTCTTTAAATATTTGAGCAAGGTTTCAATTCTTATGAGTTGTTACCTTCTCACGGAAGATTACCCAAGTCTGGCTATAAGGGAACGGTCTTGAAAACCGTCAGGTCGGTAAAACGGCGCGTGGGTTCGAATCCCACATCTTCCTTTAGGTTAAGTTTTAACCTAAGTAGACTTTTGGAATTTCAAAATTTTCAAGAGTTTCGTCAGAGATTTCTTTGTTGGGGTATCCACTTTCAACGGTTGCTACCTCATAGTCTAAGTAGGTTTTGATTGGTTCCCTCTTAGACTGGTTCTAACGTTTAGTTAGACCTTCTTTTTCTAATTTATTTGGTGTAAGAACTGTCAGAGGTTCTTACATCATATTTCTTGTTGTAGTTGAGCTTTAGTACAATAAGAAATATGAGGGCTTCAATTTCACTGAACGAATCCTTCTTTTAAAAGGTGTGAGAACTGTCAAAGGTTCTTGCATCGTTCCTCTCTTTGCATACTAGAGGGGTTAGCTTTCATTAAATCCTCCTTTCGGGTAGGTCGTTGACTGTAAAAGGTCAGTGACTTATAGAACCTATATGGTTCCTAAACATCGTCATTTAGAGAGTGACAAAGCCTACGAGAAATAAAGTTTAGGTGATAAAAAGAACTCTCGTTGTACTCTAGGTTCGCGACATGAAGTACAGAAGTTTGGTTGACTTCGGAAAACAAACCGTAAGGGTATCCTCTTTTCGAAGAGGTTCCCTTTCTTTAGGAGACTTACTCAAGTTGGTGAAGAGGACACATTGCTAACGTGTTAGGTCGTCCGCGGCGCGAGGGTTCGAACCCCTCAGTCTCCGTAAAATTTTCGTAGCGGTGCGAGTGGATAGAGGTCAAGAATGTTGTTGGGGTATTTATTTTCTAGAGTTAAGTACCCCAAGGCTATGAACCGCTATATAAATCACATAATGTTCTTGTTTACTGGTATAACCTCTTGCTGGTAAACTTTTTTATACTTTTTACAACTAAAGAAAGGGTATCCGCAAAATGCTGACCTACAATAAAATGTTGAAACTACACAACGAACTAGCTTCTAGTCTAGGTGAGTTAGAACAACACTTAGAACATGTACTTGGAGATATTGGGTATGAGTATGGTGTGTCTGCTCAAATTAAAGTAGAGGAGTGTAATAACTTAACTATAGGTTTTTACGATTCAACACGAGGTATGGAGTTTGAAGCTTTAATATCTGATGAGAAAGAGTTTAAACAGATGTTAAAATTTCAAACTGCTGAAGAACTGCTTCCTTTCTTATCACAACGAACTATTGCTTAATACTGTGAGGTTCTAAATGGAATTTAAGTTTTTAAAGTTTTGTATTGGTTTATGTATCTTGCTTACCTTTGTTTTGTTCGTTGCTATTGAGTATAGTTTTCCTACTGATGTAGTTTCTTACGTTTCAACTTTATTTAACCAATCTGAACTCAATTCTAAACTGTGGTTACAAGGGGTATCTTTAGTCTTTCTGGGGTTTGCAGGTCTGTTTGGTTTGCTTTTATTCGCAAAACACCTATAAAAGCTGAAAATAGTAAGATTATGTCTTGACATCTCACCTTGTTTCTGATATAATAAAATTATCTTAATTGAGGGGTCGCTTGGATTCGACAGGCGATTGGACTTTTTAACCTCGCACCGAGTAGTGACGTAATCACTAAATTAAATATAACTGCAAATAACAATGCACCAGTTCGTGTAGCTGCCTAAGCCTTAGGGTTTAGTAGTTAGTACGAACACAAGTAAAAAGTCAAATAGACGAGCAACTAAGATAAGTACCGGTATCTTTCAGTTGCTATAAACCTCGGTACTCGCAACTAAGGTTTCTCAACTTAGTTTGTTAAATAGAGATATAACTTTTAGTTTTGTACGTTTCCTAAAAGTCGAATGTTAAAACGTAGCAGTGCGCAATAGGGTTGATTGGAAAGGTCGTTTGGACGTGGGTTCGACTCCCACCGGCTCCATAAAATAAACTAAATGAAGAGGTTTTTGGATATGTTAGAGATTGGAACTAAAGTGAAAGTTAAACGTTTAACTGCAAGTCAACGCAAACAAGGTGTTAATATTTGGAGTGATGATATGAGACCTTTTGAGGGACGTGTAGGTAAAGTTATCAACGCTGACACCTATTATGGCGATGTTTTGTATGAAGTTGAATTTCGTAAAGGGATTACTTGGTGGTGGTTAGAAGATTGGTTGGAAGTTCGTTAATAGGTAAAGCTTGATGATAAACCTAAATTGTAAAGAATTGTAGGATTTATTATGAATAAGTCTTTTAGAAGAATAGCATTTAAGCATTTGGTATTGCCTTTAATAGCTGATTTATTATTGTTTATAGGTTTCTCGTATTTAACGAATACAATGCAAAACAACTATGTAACAATGTTAGATAGTGGTCTTTTGTGGCTTTACATTTTATTCTATCTTTTTATTGTTACTGGGTTTATTTGCAGTGGTTTCTTGTTGATAAGTTTAATTACTTTTATTCTAAGTGGGTTTCCTGTAACAACTGAGAAATACAAGCAACTGTTACTGCGAGATGTTTCTACATATATCTCGCTTGAATACTTCTAGGTATCCTTTTTCCCTAAAATGATTGATAAGATTTCAAATGAATTTTATGACAAGATAAGTAAAACGGACTAGATTTAATTTAGGTTGTATAAAGTACTAAAGAATGAGGTGGAGAGAATGTCATTTCTTACGAAAACTTTAGCTAAAGAAGTTTTATCTAAATATAATTGTGCAGTTGAAGTTGCAGTTAATCCAAATTACTATGTCTTGTCTGATAGGGGTTCTATTTGTGGTTTAGGTTTATTTCAACCTCATGAGGTTGAAAGATTAAGTAATATTCTTGGTGAAATATCTAATCAAATCTACCTAGAAACTGGATTGTATATCACAGATTTAGATTGGTTAGATATTTTCCCAGAGGACAAGTTTTTATTAAATGCTCGCATTAAAGAATCTAATGGGTTATATGCCACTCTTCTTAACTCTTTCTCAGAGTGAGTTAATTGCAAAATATATGAGGTAAGTAGTAAATGGTTAAAGAACATTATCGATGCAGTTTAGGAACTAAAAAGGTTACTAAATGGGGAAACAGTAAGGGTATCCTTCTACCAACTACAGTTTTAGAAAACTTAAATTTGTCTGAAGGTAATGAGGTAGAGTTTATTTTTGAAGATGGGAAGATTATTTTAAGAAATAAGTCTGATCAGTTAGATATTCCAAACTATGATTTAGATGAACTTTTAAAAGAATATGAATCCTCAAGCGAAGTGTTGTAAGTAAATCCTAGTTGGTTTACTTATTTTTATACTTATAATTCTTAGATTTATTTGATATACTATATTAAATAAAGATTTTTAAGGAGTTTTGTTATGAAGTTACTTAGGTTGAGTGAGGGTTCTACTTTTTTATATAGTGATACAGTTCGTTACTTTTCACTCCCTAAGAGCTACACTAGGTTATTAAAGATTTTTGAGAACTATGGGTATCAACCTAAGTCTGATAGGATTTCTTTGTTAGAGTTTTCTACATTTAGTCCTTTGTCTGGGGAATATAAGACTACTCAGAGCAATGAAAATGAACGTATGGGATTCACTTTTGAGCAACTTGCTTCAAACCCTTTAAATGAGATTCTAAACTGTGGGATTCAACTAACTTTAAACACTAAAACAACTCCAACTGGGGTTAAGTTTCTTTGGTTTAACATTGTAGACTTCAATGATACCTATGAGTTGTTTACTCATAATTATGCTTCATTGCTTTCTGAAATTCCTATGACTGAAGAAACTAAGTCGGAGCGTTTAAGACTTTAGCGTGAGTACGAAAGAGAAATTAAGTTGTTGCAAGGATACCGAAAAGCTCTCTAATTTCTCATAAATTTTAAAGTTTTCCCACTAAAATAAACTTTTTAAGAAAACTTGTTGACAAATATAATTAAGTGTGTTATAATATAAAACATAGAAGTTAAGTTTTTGCAGTAGATAGATTTAACTGAGCAGTAATGACTACAAACATCTGCACATATTTGTCTACAAGGGAAACGTGGGCTGCTCAAATAAAAGTATACGGTCGATCAGTGCATCCAAATCCGTCTGTTGGAAAACAGAGATCTGCCCTCCTTAAGCACCATTGGTCAAGGGGTTAAGACACTGCCTTTTCACGGCAGTAACACGGGTTCGAATCCCGTATGGTGTATTGTCGGCAACGACAAGGGCGACAGCCAGCCCTCCAACTTGTGCACGAGTTGGAAGTTGCGCTAATGGTCTTACCTCTTGTGTAGGGGTATAGATGCATTAGTGGATTTACGGTGTTTTGTGTGTTGCAAGCCTTGGACAAAGGTCTAGTTAGTTATCAGAATTAAAAACACACGTGGCTTTGATGTTTACAATACACCAAGCGCAGGTGTCGTGGGTGGGACTCCCTCCGAAGTCATATTATTTATCAAAAAGAAAGGAAAAGTAGAATGAAACGAGTCAGAAAACTATTACCAGTAAGTCTTAGACGCTTGATTATCCAACATAGAACTAGAGTTAAAGACCTATATTTTGTAGTAGGTACTAAAGCAGTTATGGTGCGTAATCGACATACTGGAGAATATCTTGGTAATGTTTACTACAACGGTACAGAGTTTTACTTCTCAAGACAGTTGCTACATTATAGAGATAGTTTAGGGTATCCGGATTTTCTTAAATTTCAAAACCTCGTTCTTAGACCTTTGGAAGAATGTTTAGTTCTCGGTGGTTTTTAATTTTTTGTTAAGTGATAGAAGCATTTGGTGGGTGATGTAGCAAAGACAAGTGACGTCAGTCTTAGGGAAGTCGGTTCAAGTCCGTCCTATTACATTAGTTTAGAGGTGTTTTACATGTATGAGATGTTGCTAGATGATTTATTAAGTGCTTTAGAAACAAGAGGTATTGACACTTCTAAATTGCATTTAGTTGAGGAACTTGATGGTGATGTTGAACCTCATAACTAAGAATTTTGGTCTCGTAGCGTAGTGGTTATCGCGCTGCCTTGTCACGGCAGAGATCGAGGGTTCAATTCCCTTCGAGACCGTTTGTTGGTTTATAAATGTGAGTTACACGTTTATGTGTCGAATGTGCTAGTGGTGCAAAAATTAGGTTCGAATCCTATATTCGACATTATATCAAATTTTGTTTTGATATTTTAGTTAAATTTAGAAAGGTAGCTAACATGAAACGATTAGTTATTTCCCTGATTGCAGTTCTTTCTGTGTTCAGCTTCATTTCGGTATCCGCAGATGAAGGTGAAGTTATGGGTGGTAGTCATTTACCCCCAGTTCGTACTTTTTCTACTGTGAAACCAAAGGAAACTGAAAAACCTTTGTATGCTGAGGATAATCAAGCTATGGGTAATACTCATGACCCTATCTTGAGTACCTATACAAAGCAGTATCCTTATGAAACTGACTATAGTGGTGAACCGATTTATTATGGTTACTACGACTATTATGGTTATTGGCATGATTATACAGATGCCTGGGGTTACCCAATGTATCTATATAACGGGTATTATTACTATTATTGATAATCTGCGCTGATTAAATTCAGCGTAGTTTTGGAAGGGTAGCGAAGAGGTTAAACGCGGCGGACTGTAAATCCGCTCCTTCGGGTTCGGGGGTTCGAATCCCTCTCTTTCCATTGCTTAGTTTTAGAAGTTTCTAAGCAAAAGTCCTCCTTTCTTATAAGGGTGAATGGTTTAAGTTAGACATTGCCATGTCTAACTTAGTTTATAGCAGAGTAGTAGCAGCGGTAGCTCGCAAGGTTCATACCCTTGAGGTCGCAGGTTCGAGTCCTGTCTCTGCAATCACCAACATAGTAGCGATATGTTGGATTGAGCAACCCCGAAGTAGAACAAGCGTTTGAAGGGGTTGTGGTGTTCTAAACAAAACAACTAAACTGTTTCGTTAGGTAAAACGTTAAACCAACGGTGATACCATACCGTCAAGCTTTGCTTGTAAAGTTGGCAACAAATAGTCTTGAGTAAGACACCTTAACTGCTCTAGGTGATACCATACCTTTGTACTTAGATACATAAAGTTGGCAAAAGATTGTCCTAAGCAAGACAATTAAACTGTTTCGTCTTTTGGACGTTAAATGAGCGTTGACTTTAAGGTGCTACCTCACGGTATCTTAGACGAGCTTCTGATTAGGGTTTTCGGTGTACACCGCGGGTGAGGGTTTAAAACCGAATTTACTTGTATTTTATTTGTAAATCTGATATAACATGGCTCCCTGTCTAATATAGTCATTTATGGAAAACGTGTTAAGAACTTCTAACTGCTTGTTCCCTGCTTTGTCAAAATAACTTTTAGGGGAGAACACATTTACAAGGTTGAAGATATAAGTAAATACCTTTTATACGTGACCAATAACCCAATGAAGTCATAAAACTCAGGTGGTAATCCTAGTTGAGTGTACATTAAAACTAGGTGGATGCAAGGCGCAAGTTTGGCAGCGGTCTGTCGTTTCCACCCCTTGACCCCTTAAGTAAAAAACCAAGAAACTTAAATACTGATACGCTCGCTCTAGCATGTCAGTAAAGAGCAATTTTTGGAGGGTTTAGTTCTCCTTATAAATAGTGTAGTCCAATTACACTCGGTGGTTGGTGCAAAAGAAGGGCTTTGCGCACTTCTCTTCTGCTACACAAAATTGAGGTTTAAGTTTCTTTAAAGCCCAAAAAAGAAACTCTAGGTTGACTACTACAAAGTAATGCAGTAACAAAGTCAACTGGGTATGCTCAATGCCCGACGGAGATAGGCTTTGGTAGAAGGTCTATAGGTGGGAATCCTAAAATAAAGAGTACATAATTCCAAGATACTCGGAACCTAATGAGATTGGTTAACCGTGGGTGCTTTCTTCGAAGGGTTGGAGTCCTTCGACAAGTTTTCTAAGTGCTTGACCACAAACTTAGTGAGCAGATTTAGTTCAGTTGGTAGAACATCTGATTTGTAATCAGAGGGTCAGCGGTTCGAGTCCGTTAATCTGCATGGGATTATGGAGAGAATCTGCTTTTGTGGGTTCTTTCTCCCCAAGTGCACTTGGTGACAATATACCACCCTCGCTGTTAGGGAGATATGTTGTCACGATGTAGTCTGGCTACGGACGTGGTTGGCGCAAGTGACTGGGATGAGCGCTGTACCAGTCAGCTACATCATTTTTATTATTAAGGTATAGCCAAGCGGTAAGGCAAGGGACTTTGACTCCCTCATGCGTTGGTTCGAATCCAGCTACTTTAGTTGTCAAGGACAAGACTATAAAATCACACATGTATTACATGAGTTAATATAAAAGTGTTACCTAGAGTATACTTAAGCGCTATAAAGTTTTTAGACTACCCACAAGTCTAATTACAAGCTTTGTTTAGGGTTTTCAGTGAAGACCTCGTTGGGGAAAACTGAGTTTTGTCGGATAAGAGACATTAAACTTTATCGACTGTTGTGCGAAAGGATATACTTTCGCATTTTTGATAGAAAGAAAGTGGTTGCAATGTACAAAGAGGTTGTTTTAGATGAGTCTATTTTAGATTTAGAGTCTTGGTTGCCCCAATCTGCGATAGATGAGGTTGTTGCTTTAATTTTATCTTTAGAAGAAACCACCCAGTCGGTATCCTCAGTAAAACCTTGATTTTTCAAGGTTTTTATGTTATAATGTAGTATATAAATTAAAGAAGTTGGTTTTAGTTATGGATTTAAAAGGTGCGAAATCGAAACACTCGGAAGAACTTTCCGACTCTGTGTATGAACATCTATCAAAGCTATTTGTCTTTCTGTCTAGTTTATTAGCTTCCGTTACAGTTGGTTGGTTTACATTTCTAATACTGTACAAGTGTTGGCTCTATTTCGGTATCCTCCAACCTCATGCAGAGGGTTTAAGTTTAGGTGTCTTTCTAATTTTCCATATCTTTTACTCTATTTACAAGTCCAAATTAAATGAAAGCGAAATTCCTCCTAAGACCCAGTTTAAAAAGATTTTTATTCAGTTATTTTGCGTTTTCTTAGCTCTAACTTTTGCACTGAACTTAGACTTGTTAGTTCCTATATTTAGGGGGCTTCATGATTTCTTGCTTTCACTAATTTCTCCAACTATCTAGTTATATCCTTGATAAAACCTTGATTTTTCAAGGTTTTTGTGTTATACTTAATTAAATTAAACGAAAGAGGTTTTTGAGATATGGAACAGTTATTTGAAAAACGATATACAAAGAAGGGTGTACGAGCTTTTGTGAAGCGTCATGAAAATGGCTCATTAGATGTACATATTGTATTCTATCCTAAGAAAGTTAAAAGTAATCCATTATTAGGTGGTAAACTTTTCGCTGATCTATTAGATGACTTATATAATGAAACTGGAATCATGTCTACTTGGACTTCAGTAGGAGTACCAGAAAATGCAGTTGATGATAGCGATGAAAAGTTAGCTTTAGGTTATAGAGAGGTTATTTTATAAAACTTTTTAATAAAACTCTTTACTTAAGTGAGTCGGTGGCTTAGAGATGATTTGATTTATATTGTTTGTGACTGTTTGGTTTTTAAACTGTTTTTCATTTTGTCTTTAATGTCTTGTTCAACGACATTTCTATTTAAGTTACTTGTTTTGCTTTTGGTTAGTGCGTTAGTTTAAGGTTTATGCTATACTTAACTTAGATAATAAATTAGAAAGGAGTGGATTTATGGTAACTGTTTTAAAAGGTGTAAAACTTCGTTTGTATCCAAATAAACAACAAGAATGCGACTTAAGACAAATGTGTGGTAATGACAGATTTTTATGGAATATTTTGAATGAGATGTTACAAAGTCGTTATGAAAATAACAAACATTTGTATACAGGTGATAAATCAAAAGAAGCTAAGGAAAAACGTAAACACGTGATGCTTAGTGCTTATGATATGAACTATTTATTACCTTTGTTAAAAGTTGAGTTTCCGTTTTTGGAATATAGCGAGTCCTCGGCTTTGCAAGTTGTAACTTCAAATTTAAGTCAAGCTTATTCTAACTTTTTTAAAAGTCCTAGTCGTTTTGGTTTACCTAAGTTTAAGAAACTTGGAGTTTGTAAATTAAGTTATACAGGCAAATCAACCATCAAACTTTTAGCTAAACGTTATTTACAACTACCAAAAGTAGGTTGTATTAAAACCTCTAAAACTGGCATTTTAAAAGATGTAAAAATCAAACGATATACCGTAGAATATGACTCAACAAATCGTTGGTATATTAGTTTTCAAGTTGAAGCGGAAGTTAACGAATTTGAGAAAACAAACAAAACAGTTGGTTTAGATTTAGGTCTAACTGATATGGTTATTGGTTCAGATGGTTTCAAATCAGGTCGTTTCTTAGTACCTGAGTTAGAAAACGAAATTAAATCTAAACAACGAGTTTATTCAAGGCGAAAACATTACGCAGATGTTAAGATCGCTATGGATAAAACCCTGAAAGTCATAAATCCACGAACTCTCTTAGATTTTATAAATGTTGAAAAAGCTCGTGTGACGAAAGCCAAGTCACAAAAGCGTTTAGCAAATAAGAGACATAACTTTCTACATAAATTATCAACATACCTTGTTAAGAATTATGATATCGTTGTTATTGAAGATTTAAACTCCAAGAACATGATGAAAAATCATAAGTTAGCTAAAGCGATTGGTAACGCTTCATGGTACGAATTTCGCACTATGTTGGAGTATAAGTGTCGTTGGTATGGTAAACAATTGATTATTGTTCCACCTCATTATACAAGTCAAGAATGTTCAAATTGTCAGCATAATAGTGGTAAGAAGACCTTAGGCATTCGAGAATGGACTTGTGATAACTGCGGTATCCACCACGACCGTGATATCAATGCTGCTAAAAATATTTTGGCAAAAGGTTTAAGTACACTACAAACAGTGTAAATAATTAAATTATAGGTTAGGGACTAGCCTTGGTAAATAATTTAACCTCTGGTTTATAAACTCTTAGATTTTATAAATCAAGCTAAGTGTTCCCAGAAACCACCTATTTTATTAGGTGTGTAGTCCATTGAGGTGGAGGTGGTTTAAGTTTGGTTAAACTTTATAATACCAAAACTGTAGGAGTCCGATATTTCTCTGATAAGATTGTTGAGCAAAATGAAGTCACTCTTGAAAATCCAACTTCAAATTGTAAAGTTGTCAAAATAAAAGCAGACAGAGTTTGTAAAGATTGTGAAGCAGTTATTCCAAAAGGCACAAGATGTTATACTTTCAATCCTCATCTTAACCCTCGATATTGGGTTTGTTTCAACTGCTTGCCAGAACCTAATACTATGGTTGAGAGGGAGATAGGTAGAGTTACTGAAAATAACACTATGCTATATTATTCAGATCGGTTTGGTCGTCTAGGTCAGAGAGTAGATAAAGGTAAGGTTACAGATGAGGAGTGGGAATATTTCCAAGAAAAGAATGAGGATGAATTAGAAACATTTCTTAGAGGTTTACATTTTGATGACTACTAACCTTTAGGGTATCTACTAATTTTCTAAAGTTCTTTGTGAAATTTTCTATTTTCAATAAAATTTTAGATTTTAGCTAATTTTCTGTTGACAAAACTTACCTAGTGTGGTAAAATAAATACAGTTAAAACTTGAAAGGAGGTCTCTTCACATGGAGAAAGGTAAACAAATCTTTATCTATACGCGTAAATTGAATGCGAATAAGTCTCACAAAGAGCAGTTTGCAAAGCGTTTCCGTATGGCGGAAGATATTTACAAGAAAACGCTAATTACATTGTTAAAGCGTTACTCTAAGATGAAGAAAGACCCTCTGTACAAGAAAGCATATAAGTTCCCTAAAGGGAAAGAACGCAATGCGATTTTGAAAGAACTTGGGGTTAAATACGACCTCGTAGGTAATTTCACTGCAGCTAAGTTTGCTAATGATTATCGTAATGCTCGTAATTATAGTGATTACATTCCTTCTGACGTTGCTCTTAAGTTAGGTTTCAGAGCTTGGGACGCATTTAGCAAAGTGTTGTTTGCTAAAGGTGCTAAGAAAGTAAATCTTAGAGGTACATTGACTTCTTTTGAAGGTAGAATAAATGTAGCAGTTAGTGTGAAAGACACTATTTTCACTGTTTCCACTCGCAAAAAGAAAGTCTCTTGTACTATTCGTAACGAAAACGATGCTTTTGAGGAAGAAGTTTTGCGGAATACGTTGAAGTACAACCGTTTGGTTCGCAGATTTGAGTTTGGAGAGTGGAACTACTATGTACAGTCTATTTTTGAAGGAACACTCCCAACTAAACACACTTCTGAATTGGGTGGTTCTGTAGGAATTGACATTGGTACATCAACCATTGCGGTATCCTCATATTACCAAACAGAATTAGAAGAACTAGCAAAAGATGTAACGATTGATGAACAAGAAGTAGCTCGTTTACAACGTAAACTTGACCGTCAACGTCGAGCGAACAATCCTCATAAGTACAATGAAGATGGAACTATCAAAAGAGGTGTGCGCCAACTTTGGGTTGATTCGAAGGAATATTTAAAAACCAAAGCAGAACTTTCGGAATTAAGTCGTAAAGCGACAGAACAGCGGAAATTGGCTCATAAAACCTTAGCTAACAAGATTGTTCGTATGGGTTCAACGTTCGTAGTAGAGCAAATGTCGTTTAAAGGTTTGCAAGCTCGTACTAAAGAGACAAAAGTTAGTGAAAAGACGGGTAAATACCAGTCTAAGAAACGCTTTGGTAAAACTCTTTTACATAAAGCACCATCTATGTTGATTGAGCAAATTCGTTATAAAACACTGTACCAAGGTAAAACTTTCATTCTTGCAAACACACGGGAGGTAAAGGCTTCACAGTTAAATCATTTAACTGAAGAGTATACTAAAGTTTCGTTAGGTACACGGGCAAAGAAAATTGGTGATGATTTAGTTCAACGTGACTTATACTCAGCTTTTCTACTTCAACATGTAGATTTAGACGGACTAACTGTTGATATTGAAGGTTGTAAGTCTGATTTTGATACATTTTTACGCAATCAAGAGTTTACAATGTCACAGCTAACCACAGATTTAAAATCTGTAGGTAAAGAATACTTTAATTAAAAACTTGTCCTAAACAAGACTTTAAAAGGTTTCGGAGTTAATTTGGAGACTTCGTTAGGAGGTCGTTAATTCAAACACAGGTTTGATTGACTTCTAAGCGACCAGATGTCTATTCTCAGCTCAAGAAGCAATGTGCATAAGCGGTAACTTTCGTTCGAGAGGTATCCAGTAGTAACTTATGGGCAGACAATAACATCCATGTTGTAGCTTTGTTAAACAGACAGGTTCTTTTAAAACTAAATATGTGAGGTTTTGGTACCTTCTTATTTGACATGGTTCCAAAGGCGATCAGTTCGCTAGTATTGCTCAAGAAGCGTTTTGGTACCTTCTTATTTGACATGGTTCCAAAGGCAGAATACTAGTTGTTTTGAACTCTCACCGGTTTTGGTACCTTCTTATTTGATATGGTTCCAAAGGGTAAAAGTCATGTAAGAAACTTTTCTAAGGTTTCGGCACCTTCTTATTTGACAAGGTTCTAAAGGCAACCGACAGGAAGACTTATATTCTAACTTGTTTTGGAGCTAGTCTAACTAGCAAGGTTCCAAAAGATTTCATAGTACAACAATAAAGATATTCTGTTTTGGAGGTAGTTTAATTAACAAGATTCCAAATGAAGTGCTCTTTGAAAGTCTTGTATTAGTAGATTTTGAAATTTGTTTAAATGTTAGGTTCTAAAGGCTATATGATAAATCATCTTAATTACTAGTTGTTTTGAGGTTTATCTGTTTGTTATGATTTCGATTAAGGAGTTAAAAGTTTAAAAGATTTTAATTTCATAGCACGAAACTGATTATTTCGTGTGAACAAAAATACATAAAGAAAGGTTTCTTATTTGACTATTACTTGTCTTTAGCAACCACTTCTCTGATGTAATTTGTGATGTTTCATGTTTTCTACTTTTTAGAAGAACTAAGAAGTAGGTGAGAACTAGTAAACTTGTTGTTCAACAATAGTTGGTCTAGGTTTGAGGTTCGACTCCTCAAGTTCTCATTTACAAAAACGCAGTTTGGACAGAAAGAAAGCAGATAGTTGTCTGCTCTTTTTCGTAAATTGAGAGAAAAACTTTAAAGCACTCTCAGAAGTCCCAGATTGCCCCAGTTTCGATTTTAAAGTTTAGGTCGATAATTTCTACCTCTCAAAAATAAAACTTGATAGAGAGCAAAATATGAGGTTTAAAATGCTGAGTAAAAATGATAAGAAGGTAATTGAATTTTTAAAGGCTCAACGGTTATTCATATCAGATAAGGTGCGGTATCGAGAACTTACAGAGTTAATTTCTGCTTTTGAAAATGGTACTTATTCTACAGACATGAAAGAAGAAGAACTCCCACATAAAGTTTGGTTGAACATACAGATGGCGCTTGGTGGGTGGTTTGAGCGAGACGATGATTAGGAGGTGCTGGTTTTGTTTTTAAATAAGTCTGAAATTTTAGCTCGGTTAAAAGACTTAGATTTAAGGTCACAAGGGGTATCCCCAAAAACTGAGGTACTTATCGTAGGGGGTTCTGCACTTGCTTTACTAGGTGAACCTCGTCTTACTTCTGATATTGATTACCTTGGCTCTCTCGATTATTTACCGAAAGATTATTTAGCGAGTTTGGGGTTCTCAAACAATGTAAAGACCTTCTTTGCTTTGTATGGTACTGATGAGTATAGTGCTTTAGAGCTAAACGGGTTTAAGAATTTAATAGTTAATATTTTGTCTTATGAAGATTTAGCAATTATGAAACTCTTCTCAACTCGCACTAAAGATTTAGAAGACTTGATTCAGTATATTTTCTCTAAAATAAGTAGTTATTCTGAGTTGAAACAGAAGATTGAAACTTATAAAGAATACTATGTCTTTAATTCTGAGTTACCTGAGTTGAACTTAAATCAGTTAGATTTCATTAAAGACCGACTTAGAAAAGAGCAGAAAGTTATTCTAGTAGAGGATTCTTCTATTCGGTTAGTAGATTTTCTAAAATCACTTCGATTATTGACTTATACTCAGAAGACCTATGGAAAAGATTCTGTGTCTCACTGGTTAGATAAACCTTTAATTGAGGTTGCAACTCAAACCAGTCTGCTGGGGTATCTTTATGCTCACAAGGGTTTAAAAGTTTTAATTTAAGGGGAAGTTCATGACACTAAAAACATTACAAAAGCTAGACAAAGACCTTACTTATTTGATGAGGGAAGCTACACTAGAAGAGGTTTTAACTTTCCTTGGTATCCAATATTTCGATAGTAACCACAAGTTAGGTAATGAGCTTAAGTTTGTTTACGAATTTGAAGATACAGGTACCTTGGCGATTGAGGTTTCTATCACAAATAAGGAAATGAGGTTTTGGGGTAATATACAAGAATCTAATCATCGTTTAATTGAACATTCCTTTTGGGTCTGGCTAGATCAACATTATGGTTTGTTGTTTCTTCGTTTAATTTATCTATTAAACAAACGATATAGGTCTCACAGTTCTTATACTTATAAAGTGAACATTCAAGGTGAATGGTTCGACCTTGAAGTAAACACTAGTTTATTGGAAACTTTAGATAGTTTTCAGTTAAGCTTACTCTCTAACTATGATTTAGAAAAACTGTACTCATGAGCTATACACAACTCTGGAACACCCTCAAACACTATGCACACACTTTTTTAAGTTTCATGGATCAACACCTTTATGTTTTTATCGGTTTGTTGATTCTACTTTTTGTAAGTTGGTCTTGTATTTGTTGGAAGTTATTTAGACATGCACCAACCAAAGCAGAAAAGAAAAAGATTGTACAGTGGTTTTTAAACGGTATAATTATCTTACTTTCGGTATCCTTTATTTTGCTTTTACTTGTTATGGGCGTAGGTCAAGTCGTTTAGTGCTTGACTTATTCTTTTATTTGTGTTATAATAAAACATACTTAAAATAAAAGATAAATAGGAGAATAAAACTATGGCTAAAACTTACAAATTAGGTCTTTGCGACAACCGACATGAAATTAAAGATGTAACAACGTACATCTTCGCTGAGGGTTCTATCGCTTTCCCCATCGACCCTAAATCTTTGAGAAATCAAGTAGTAGATAGGTTCAATGAGTTAGGTATTACAGACTATGATGATTTAATTATCTATGTGACAGGATTGACTCCAGCTTTAACTGCAGTAATTCGAATTGCATTTAAACATTCTATGACATTGACTTTGATGCATTATGACAAGGACTCTAAATTTTACATTGAGGATGTACTCTTTTCTCCAAATGATGTAGGTTACGATTTAGAGTACCCAACTTGGGTTGCGTGTCCATAATAAAGGAGATTATTATGCCAAGAAATTATCCTGACTTTATAGAAAATGCTCACATTGGTAATTTCGCTAATTTCAAAAGAACGGATCAAGAAAGATGGAACTATTTTGAAAGAGATGGTTTCAGAAAACTGTCAACTGTACTTCAAAAATCTGAAGACATTGATTGGAAACGTTTGTACGTTTACTATAGTGACTTGTACATTCTAATTCAATATATTTCAAATTATGATGAGAAACATATTGATGAAATCACAGAAGAAGATTTCGAAAAAGTTGTTCAAGAAAATATTGATAACTCCTATATAAATTGGAAAGCAATTTATGATTATATTCAAGATGATTATAAATGGAGACAAGAGTATTTGAACCGTCGCGAAAAAAATTGTTTTGCGAGTTTTGTTTAGATACCATAAAAAGTTAAAACAAGACAACTTTTGGTCATAATTGTTTTATATCACCATTTAGCACATTAAAGGAGAACTACCATGCCTATTGTAACTTTTAAAGATTTTACGATTGAAAACATTACAGATAGAGTTCACGAAGTAAGGGAATTTCAAGGAACTTGGGCAGATAATCGCACAAATGTTTGTGAGATTACGATTGATATTTCAACTGAGGTTGGAAATAAAGAGGTTGATTTAGAGATGACAATCAAACCTCAAGAGATAGGTGCTTATGACTCCTATGAAGATGATAGAGACAAAGGTTTCGGTATCTCAACCGAGATTTTCAAAGATTTGATTTCTCATGCCATTGATGGTGCAGATAGTTTAACTTTGAAAGAGTTTGTTCATCACTACTTTGAGAAATTTGGCTTTACGCATAGCGTAAACTTACGTTATGGAAAACATGCTTATCTAGGTCATACAAGTTTGTATTTAACAACTGAGGAGTTTAAAACTAATGATGCTATGTCTTTAGTAGATATTCTAGGCGATAACTTACAGTTAGCAGAGTTAACGACTGGTGTTATCCAATTCAATTTAAATGATTTGACTGTAGGGTTAGTTGAAAAATTAGTTGAGGGTGTGAAACTTAGCAAATCGAGTCAAAGAGACTATGAGTTGTCTTTAGACCACTTGCAGTACGCAAAAGAAGTCGCAGAAAAGCGTAGTTCTTTAGTTTATTACAAATCAGCTTTGGAGTTATTACTAGGAGTTAAGTCAAGACATCCTTGGGGTATCCTTCCCTTGGAGCTTGTCTGCAAAAACAATATTGTCAGAGGAGAGATTAAATCTTTGCTACCTCCTTCAATTAAGAAAATGGAAGATGACAACCTTGTTTATAGCTTAGAAGAGTTATTGAAAGGGGTTAATTAAAATGACTGTACCTAAACTGAGAGCTTGGTCTTCTAAAGATAATCTTATGATTCCTGACCATTGTTTAGAAAGACATGTAAGTGGAACGGTTTATGAAATTTACTCTCCTTTAACGGGAGATAGATTAAGCATTGGCAATGCAATTAATCCTAATTATGTCATGCAGTCTTTCCACGTGTTCGACAATTCTGAGGATAAGGTTGAGATTTTTGAAAGTGATATTGTCCAGTTTGAAGATTATAACCCTCAAACAGAAGATACGTATTACTCTCTCGGTATCGTAGAACGTTCAGACTTAGGTTTAAACATTACGAATCGCTTTACAGTAGAACTTGAAGATTTGTTATTAGGAGACCAACGACTTAATGTGAAAGTAGTTGGTAATATTTATCAAAATAAGGAGATGCTAGAGGAAAACTAAGATGAAACTCAATTTGAAACAACTGCAAAAATTATATACAGAGGGTCAGTTATCCGACTTTGCTCTGAGAGATTTACCAACTTACCCAGATTCTTATACGATAGTTGGTTTACATGAGTTAATAAAGTTTGAGTCTGAACTACGCAAGCAATTTCGTGGAGTCTTTGTAAAACAAGGAGTTAATAACTATCAGTATGATTTCGAGACGGGAACGGTTTTTCTTTACAATGACTATATAGGTCATAGAGACTCAAACCATTACAAGGTTTCTGTTTTGGAACTAGTAGAAGTTGTAAACGGTACGCGCTCTTTGGACGAGTTTCCGATTGACTCTGATTTGGACTTGTACTGGTTCTTAGAAAACCAAGAGAAAGAGGTTTTGGTAGGTTTGTTTTATAAAGCTTTAAAAGGGAAGTAAAGGTATTTATGAACGAAACAATGAATTACAAAGTTTGGGACACCAAAACAAAGCAGATGTTCCAAGTAGCAGGAATTGATTATGTACAAGGAGAAATATATCCAGTACATGAAGATGAATTTAAACGATTCATTCCAATGTCTGAGGGTATCCTCTTACCTCAAACTCCTTTCATAGACTCCAAAGGGCACCCTTTATTCGCAGGACACATTATTGAAGTTGCCGATACCGTTTACTTTTCAGATGGGTCTTTCTGTGAGAACCAAGATGAAGCTTATGGAGAAACAGAAATTAAGAACTGTTTCGCCTTGGAGTTTGACGGTTTTGAGTTTTTGCTCACTAAAAGTAAATATGGTCTATTGGAGGATTCAGCTTTGTGGTCTTCTATCTATGAAGATAATATGAGAGTATTGAGTGATTTTCTACAGTTGTCAGATGAGTTTACGATTGTGGGGAACCTTTATGAAAACGCTGATTTGATTAAAAATAAGGAACAGAAATAATTAAAAGGTGGTAAAAATCATGATGCAAGATTTAATTAAAGAGTTGTCAGAATACATGGACACGGGTTATGAGCGTATTGCACGTAAAACAAAGTGGAAATTGTATTTTGAGCGGTTAAAAGCGAATCATGTTAAGGAGATTTTCAGAGTAGATTTCAAAACAAACACAATTAAGTATTATTGTGTAGATCACTCAACTCCTCTAGCAGATGTTTTGCTGTTATATCCAACAGATGAGTTGCAATTTTCAACGGTTAATGAAATTGTAGACTATATTTACGGAGCTTAGTTTATGATTACAAATGAACTAAAAGAAATGCCCCTCTTAATTGCCAAAATTGAAGAGTGGTCTAGTGTTAGAGGTATCGACAAATTACCTTATGAAATCCAACGCTACAAGATTATGGAAGAGTTCGGAGAACTTTTTGGTGCTTATTACAGAGGGAACTTAGAGTTGCTAAAAGACTCTTTGGGTGATATTGTAGTCACTTTGATTATCTATGTGCAGCAGTTCTCAAAAGGTCAGCGTAACTTCTTCGAAGAGTATTGGTGGATTGACAAAGGTGAGTTTAATTACTTAGGTTTCCACCTAGACCAAATCGCTATTTCGACTAATCTAATTTGGTTAGGAGCAAGCGGTATCTGGGTGTTGCGAGATGTCGTTGCAGACTTGAAACACATTGCAAAGTATTATGGTTGGAATTTAACTGACTGTGTTGAACACGCTTGGTTAGAAATTAAAGACCGCAAAGGTAAAGTTGTGGATGGGGTGTGGGTTCATTAGTAGTTTCCACAAACTATTAAATAGTTAAACATTTTTCTAACCATTTAATAGTTTTATCTTGCACATCAGCTTGATTTGTAGTATAATAAACTTATCTAAATGGAAGGTGTCTATGTATAAAGATAGTGAACTAACTCAGGCTACTTACAAATTAAATCAAGTAGCAAAGATGTTAAACGTAACTCCTACAACCTTAAGAAATTGGGAGAAAGTCGGAAAAGTTAAGTTCGACAGAACTCCTACAAATATTAGGTTTCTACCTAGAAATGCGTTAATAGACTTGTTAGATGAACAAGGTTTGTATTACAATGATAGTAATAATCAACAAAAAGATGTCATTTATGCAAGAGTTTCTTCTCATGACCAAAAGAAACAAGGTGTGTTAGATAGACAGGTTTCTTTTCTAGTAACTGAGATTAAAGATTTACAAAATGTTGTTGTACTTTCAGAAGTTGGTTCTGGTGTAGATGATAAACGTAAAAAACTTCAACAACTTATTAAAATGGTTATGAACGGTGAAGTAAACAGAGTGTTTGTCGTAGATAAAGATAAACTTGCTCAAGAAGGTTTTCACTATTTAGAGACAGTATTTAAAGCTAAAGGTGTTGAGATTATAGAAGTTAAACAAGAGACAAACTAACTATCTGTACAATAAAATTACATAGAAAGGAGAAACACATGCGCAAACGTAGGTACACTGTAGTTACACAGTTACACGAGCAGAATAACAAAGACTTAATTGAATATGTAGAGGTTGCTCGTCATGCTTACGCTAAAGCGGTGCGTGAGACTTTTTATGTTCTTAAAAACTCAGAGGAGTTTAATAAGTCTAGTTTTAACACTTATTTACAAAACTCCTACGGTATTACACGAAGGACTGCCAATTCCATTATCTTAGATGCTCAAGGTCAACTAAATGCGCTTAAAGCGGTGAAACGTTATGAGAAAACTCAACTAGAGCGAAAAATAAATCATTTGGAAACAAATGTTATCCCAAAACTGGAACAAAAACGAGAGGATAACTCAACTATGTTGAGGTTAGGTCTTTCGGTATCTTTAGTTTCTCAACGAAATTTAAGGAGAAAGATAGTTGCTAAGAAACAAAAGTTAAATCGTTTAAAACAAAAATTAGCTAATTTAACTTATCAAATTGAGACTTCTAGTTTTAAATTGTGTTTTGGTACAAAACACTTGCTACAGAGAGATTATATTGAGTTTGTAGAACGTAGAGATAGTCAAATGTCCTTTGTGGGAGCAAAATGTGAAGTTTCCTGTAATCAACAACTTCAACTTAAGTACAACTTTAAAGATAATCAATTTAAAGTTAAGATGAGAAAAGACTTCGGAGGATTTAAAGAGCTTAAAGGTTCTGACCGATTTGTTTTTGGTAAGGTTTATTTCAGACATCATAAGGATAAGATAGTTCGTATCCTTAAAGAGAAGACTAGTTCTCTTAGCTTTAAAATCATTAAGAGGAACAATAGATTTTATCTTCACTGTGCCTTTGAGGTGCAACTTGATTCTGATGATTTTCTCACACGTTCTACTTATGGTACTATTGGTTTAGATTTCAATAAAGGTTTTATTACGTTATCTGAAACAAATCAATATGGGAACTTGGTTCAAACTCAGTTTTTACCTTATCGTTTTAAGTCAGGAAATAAAACTAAAAGCGATTTACAACAGATTATATCTGAGGTTGTAAGTTTATCTTTATTAAAAGGTAAAGACTTATGTATTGAGAACTTAAACTTTAATAGTAAAAAGGCTCAAACTGAAACAAAACAAGGCAAGAAGTATAACGATATGTTACATTCTCTTGCATACAGTCAGTTTATTGATTTAGTAGAGTCTATAGCTTACAGAAATAAAGTGTTTATTAGAAAAGTCAACCCAGCTTGGACATCTTGGTTGGCAAAACAGAAATATTGTCCACAAATGAAGCTTAACGTCCATGTCGGAGCCTCATTTGTAATTGCAAGACGTGGACAAGGTTACAAAGACACTGTGTAAGTTCTTTGAGCATTCAACCTTATACAAATGTATTAAACGCAAGACAGTTTAGCATTTCCCTGTAAGGTGGTGTTAAATAGAAGCTTTAACGATAAGTGCTATTGTGTAACTATTAAAGTTGAAATAGTATGAGTTAAAGTGGAATAGGTTAATCGTAAGACCTTAAGTTGAAAAACTTTAAAATTGACCTTAAATACTTTTATAATTATTAAGTTACGGTAAAGGAAAAGGATTTACAAAATGCAACAAATTAAAATTTTTACAACTGACTCTGGTTTCCGAGAAAATTGGGTGAGTGCTGACGATAAAGCAAACGAATGGTTAAGAGAAAACCCAAATGTGCGAGTTTTAGACATGCGCTATCAAGCCAATGTTTCAGGTTTTGCTGACAGTGGGGTATCCGGTTCGGACTTCCACGAAGCGATTTGTTTGCTCTACGAAACGAATGAATAAACTGTAGGAGATAACTTATGTTACAAACAAAGATTTTTCTAAGTGATACAGATGGTGCCCCTTCAGATTTTTGCAAAGCAGCAGACCAATTTAACGCTTGGGTAGCTGAGAACCCTCATGTTGTTATCAAAGATGTGCAATATCAACACACTTCGTCACTAGATAATTACGATAACAACTACATTTTGCAAGCTAGTTCCATTATGGTTCTCTTTGAGGTTTCAGAGGGTACAGAGCTTGAATCTCGTAATGAGTGGCATTCTGTATGGGATAGACGTTCGATTTTTGAGAAAGAAATGCAAGATGAGTCTTGGATTGCAGAGCAAAGACAAAAGGAGTTTACCTTCCCTTTGGTTGGAGACTTACCTAGCTTATACAAACCAGTTCTTGTGAAATTATCTGATGGTTCTTATTTAGTTTCTCAAGTCATGCTTAGTGTTAGAGATGGTTACTACTTTGAGGGTATCCTCGATTGCGAAAGCTTTTCTTGGCAGTATTTACTTGAATAGGTGAGGTTTATTTATGGTAAAAGAACAATTAGTAAAACTAGACCCTAAGAACTTAGAATATTGTTCGATTGAGTTGAAGAAATTGCTTGAACGTAAGTTGGAGGATAAATCCATTATATTAGAAGTTGCTATTTACTCTAATCGAACTAGTCCTTTAAATGTTGAGATAGAGGATTTTTCGCAAGGTGGTGCAACTCTTTGTGATGGTTATATTTGGTCTGATTTAAGTTTAGTTTGGTTGCGTAAAAGCTCTATGTTACCTTTGAGCGATATTAGTTTAGTAACTACAAATCAACTCGCAAAAATCAAACGTTGGACAACAAAATACATGGAAGAATTAGCAACTTATTACACAGATGAATTGAAAGGAAAATAGTATGACAGAAACACAAATGGTATCCTTACCTTTGACGGAGTTAAATGAGCTTTTAGTTAAGGAATTTGTAGTGGAAGAAGCTTTAAAACAAGGTTTAATTTCAGAGGATTTTGTTGAAGAAGTTCGTAGTGATTTTGAGGGGTAAGATTATGGCTTGGAGAATAAATGACTTAGTTCACTTACATTTAACTAACGTTAAAATGTCTGACTTACAAACAGGTTTAGATAGTTTGAAGTTGTTAGATAACGTATTGAATGAGGTAGAGAATGAATACTTTTGGTTAACATTCAGTCCTCAATACAGAGAAGTTATGGATGTTTTTAATGATATTGTGCGCAAAGACTTTAATCGAGTTACAACTTTTGGGCAAGTAAGGAACTTTGTAGAAGTTTGTTTTAGTTGCTTTTATGAGAAGTCGAATGAACAGTTAGATTTGGATGATATGTTAGCTCTAGTTTGTGAAGAAGACTTATCAGAAGATACGATTATTCTAATAGATTTTGAGGACTAAAACATGATTGAAGAATTAAAACCCTTCCGTATCAACTTCAAAAACGGAGATCAAACGATTTTCATGGTTCAAGACCAAATTTTGAAGATTTTCTTTAGGGGTGATTATGGTTGGTTGTCTGTTCCTGATGAGAAATATAACCGCACTTGGTCTTATATAAAACGTAAGGGTATCACTTATATCCCGGACGATGAACTTTTAGACCTATCGAAACAGTTCACAAACGGTTCAGATTTGTTGAATTTAAATTTGGAAGGGGGTAGGTGATTTAACATGAGCTGGCTTATTTCAACTGGGTTTTTAGCTCCTTTTCTAGTTATACTTATACTTGTGGTTATTGTGATGTTCTGTGTAGACGGGGAGTCTAATTGGGAACGTCCTAAATGGTTCAAGTACACTTATATTTCTTTATTTGTTTTACTGTTGTGTTCATTTCCCTTTTTAGCGCTGAATTTAAAAGAAGAGAAAGTTTACGCAACAGAGTGGAAACAAATCTATCAAAACGATAAAGACATTGATTTGTCTCTAGCTTTCGATAGTGACTTTGATTACAAGATTCCTTTGAATGAACCTCTTGCCAATACTCAGATTTACAATAGTGGCGATAATTCAAAGGTTTTAAACTACACTCACTACTTGACTTTAAAGAAAGATAATGCGAGCTTAACTCGAAAAGCAAAACTAACTGAGCTAGTAGGCGAAACAGGTAGCGCTGCAAAAGTTATTAAAGTTGAATATCGTAAAATTGATTATACGTACAACAGACTATTTAACTTTGTAGGTTCCCATGAAAAATCAGAATATGATGGTGAACTGCGTTTGACTTTTGACAATGGAGAAGGTGCTATAACAAGAGATGATTTAAGTAACTTTTTAGAGAAAGGAAGTTAAATATGTTTGATTGGTTATTGAATAGTTCTTACCGAGGTATTATATCGAGTGTTTTAGGTGTGCTTGCATGTTTTTGCGCTGCTATTTTACTAAATTCAGTAGTAAGTGCTGAGAAACTTTTTACACTTTCACTACTTATTTCAGTCCTTGTTTTTGTATTAACTCACTTTATTTTAGAGACTTTTACTAAACAGGAGCTTGTCTATGAAAAAGATTGGGTGTCGGTTTATAACCGAAAGCTTGATTTTTCTGATACGTTTTCGTTAACGTGGGTAACTAAGTCACATGATCGTGTTACTTTAACTCCTAGTACTATGTTGACTAAAGCCTTGTTTGAAGAACTTAAGAGATATAGTTCTGGGGATTTAGTTTGTAAGGTCACTCATAAGCAAAGTGCGAAACAAAGTTCAGCTTACGTTATAGTGAGTGAAGTGGTAGATTTAAAGAATTTAGATAGTTATTTAACTAAAGTTGAATATAGAAAACTCAAAGGGTATCGAAATCGCTTAGGGTTTTTAAGAGGTAATGTTCGAGATTTTGAGACTGTAAAAGGTGTTTTACGTTTGACTTTTGAACAAGAGAAAGTAGAGACTATTTTTGATTAAATATTTTCCTTTAGATTGAGTACAAAGCGCTGAGTATATAGGATTTGAGAAACTGTAGAAAGTGGTAGGTTTTTAGTTTATGTGTTTTAGAGCACTCAATTCAAAGTTGGAGGTCTCATTTAGATATAGGTTCTAAGTGGATTGTTAAAATTTTAGGTAGCGACTACATAGGTCAGATTACGGATGTCTATTATAACAAGGAATTAGGTTCCATAATGGTTGATTTTGATGTTTTAAATCACTTTTGGGAACTAACTTATCGGGTACCTGTGCAAGAGTTTATGTCTAAATATGGTGTGACTAAGTTGATTGCAGGAGAAATAGAAAATGGACAAACTATTTGATGAACTAGCAAAATCACTAAATGTAAGTACAGATTTGGTGCAACAATTTGTGGGGAACTACCCACAATTACGCTCACAGTGGCAAGTTTATAAGGTGTTTGATTTGTGGAACGACTTTCTAAGCTTCACTGCTTTCATTGTACTTGGTGTGCTGATTTATCTTGGTTTCAAGTACCACTCAGATTTAGAAGATGAACTTGAGGAAGAAATAACTGCTATTCGAAAGAAGTGGCTCAAATACCTAGCGGTATCCTTCCTAGTATTGTGCTTGGTTGATTACGCTTTGTTATCAGTTCAAACGTACTTAGCACCGGATATTACAATGCTATTTGAAGTTTTGAAACAGTTGAAGAACTAAATAGGATTGGAACGGTCAACTCTCGTAGAGGGTTGATTTTTCTTGTGGTTTATGTTATAATACTTAGCAAGAAACTTATTAAGAAAGGAGTTTCCAAGTGATACTTTTAAAAACAAAGAGAACTTACAATGACCTATTAAATTTGGCTTTCCGTACTCTGCAGGAGGATTTAGGTTTAGCTAACAAAATTACAGTTGTAGGAGCACACGCTATTTACTCGAACTACTTTGCAGGTTTGATTGACCTAGCAGAAGAAACAAGAGAAACTACAGACTTAGATTTAGATTACTTTGGAGATTTATCTGAACTTGATTATGTGCGATTTGAAGATTGTTTTGCCTTAAGGTTAGGTCATTTAGGTTTAACGGTATCCTTCAAACCGATAAAAATTCGTGAAACCTCGGTAACATACAAATTTCAAGTAACAGATGGTACTTGCGTAACTCCTTGTTTGAAGATTGACTTTAGTTCAAATTTTGGAACTTGGCAGTCTGAGGTTCTACCGATTGAGCATTCGTTAGTAAGAAAAATTCAAATGTGCAACAAGTACATTGATCGTCGAGCGAAAGATAAGGTTGATGTGTATAACATTTTAGCTTATAAATTTCCAAACGATTTAACTAAAGGTGACTTTTTAGATTTACTAGATTATTATGATTGCTCTTTTAAGTTAAATCCTCGATGGACACGGTCAGATGCTATAGAGGTGGGTTTGCAATCTTTTAAGAACTTTAAACCAAAAGATGAAGTCAATGGGGTATCTCATAGGGTTTGCTTGCTTTACATCAAATACTTACTTTTAAGTTTAACAAGTTCTGATGTACCAAACGATAGGGTTTTGTGAGGTTTAGAAAATGCCTACAATCAGTTTAACACGAGATATAAAGCTAACAAATGAGGATGCTTTAAAAATCTTGGGTTCTAAACCTTCTGAAAAGCTACAAATAATTTTGGAGTCTGTTGACGTGCAAAGAGCTATAGTACCAACGGAAAATAAACTTATTTTAAACTATTTGCGCGGATAGAAACAAGTCCAAGACTTGTTTTCTTTGTGTTTTTGTGCTATAATAAAGGAAATTTTAAGGAAAGGAAGAACTCAAAATTTGAGAACTAAAGAAGAGGTTTTTGAATTAGTAAAGAGCCACTTAATAGATTTAGACTCGATATCCGAAGTCGCCACTCAGCGAAAGTACATTCATGAAGAGATAAAAACTTACTTAAAGGATAATTACTTAGGTTTCGCTACAAGTCCTTCAGTGAATATTGAGTTGATGAACACTTTAGATGAAGTCGGTTGGCTTGATAAAGGCACTTTCACACTAGAAGGTCGAGTAGTAGTTCCTATTCGCAACGCAGATGGTTCGATTGCAACCTTGGTAGGTTGGAGAAAAGGTTTTCCCAAGTATTATACGATTGCTGACAAAGACTTCTCAAAGGAAAGTCATTGGTTTAACTTAGATAAAGCCTTAGATAAGGCATTTAATGGCGATAAGCGGTATCGAGGTTCTGTCGTGGTGGTCGAAGGTATTTTCGATGCTCTTCACTTGGACGCTTATGGTGTGCCAGCGATTGCGACTATGGGTGCGGACGTGAACGCTTATAAGGGCGCAGTCTTGAACTTATTTGATAGAGTCATTTGTGTCCCAGATAATGATAAAGCAGGTCAAAGAGCCTTACTAGAAAAGAAGTGGCAAGTACCTCCCCATTCCTCTTTCTTGTATGTAGAAGAAAAGCGGTATCAGTTCGGAGAAGGTCTTTCTTTTCAAGTAAAGGACATAGACAACTTTTTAAGTTTATTCGGTTCTCAGATACATGAGGTATTAGTTCCTTTGGTAGAAAACAAGGCAGCGGTAGTGGAGAGGTTAGTGTTATGAGTAAGAATTTGGATGAGCTTCTTTTAGACTTGAACGCGAAACGTAAGGAAGTACCAGTTGGTTCTCTTTGGCGACATATTAAATCGGACACACTTTATACAGTCAAAGACCTTGTAGTAGTGGAATCTGATTTAACTTTTGCGGTATCCTATAAGTGCCTTGGAGACACCTCTCGTATTCATTGGCTTCGTCCATTAGATGAGTTCTTAGATGGTCGCTTTAAGCGGGAAGTTTTATTTAAAGATGAGGTGAAACATGGAAGTAACAATAGAAGATAAAATAAACTATTGGAAAAGTTGGATTGGCATAGGTTCTGAGTGGTTGACTGTCGATTTTGAACCGATAGCAATAATGGTTACAGACATTGTATACAGCAGTGATACAGACTTGTTTGAGGTAGAATATATCTCTGAGGACAGTCCTCATTCGATTAACTTTAGTCCAGTAGATCAATTTGTAGATGGTCGATTTATTCGTGATTATAAATAGAATTGAAAGTGAAAGCAGGTAAAACATGAAAATTGTAAAACGTAACGGTCAATTAGAGGATTTTGACGCTAATAAAATTTATGGTGCTTTAATTAAAGCAGCTCAGTCAGTTTATGTAGTAGGGGATGACCTAAGAAACAACTTAGCTCGCATTGCAAAAAGTGTTGAAGTAGAGTTAGAAGAGTCTCACTCTGAGAATATTACCATTTCTATGGTTCAAGCTTTGGTAGAAAACAAACTCCTCTCAAATGGATATCTCCAAATTGCCGAGCATTACATTTCTTACCGTTTGCAACGTGACATTGATCGTACAGACTACAAAGATAATGTAGTGGTGCATTTGCGTTTGGAACGCATTCGTTAAAAAACTATAGAATAGAAAAAGTAGTAAAAAGTAAAGAAAACTCTTGACACACCTTACTTTTTGTGATATACTAAATAAGTAAAGTTGATAAATACTTTACTGTGATCTATTTTTAATAAAGTAGCTCACTTTACCATTAGGTAAGCACTCCTTATATTATTTAGTTGTGGTTGCAGATTGTAAAAGGTCTGTAACTAATACTTACAATTTTGTAGGGTGTTCAATGTTTGAACAAAACTTCTTAAATTTTTCATACTTAATTCTCCTATTAAGTAGCGCATATAGTAACTTTAATCGGTTGTTATGTGATAGGTAAGGTTTTCTCATCCTTACCGAAAAGAAATCTTAGAATTTCTTCTTTTCCTTTTGAGTTGCAGATTGTAAAAGGTTTGCAACTTTTAGAGGAGATTGGTTCCCTCCTCTTAGAATGTTTAATGCGTGACTTTGTTTGCTCATTGATGTTCTCCTAGTATTTATTTTGGTTCAGGGCTTTGAATTGTAAAAGGTTCAAAGCTCATTGTGAGGAAAGGTTTATTCTTTTCTTTCACAAGGGTAGTTAAGTTTATCTTAATACCTTTTCTTTAATTGTATTTTAAAGGTTAAATAAATTAAGTAATCTTTGTATTCATTTGAATACAAATAAAACCCACCGTCCTTGGTATTTGAGACTTATTTATCTGACGAGGGTTAAAAACTTAAATTTAACTTTTAAATGTAAACCTATATCTTATCTTTATTTAAGAGAAGGTCTAGGGGTATCGTAGGATGCCTTTAGCGGAAACAATAACTTGCTTTGCAAGTTATTGTGGAGCGTTAAGAATTGAATGGTATATTTATATCTGTTTTTAACATTTGTAACAACCCTTTGAACCTATTAGGTCACTAATTATAAAAGATTTGTGATTTATGGGTGAATTTTGGTTCACCAATTTAGATAACGCATAGTTGTCACTTTTTTCAAACCTAGAGATTGTAAAAGGTCTTTAGGTTATAGGAGCTAGTTTTTAGGTTTATTTTCCTAGCTCCGAGTGGTTCTCGTTGAACTATTTCCTTTCCAAATTTTTTCAGGTCATAAGTTGTAAAAGGCTTATGACTTATAAGTAAGTTTAGCTTACTGGAGTCCGCAAAGGACACTTAATTTATTTGACCGTCGTGATGACAGGCAAAGCCAATGTAGAGACTACCATAACTACTGTTAAGGGTATCCTTTTCGTTGGCTTTTTAAGTCCGGCTGAGAAGTCGCACTGTTGGTTTTATGAGATTACCTCAAAAGGCACAACTATCGTTAGATCTGGATGATAGACTAAGATTTTGTTAATTTGTTGGTTAATTGATTTGGTTGCTTAGTAATTCCTCTTTCAAAAAAAATTGGTTACATACTGTTAGTTAAACTAGCAGATTTTACTTTACTAAAAATACTAAATAGAAAGCTTTACAAAAGAAACAGAAGACTAACGGTAGTTACTAATTGCTTAAAAATGCTTTAAAATTGCTTAGAAATTGCTTTAAATTGCTAAATATTGCTAAATTATTGCTTAGAAAAACTTGAGGTAAAAAACAACATGGTAAAAATTGATATGTCTAAGATTTCTGCAGAACAAATGGCTCAAATGCAACAAGTTCTTGCGAAAGATACTGCTGGTGCAAAACGTTCTCCACTCACTGAACTTGGAGAAGAACTCGGTATCAAAATCTTCAACCGTGCGAAGGACGGTTACACAAACCAAAAACTTTTGGTTTACATCCCTCGCATGGGCTTCCCAACTGTTGATGAAAAAGGCGATTTAATTCCGTTCCGCGTTCCTATGCGTTCGGTTACAATGAAAGCCTTTAACAACGGAGATAAGGATAGCAACTGGAAAGGTTCTATGCCTTACTTTGAAGAAGCGAAAGAAGAAAACCGTATCTTTGCACCTTGGGGTCAATCAGGGAATAACGAATACCTTCGTGATTACATTTCTGCAGCATTTGACATGCGCCGTGCGAAAATTGAGCTTGAAGTAGCTCGTCAAGGGTATTCTTCTGTTGCTGAGTTGGTTGCAAACGAACCTCAGTACAAAGAAGAAAAAGACTTCACTAAAACGTTTATGGAATATGTGTTCTTGCAAGTTCAAAGCAACTCAGATATGTGGTTCCCAGTAGTAGTTATTCCAACTACAAAGGACGCTAATGGTAAGTTCACAACTACATCAGAAACAAAACCTTTGCTTGATGAAGCTGGAAACCCAACAACTGTGGAGAAACAAATTCCTCGTATTGATAATTATGGTAAACCTATCTGCGATAATGATGGTAACCAATTATTTGAAACACGTGAGTTTGCTCACACGATTGAAGGTGAAATGAAGTGGCATAAGCTTACTACAAAAGCCTTTACTGAAAAATTGGTAAAAGCTCTTGAGTTGCAAGCACAACAACCGGGTATCACTGAACTTGGTGGCTTCTTCGTTCTCTTCAACTATGAGATTGATGAACAAGCACTTGCCAAAGCGAAGAAAAACGGTGGTGCTGCTTACGAAAGTGAAGATTCTAAGTCTGGTGCTTCACTGAACATTCAAGTGATGCAAAAAGTGGCTCCGTTCACTGACTTGTATGACTTGACTGAGTACCTTGGTCTCCAAGAACAATGGGACAAAGAAGCACAAGCTCATTACAGCGCTCTTTACCTTGTACAGACTGTTCGCGCTTGCGAATTGCTTTCTGACGAAGAGGTAAATGAGAAGTTGGATAAACTATACGGTGGTCTTGACAAAGTGAAAGCTGAAGTTGAGAACATTCAAACAACTGCTGAAAACCTTAAAAAAGGTGTAGCAGCAGGGGGGTCTGCCAACTCTATCACAAATTCTGCAGCGAACCGTCTAGGTGCGAATGCAGGTCAACTTCCTCCGGGTGTAGATGTTGACCCAGCAAGTGCTTTGGACTTTGGTGCTGAGGAATAAAACACTCCAAACCTAAATTAAGAGTTTTTAGCCTTTAGACTCTCCGTAATTGGTAGAGGGGTATCTCATAAAACCGAGAAAGTCAAACTAGTTTGGTTTGGCTTTTAACAAAGAAATTTATTTCTTTGTTTTCTCTAAGTTCCTAGTGTTTTCTAGGAATTTTGCGAAGATAAAGAGGAAAGGAAGAATATATTTGGCAACAGTAGTAGATGAACTATTTGCTGACTTACAGGTTAGTAAGGGTGAGAGCAAAAGTGAGCTAAAACAGACTTCACTATTTGACTCGGAAGAACACCGTAATTACCTAGAGGGTATTATTGCTAGAGGTCAGAAAGCTAAGTTGTTGGCTTGGGAAATTGAAAACTTTGCTCAGTATGAGAAAGAACGCTTTGAGTTTGGTTCTCATTGGGTGTTGTTACTTAAGGCTTTCAACTCAACTGGGAAATCCAACGCTTTGAAGGCTTTGGAGTACAACTTAACTACCAAGGGTATCGGCTTGCAACTGGCGAAAGGCTTTATTAAGCATGGAGCGTTAGAAGCAAAAATTACAACCTTTTGGTCTGATGGGTTAGAGGTTGAGTATTATTTAACTCGAACGAGTTTGAGTCCTCGCTCTACGTTTAAGAACGGTTATAGAGTGTACTTGAACGAAGATGGCACTCGAAAAGAGGTTTATAACACCCTTGTAGATGGTCGTTTTGTAAAAGTCTCTGAAACCCCAAGTTTCTTAAAACGCTACTTCAACTTAGCAGAGGTTGGTGGTCGTTATTTGAACTTAATGAGGGGCGCAGAGGGTCTTCCTGTGTTGGAACAGTCACCAGCTTCACTTAACAAGATGTTGTCGCAAGCAGCAGACTTAGAAACGGCAGAGCAAGCGATTAAACAAATGACAGATGATAACAAGGAAACGTTCCAACAACTAGAGGTTGTAGAGGGTCGTATCCGAGTCTATTCTCAAGATATTGTAGAACGTAGACACTTAACAAAAGAGGTTATTCGACAACTAGAAAACCAAACACACACTTTTGAACAATTAGAAAAAGGCTCAGAGGGTATCCTCGAAGTCGCAAGCGACTTGAAAGCTATGTCTGAGTTAGAAGGTACGACTACGATTGATGGTGTGGATTTGAAGGCACTCCATCAAGTCCACTCTATTCAAACGAAGTTAAAAGAGTTTGGCTCAGAGGTTTCCTTACCGATTGTTGAAACTGCTAATTTAACTGATTTGGCAACCTTAGATAAGATTTCAAAAGGTCTAACTGCTTTAAATGAGGTTGAGAGTTTCGGGCAAGCTCCTAGTAGCTCTTCAACTCAAGTTTTGGAAGTTATTTCAACTTTAAACTCGGCTATTGAAGATTTGAATACTGCACCTAGCTTTGGAGTGATTGAAGAGAGCAGAAATGATGAAGTTTTATCTCTCTTGGTTTTAGAGTCTCAGTTTTCAGAATTGGAAACTTTAGACAAACAGTTAGAACTTGAAGGTTCAGAGAAAGAGTTTTGCTTTAAAGAAAGCGAAGAACTCTTACAAGAACTAAAAACCCAAGGGTATCCCGTTGGTGTCTGCTCACACTGTGGTCATCTTTCGATTACAGAACCTTTTGAAATTGGTTCGACTGTAGTAAGTCCACATGAGCATAGCTAGGAAGTCTCAGATTGACTCAGATTTTATTTTAAATAATCTTAGGTCTATTTCTACCACTGAGATTTAAAATCGAATAGAGGGCAAATGAGAGGGTTTTGAGAGATTTAGTTTATGAGAATTTTATGTGGTTCGAGAAGACACACTTATAAAGGAGTCAGAGCCTTTCTAACAGATGAAATGAACTATGGTTTGCAAGTAGTTGAGGTATTCCCAAAAGATAGGGGAAAGTCCTCCTTTTATGAGGGAGAATTAAATGCCTTTGATTACTTTGAAAGAAAAGGGTATTTTATTTACATGAACGCAGTCCACGAAGCACATGACGAAGAGGGGATAAAAGACTGGCTTACTTTGTATAACGAGGTTGAAGAGGTTATTCTCTAAATGTACAAAAGAAACTAAAGGAGAGCGTTAGATTTGAAAGTAGTAAAAGGAAACACCTCAGTTACTTTTGGTGACCGTCACATTGAAAATGTGTATAGAGGTCAACACATCAACTACCAAGAGAACTGTTATTGGTGTATGGACAAGACACTGGAGAGAGTCCAACTACTCGAACCAGAGTTATATAATGAAACAGGCGACTTTATTGGAGTCCGCACAGGTGTATCGTGGTTGTCGGGCGACCGCATTATGTTGAGTCGCACAATGAAATTCTTGGACTCGATTAAGGGTCACAAGGTTATTAACCGAGGAAACCATGATTTACATGGTTCGGAAGAGCGTAATGATTATTTGTTCCTGTCGTCATTAGGTTACTTTGACTCCCCTGCACATTTAGCAGAGGAAGATAAACAAGTAGGTCGAGTGATGTTAGAGTCACCTGACTTGATTGATCCAGACACAAATGCGCCTTTGAGAGTAGTTTTCCACTATGTTCCTTATGGGAAAGAGTTTGAAAAATTGGATATTGTAGAGGGTATCACTAATATTGCGATAACTCACTATGATTTCCGAGTTGGTTTAACAAACTTTACAAATAACCCCGAAGCTATTGATTTAACGACTCATGAACCCTTTTATGGAGTGGACTTAATTTTGAATGGTCATATCCACCAACCTAGTGAGTTGAAGTCGTTCAAAACTGAGGGTGGAACTACTTGTGCTTTTATGAACCTTGGTTGTATGGCTCGTCCGAAGCGTTCAGAAGACTATAGCTTTGTATGGTGTGCAGTAGTGAAGATGCGTAAGAATCCAATTACAGGTTTACCAGAGGTTCATTTTGACCCACAAGTATTTGAATTAAAACCACCTTCTGAGATTTTCTTGGAAGATACAGAAGGGTCAGTAGCAGAGCAAGTCAAAGCAGAAGGAAAACAAGCTCAACTCTCAGAAGCCTTAGAGGGTCTGAGAGACTTCAACTGGGCCGGGGTATCCCTATCAGAGCGCTTAAATCTTATGGTCTTAGAACCAGAGATTAAAGACTTGATTAAGCACTATTTGGCGCTTAATTAACTGTTGTTTTGTTGTGGAGATAATTATTGCAGTGGGTTTGTTGATTAGTTTTCAACTCACCTACTTACTAATTGAAGTTGTAAAGTTTTCCGTAGTACATGAGAAACGAAGAAAACGAGAAGAAAATAGGAAGGACATAAAATGTCAGTAGAACAAACATTGGCTCGTTTGGAGTCACTAAACAAACAAGCATTGGAACATAACCGTAAAGAGCAAGAAATTCGAGGGTCTAAAAAGGCTCGTGTTCAAGCGATTTTGAAAGAAGTTGAAATCCTCAACTCCCTTGGGTATCCGATTAAAATGGAACTTGCTAGTGAGACGGAGTTCACAAAAGAGTCGATTGAATCTTACAAAGCACTTGCAAGTAAGATTTTGGCTGAGAAAGTTGCTGAAGCAGAGCGCTTAGAGAAGTTCTTTGAAGCGGTAGAGAAGAAAGACTATGACGCTATTAAGGAAATCACAGGAGAAGATGTGTCTGCGGTTTCTTATGATGTTGAAGTAGCAGATAGTAAAGAAGTCAAAGCAGAAGCAAAAGAGATGACTGCTCAAATGTTGGAAAACGATGCAGTTGTTGATATTGCAAAAGGGGACTCTCCACTTATTCCAGAACCTACAAAGGAAATTAAATTTGAAGAAACGGTTCCAACTAAGGAAGAGCAAGCGGTATCCCCAACTACCTCAGAAACTCCAACTAGTGTAGAAACTACACAAGTTGAAGCTCCTTCAAATACAGATACAAGCGCAGTTGATTTGTTGAGTGGTGTATTTGGTAGTGCAACTCCAACTGAAACAGTAGAAGTAGAAGTTCCTAAAGTTGAGGAAACGCCTAAATCGACACCAAGCGCAGATACTAATCCCTTTGCAGGATTTGACACTGCTTCTTGGGAGCAAGGGTTTAAACTAGATTAAGGAGAACCGCTGAAAGATGTTTTTAAAAATTGCATTTGACACATTAGCAGAAGAAAGTCGCTTGTTGATTGATACAGTAAAGCGCTCTATGATTGACCCTAAGAGCAAGAACGTAGTTATGAAGGTTGAACCTAACGGTGCGGTATCCTTCCTTGCCCTTACAGATATTGTGGTTGCAAAAACAAGTGTAACCACTTCTGCGGTAGAGGTTACAGAATTTGAAGGGGAAGACCCAATTTACTTCCAAGTACCAGCTCTTACTTTAGAGAAGTTGATTTCAACTTATGCAGCTAGTGAACTGACCACTCCATTGAGTGTAACGTTCCACCCTCTAACAGATATTGAGGTAGCTATTACTGTTCAAGAGAGCTTGAAGTTACCCGATAAAGATGAAGAGATTCGTAACTCTTCTCTCATTGCAACAACTCCGCCGTTCTACATTTCAGATTTGTACCGTTTGGAGTATATTAGTGTTGCAGACAATGAAGAAGTTCCATTTGTAGAATTAACAGAACAACAACGTGAGGATATGATTCAAACCTTGAATGATTTAGCTCCTTACACTCCAACAACCAATGAAATCCACAATGATTTGATGTTTAATCCGACTACCAAAGCCTTGGAGTTCTACAAAGACACTTATATGCCTAGTGTTCAGAACAATATGGATTTCTTCTTAGAAGAGGGTGGTCTTCGTCCAATGAGTTTGATTGCTTTGAAAGATTTGTTGGCTAAAGGGTTGTTCTCATTCTACAAAGATGAAGAAAAACACTTCTTTGTCTTGAAACAAGATGCTACTGTAATTGGTGTCCTCTATGATGTAGATGTGGCTTACCCACCAAACTCTCTGGATCAACTTGGAGATTTACCTTGGGTATCCTTATCTCGCCCTCTTGTTGAAATGTATTTGAAACGTATTAATGCTTTAAGTGGTCTCATGTCTGCAGAGCGTATTCAAGTCATTATTTCTGATGATTTGAAGAATGTAACCTTCAAATATGGAGATTTAGACTTGACTGCCCCTATTGAACACGTGCATAAGGTAACAGAAGGTAACCAAGCGAAGTTGGAGTTAGGAGGTTTCCAATTTGGACTTTCCCCAGTTTACTTTGATTACTTGTTGTATGGTAAAGGTGAGTTTGCTGACGATATTCGCTTTGGTTTTGCTGGTGCAGGGAAGTTTGTCTTTATCAAGAGTTTTGACTCCTCTAACATTTGGTCTGTTGCTATGAGTAGTAACTAAATCTAAGTAAGTGAATAGAAAAGGAGGGTTTCCTTGGTTTCAGAAACATTCGCAAGTCGCCTCGGTGCGATTAAACAAGACTACTCCTTGAAAGAGGATAGACTTAGAAAGCGCCAAGATGACATTGCACAACTAGAAGATTTGCGCACTCTCTACTTGAATAGAGCGAAAGCCTTACAATACGTTGTTATGTTGAGCAATGATGGTACAAAAGGTTTGCGTGACTATATGGAGGGTATCATTAACCGTGCTTTGGCTTTGGTCTTTGGAGAAAACGTGTATAAGTTCTCTTTGATTTCCGACTTGAAAGCTCAGAAAGTTCACTTGAATTTATTGGAGTTCAAGAACGGTCAATGGAACGAATTAGTGATTGGTAAGCAAACAGGAGACGGTATGGGTCAGATTATTGCCTTTCTGTTCTCTGTAGTATTGACTGAGATTACCAATCACCGTATGTTGTTTGTCGTAGACGAGTTGATGGGTGGGCTTCATGAAAAAGCAGTAGAACTAGTGCAACGTTGTATTGCTGAGTTTGAAGGTCATGGAGGTCAATTCACTATGATTGAGTACACCTTTGAGGACTTTGGTAAAGAGTTGATGTTGGCTTTCGACAACAAGAAAGAGCGCACCAATATTGTGGATTCAAGAGAATATCCATTGTTACCGGAAGAAAAAGCAGTTGCAACTGAGGTTGCTTAGATATAAAGAAAGAGGATTTACCTAGCGGTATCCTCTCTTTTTCTTTGCTTGTTTTCTTTCTTTTTGCTAAACTAGAAGAATGAAGAAATGAAAGGTGGTTTGAGTCTTGGATTTGAATGAAAATAGGCTTTATAGAAACAGAGCGGACTTCAACAAAGTTGTCGTAGTCAAAGAGGTAAGTGGGAAGGAAGTAACTTTCCTCCACGCACCGCCAATAAATAGTGACATCCATTGGCTAATACCACCTCAACGTGAAACTTTGTCTTTGAGTAAGTTTAAGGCTTCATACAAACCTTTCAAGTAGCAAAACCTTTGTGGCATCAACCCTTGCCAACCAAATCGAAAATGTAACAAAGTCGTAATATGAAATTGCGACTTTCTTTGTTATAATGATTTTATATTTTGAAAGTAAAGGATTTTCCAGTATGAAAAAGAAAGTTTTATCTACTTTATTACTAAGTACAGTATTGTTAAGTCAAGGTTTAACAACCGTTCAAACAGTAAGCGCAGGAGCGTTAAACCCTCATGAAGTAGTTGATGTACCACAAGCAACTGCAACTCCAACAGGTGTATCCAATTCTGCCATTGCAGAACAAGACCAGAAAGTGGAACAATTAACTGAGAAACAAAAAGAAGCAAGTTCTCAATTCGAGAGTGTCCAAAGTAAGGTTACTGCCTTAGAGACTGAACAAGTTAATTTACAAGCTGAAACAGAACACCTAGAATCGGTGTCCAAAGACCTAGAAAAAGACATCAACAACTTGTCTAAGAACATTGTGTCTCGCCAAGAGTCTTTGGAAAAACAAGCTCGCAGTGCGCAAACCAGTGGTTCTGTTTTAGACTACGTTAATGCAGTTGTCAACTCAAATTCTATCTCTGACGCTATTTCTAAGATTACTTCTATGAATCAAATTGTTGAAGCAAGTAACAAGATGTTGGCACAACAAAAGAGTGATAAGGAAGACATTTTAGCAAAACAAGAAGAGAACAACCAAGCTATTAACACAGTCATTGCTAATAAAGAGAAGTTAGAAGATGATGCGCAAGCTCTTAATTCTCGTAAAGCGGAGTTAGAAGTAGCTAAGTTGAACTTAGAGGTTGAAAAGACCGAAGCAGAGGATAAGAAAGCTGAGTTGGTAGAGCAAAAAGCTGAAGCAGAACGTCAAGCAGCTAAAGCTTTGGAAGAAGAAAAAACTTACTTAGCTCAGAAAGAGAGTGAAAAAGCAGTAGTAACTAACTCTGCAAATACTTCATTAGCGCAAGAAGTTTCATTGGTATCCACTCCGTCTACCTCAACTACTTCAGAAGAAGTAGCTCTAAGTTCTGAACCGCAAGAGGAAGTGGCAACACCAACTCCAACACCAACACCAACAGTAACTCCTACAGTGTCTACAACAAGTCGTCCTAGATACAACACAGACGCTTCAAGTTACCCAACTGGTGAATGTACTTGGGGGGCTAAGACTTTAGCACCTTGGGCTGGAGACTATTGGGGTAATGGAGCGCAGTGGGCGACAAGCGCTGCTGCCGCAGGATTTAGAACAGGTTCAACACCTCAAGTTGGTGCGATTGCATGTTGGAACGATGGTGCTTATGGTCACGTTGCGGTTGTAACTGCGGTTGAGTCTAACACTCGTATTCAAGTTTCAGAGTCAAATTATGGTAAGAAACGTTATATTGGCAACCACCGTGGTTGGTTTAATCCAACTACAACTTCAGAAGGTTTTGTCACATATATTTATCAAAACTAAGAAACTAGTGAATTTTATCCAGTATATGAGGGTATGCTGGATTTTTTGTGGTTTTCTTTTGGATAATAAATAGAAAATCTTGAAAGTTGAGATAAAATACATGTACGAATTATTAAAAGGTTCGCAACCTTTGACCTCACAAACCCAAGGAGGGCAAGAAGGTGCACCAACTAAAGTAACAAATAAGTATGTTGAAAATTTTGAAAGGCTCTTATGTGCAGGAGCTTATAAACAGTTAAAAGAGAGAAAAGATAAGGGAATTACTGAGGGTATCATTTCCAAGTTCTCACCTAATAATGTTCGTAGAGTAGTGCTTGGGTTAGATGGTATTTACGTTCAGTTCTATGTTTCACCGGTCAATTTCAAGGCAAAGGAGCAATTTGTACCGATTACCTTTACAGAGCAGTTAGGTACAGAATTGTCAGCAGAAAGCAAGTCCACTTCGATTACTAAAGTATTGAGGGGTGATAGTCGCTCTCTCTTTGGTTCACGTGTCTTCTCAAGTGTAGAAGAGATTATTGTCTTGAGCAGTAGCCCAGAAGTTCAAGGGTATCTGCTTGATAACCACGGTCTTGATTGGTTCTTAGACCCAAGCAGAAAACAAATGGTAGAGTCTTCCTTTAAGCGATTGAGAGCAGTTGGTTTGGTGGAAGACAGTGTGACTTGTAAAGAGTTTGTAGAGAGTCATAGAGAACAAATCAATGACCCTTATGGTCTCATTTTGAGAGACACAGAATTGAACTATGTTGGTGCTTTGTTCAATGATGACTTATATTACACCCACACGGCTCTTCGTCCTCAATATTATGAGATGGATGAAGAAGGTGGCGCTTTGTGGAACTATTTCCAAGAAGTTAAGAAAGGAACACCTAAATCAACTAAAACCGTGGAAACTAAAGATATTGGAGATGGGTTCTTAAAAGACTCCGATTTAACTTTGGTTACTAACTTCTTAGGTTTAGTGCGTGTCTTTGAGGGGTATCAGTCTGAGATTTCAGCTCAATTTCCAACTTTAAAAGAGACATTAGAAGTTGGAGAACATAATAAAGCTCTAGCAAAAGAGTATGTAAACTCAATGGTTGCTTTTGTGAAAGACCATAGAGATATTACTTCTTATCCGACTCCTAAAGTGTCTATTACTTCTGACACAACTTATTTGAGAGCAGTTTCCGTAGCTAATTACCTTTTGAAGAACAAAGACAAGGTTGGGTTGAGTAAAGGTGTTGATTCAGTATTTATTGGGTATCTCACTGCGCTCACCACTTGCTTGGAGTTGGCTTTAGAAAACATTACCTTTGATTTTATGAGTTCTGAGTTTGTTTCAAGTTATAAGAGTGGTTTGGAGTTGTACTTCAGTAACTTATCTGAGGAAATGGATGAAACAGAAAAACCTTTGGAGACAGAAGACGAGGTCTCAGAAGAACAAGCGGAAGAAAATAAAACTATTGAGAAATACCAAGGTCTATACGATAAACTATTCAATTTTGGTTTTGATTTAGAGGATGTAGAATTTAAACCTTTAGCAAGAGAAATTACTTTAGAGGGTGTAGATTTTTTACCAGATAGCGTTTTAGAAACAGTAGGAGAGGTTTCACCGCTGTTTGCAGTAATCAGTTGGTTATCTACAAATTCGGTTTATTCTTTCGATACGTTCTTTAACGAAAAAGAGTTCTTCCAATTAGCTTGTTCTTTGAAAGAGTTGGATTTGTCAGATGAGGATGCAATTAAGCTAGCAAGTTTCGGTATCTTTGGTTTAGAGTCCACTTCTATTTTTGAGGGTTATAATAAGTTTATTGATAAGAACTCTAAGTTAAAAGAGCAGTTCGGAGAGTTGGATAGCTACTTCGCAAACGAAGGTAAAGGCTCAGAGTTTAAACAAATTAGACCTTCCTTTAAAGAATTTGCAGACCGTTTCGCTAATGAAGTTTCTGTGGAGTTGTTGACTGCATCTAATTACTTAGCAGTAGACGTTTTACGTTCTGCTTATGGTTTCAACGCTTGGGGTGTTCCATTGCCTAAAGTCTCTCAACTACCTAAGTTAAGCAAACTTTTGACAGATTTGGTAAATACCACAAGGGTATCCTACCGTTTCCGTCGAGACTTTGAGAAGTTTGAAAAAGAGTTTGGAGCTGATGTTATTAGTTGTTTGAACAGTAAACACTTAACCAAAGAAGGTGATTTCCTAAGTTGTACTATTGACCCTCACACTTTTGTGAGGGTGATGAGTAGTATTTTCAGTTACTACCCACCTAGTGAAGTAAGAGATATTAGTGGGGTGTTCCAAAAAGCTTTAGAATTAGTAGAGAAGAAAGAAGGTGAAGTGAGTGAGTAAAATACAAGATCAGATGGAGAAAATCTCAAACCAACTCGGTTTAGGACTAGACAATCAGCAGATTGTAGATGTAGTCTATAGTTCAGTTGAAGAACTAGTAGAAAACGGACTTGAGGGTTCAGATGAAGTTGTTTATTTCTATGCTACTTGTATGTTAGCTTGTGCCTTCGGTCAACTTTCTTTAGATAGAAAAGCAAGTGGGTTTACCTTTGGTTTTAGTGACTTAAAACCAATTTACACTCAGTTAGAGTCAGAGTTAGCAGTTCATTCTGTTGAAAACCAACTAAAAAATCAGTTAGCGGTATCCGACTTGCGCTCTAATTCTCTGAAAGAATTGAAAGCAGAACAATTAGAGCACTTCTTAATTGATGATATTGCGACTGTTTCAAAGGCTTTAGACTTAGAGTTTGACCCTACTTCGGTATCCTCAGAAGTCAAAGAGTCTTTGGTTTCGGTTGAAGATGAGACTTTTGCAAGAAAAATTAAGGCTTTAAAATCTTCAAGTAAATTGAACGCTGATGTGGTTTCTTTGGTAGACTCTTTGCTTGATATTTATGATTTTGCTTTTGAAGCGGGTTATGAGTTAGATAAATACGAAGGAGTTGTAGTAGGTTTACCTGACTTACCTATGGTGATTATCCAAGGAGAACAAGCAGTTCAACCGAACTACACAGCATCTTACTATGCAGGAGAAGCTATGTTTTCTCCTCTTCGTTCTATTCCTGTAAACACTTCAAGACAAGCAGACTTAAAAGAAATTGTAGAATCTAGCAAACCGATTTATTACCCTTACAAGATGTTGGAGTTTGCGTTAAGTCGTAAAGTAACGGTTCAAAAAGATGATTTGAACTTTCCATCGGTTCCAATGAAGTGGAAAGGTTCAGATGGTCAACGTGAAGCGATTAAAGACTACTTAACTAAGAGAGCTTGGGAGTATTTGGTATTGGTGTGTGATACTTACCAAGATGGGTATTTTTGGTCTGATAAGGTTGCTTACTTTGGTAAAGGTGCAACAAGACCGATTACTCCAACCGACAACCAAGTATTTAAAGATTATCTAGCTAAGTTCAAAGCTACTTTCTCTACATTTTCTATCTTGAAAAACCATGTAGGAATGATGGAAGACGAGAAGTGGGCTTCTGCTGAGTGGGTGGTATCT